CTTATAATCCTCCTAAACAATTAATATATTGTTTAACATTGCCATTATCATATGTCTTTGTAATCAATACGGCAGACACTGTTTGTCCTATTCTTCCATGATATTTACGATATGTACTTTCATCACTAAGTGAATATTCCACTCCGTTATAGTCTACCGTAATTTCATACTCGGCATAATCTGTCCGAAATTGTGGAACATGATTAATTATACCTATGAAACGAGTTTCTTTCGGTTTATAGTATTCATTAACAATTTTGACTTTTACACTTTCTTCTTTCTTATCAATACATTTAGCGCAACCAGTCAACATAAATGCACTGATAAGCAGAAGAATTAATATAGTAGTTACCTTTTTCATTTTGATTCCTCCTGCAGTTCCTTTCTTGCTTTCATAAGAATTTATATGTAACTCCTACTGTCCTTTATGTCTTGACATATCGACTGTTGTTTTAAAATATTTACCAATTGTTGCAATTGTTGCACAAATAACAGGGATCATTGGTTTCGTAAATCTAGTTGTATTAAATATGATATTTAATCCATTAACCAATGCGTCCCCTACAAAAAATTTCAGTATACATCCACCTATGTAAGCAAACATAAATGATAATGCCGGACTAATAACAAGAGTGAAAATCGCAAGGATGATTACTGTAAACGCACCTATTCCTTCTAATGTATTATCTTTTCTGTTCATTTAATTCCTCCGAATCTTTTTCATATTCAACTACAATTACATGTAATCCATATCTTCTTGCAGTATCAATCATATTTTTTGTACCTCGCGATTCACCATCCCAAAATGCGATCAACGTACCAGAGCCTGATTCTGATGCAAATTTTGCCATTTCATTATTACGTCTAGGGCCAGCAGACTTTCCATAAACTCCCCATAACGCTTGAAATCTTATAACGGAGTAACCATTATCAAACGCATAACATTCACCAAGCCTATCTGCACCTTTTGCACCACCACTGATAACTCTAATTTGCTGAGTGTTATTAACTTGATTCTCTTCGATATAATCTGACACAGTTTTCTTAAGCAAACGATAATCATCAAAATCTCGTGAACCGGCTATAATAATATTCATCGCCTCGCTCATTCATCCAGCCTCCATAATTCCACATCATAATCTTTAAGTTCCTCTTCAATGATTTTATAAACCATTTCCCAGTCTGCTCCCCCTCTTCCACAACCAATCTTATACGGAAGTGCTACTGAAGTTCTACAAAGATCTTTTCCTTCTAGTCCATTTTTTTCACGCCATACTCCAAAATGTTGCGAAATATATCTTAAACCATATCTAAAAGCTTCAAGATCTGTATACTGTTTACCATCATATCCATATTTATTTTGTGCGAATAAAGACAATACAATTTGACCTCTATCTTTCAATAAATATGCATCACACGTTCCGAGTAGTTCTTCCGACTCGAACTTACAAAACTCACAAAACTTTCTATAGTGTTTATAAATGCCTTCATCATAATCTCTTAATGCTTTAGCGACTCCAGTGTTCATTTCTCCTTGGCAGTTAACCTGATGAATTATAAAATCTGTCTTTGCATTAACGATATTACCTTCAATAATTTTAATCATAAATCTTTTCCTATAAATCCTGAAATGTAAACTTCTCGCCACAGGAGCAAATCACTTCTCCAATAGTTCCGATTGATGTTGGTGTAAAGCACCATGTAAGAGAGCCGCCTATGCAACCATGTCCCATTGCTCTCTGTTCCATAGTTTTCAAACCATGTTTCTCAGCATCATGTTTTAATTCCCACTCTCTGATTTTCTCTTGTTCTTTTTCTGAAATTGGAAATCCTCTATACAGATCCTCTTTCGCTTTTTTCAGTTCTGCTTCCATTCTCTGCATTTCAGAATCTTTATAATGCTCATCTTTGAGCTTCTTGTTTTCTTCTTCTAAGTATTTAATTCGTTTTTCATAAGTATCTGCTTTATCAACAATCCCCTGACAAAGATCTGAAACTGAATCCGTAAAATATGTACTACTCATTTTTATACCTCCTTCATTAAATATTTCACTGGAACCCTTTTAGTCAGCCAAACTCCATTTTTAGATAAGTAAAATTTGTATCCATCTTTGTACATCTGTTCACTATTGATAGAATAAACAACTTCTTTACCATGTCTCTTGCCGACAGCTTTGGCGGTTTCAACATCTTTTGACAAATGAACATATAAACGACTTTTAGGAATCAGTCCATTCTGATCAATAGACGCTATATATTTCTCGCCAGTTCCATGATAAAGAATTTTAGGTGGCTCTTTCTCTTCCAGTTCTACATCTACCGGAATTGAATGTCCCTGATTCGCTCTGATCAATGTCTTGTCATCATTGAAAGAATATCGCTGCTTATTGTCAGTCCGTACAATTTCCTCTAAAAATTCTTTGTTGAATCCGGGATTGTTTTTAGCGATACCCTGAATCAGTTCTTCTACATTCGCCCAACCATGTTCATCTATAGTAATACCAATAACTTCAGGCTTATGTCTTAATATAAGACTTATATATCTACTAATACTTTGTAAATTCATTCTCTTTACTCCTCTTTACTCCATAAATGATGAAACGTGTACAGTTACAAAATCACTATGTGCACGAATATAATCCAAAGTTTTTACTGTATCCTCTACAATTGCAATCTGAGACGGCTTAAGCCCAAGCTTTTGTTGCAGCGTCTGAAGCACAGTAAGTTTTTCTGTCTTTTCTAAAGTAAAATAGATATTATCATCCGGAAGGCCGTAATTATCTTTGATAAAAGCTCTTTTGCCGGGGATCTCACTGAAAGGACTCTTTGAACAAGCATATACTTTGTCAATACCTTTCTTTTGAATGAACTCTTGCATTAATTTAATCGGACGCACATCTTTATACGGATTCTCACTGGAAGCTACAAGTCTATCCCATTCATCATCAGTCATACTATGACTTAATTCAGAGAACTCATACGGAGCAAGTACTCCATCTACATCCATTACTACAATCACATCATCTTTTAATAAATAATCTGTAATTTTACTCATCTTTGTTTCCTCCGTTTAATCTTTCTCTAATGTCTTCAAATGTTTCTTTATTGCAAGCTTTCCCATCTACAAATACGGTACTTAACGCTCCGTCACGAAATACATCATTATACCCGTCTTCACACTGTAATTCTCCATTGTCATCGTAATATATACAACAACACCCTTTATGAGATTTTTTCAAATGACTCGTATCGGTTTTTGGATCTTTATAGATCATAATTGGCTCGCCATTGACAATTCCATAGGTGGCTTTCATAGCAATACCAAACATATCTCTGGTTACAACAACCATATGTCCATCGGGTTCTATAACTGCTGAGAAGCAAAATGCTCCGACTCCGAATACGATATTGTTTGCAGCAAATCCTTTTTTCTTCAGTTTTTCCCATACCTGCTTTACATTATTAAGAGTACATCCGTCCCCATAAATAATTCCAATGTGCGGATCAAGCACTTTATATCCCTTGCTATTTACTGTTCCGCCGAATGTATTCCAAAGCTTTTCAATTGTCTCTACAGCAATTTCTACCATATCTCCGGAATCTGGACGAACCAGAAGTTTACCATTATGCTGCATGATTTCTTTTTTACAAGCCGGAAGAATATTATCAATCATATTCCAGTAATCATAAGTGTCAGATACCATACTGAAAGATGCATTAGGATATAGTTCCGTAAGTAGTCTTTTTACAAATGTGATTTCATCACCGTCTACTGCATAATTTGAAGCCATAACTGAATGTTCTGTTGATACAGCACCAATTCCGATTCTTTTAGTCCAACAGCAAGCATCATAATACGTATCTATATAATCAATGGCCGGAATTGTACTTGTCTTATCAAATGATAATAACCAAGCAGATGAACATCTTACTGCCTCTTCCATACAAGACATTCCTCTCATACCAAAGTCTGAGCAGGCCATTTCAGGTCTTAAAAAGTCATCACAGGTCATTTTATAGTAGTCGTTTGCAAGTTCTCTATACATATGACCAATTGTTGCATGAGCACATGGTTTCCAGAGTTCAACCTGCAGGATACATTCTATCCACTGTACTACCCAAGCAAAATCTGGATGTGTGTTTGTAATTTCGATGCATGGGATGCCCATTGGTACTAATGTTCCCTCCGGAATAGCACGTATCTGAATTGGAAGATAACCTAATTTATGAAGTTTCATAATAGGCTCTAGGTCATAACTATTTCCTAACTGTATATCAATACTGTATTTATATGTATGCTCAACTTCTACTGCTGTTAATTCAAAAAAGTTTTTATTAAAATAATCAATCAGATATTCTTCAATAAATGCCTGTAGACCAAAGAATACCATTTTGTTCTGATTCTTAAGCATTGATCGTCGTGGAGTCCAGTAGGAAACAAGTTTTGTTAATCCTTTTGGATAGATTTTATTATGAATTTGTTTATATGTATCTGAAAGTAAAATTGCTAAAGTATTATTCATAACTCCTCCTTAATCATTCGCTTCTTTTACAAGCTCGTCCACATTGTCTTTCAAATATTGACTGACTTTAATATAACCATCTGTATTATTCTTCTCTGCAAATCCTCTGAATTTTACTCTGGCAGGATAAGCATTTGAAACTGATCCGTCTTCTTCGATATCTACACAAATCGCCCATCCGAATGTATGTAAAATCATATTAATCCACCAGAGAAATCCGTTATTCTTAAATTCTTCCCATGATTTCTTTTCTACCATTTGAATTTTCTTATACTTATCACATGTACTATTCGGACTGCAATAACATCTATCATGTTTATGTACACACGTTTCGCAAATCTGTGCTTTCATATACTATTTCTCCATTCCTCTTGCATTCTTTCATATTTCACATTGATTCTCCGAAAAAAGATTGCTTTTTTGCATGTATTATTCTTCAAATTCTTTCTGTGCCACAACTCTACAACCATAAAGTCCTAACAAATCATGTAAATCAAACTCTTCAATATCGTTCTCATCAGCAATCTTATCGCTATGCACAAGAATTTCATCATCCATCTCGGCAGCATGAATTGTCTGTCTAATAATACTTAACATAGTTTCAACTGCATACTCATAACCTTTAAGATTATCTTCATTCATATCACTCGTAATAGTGTCTTTCATTTTATTCATCTGTTCCTCTAAAAACTTTGGAACATTACAAACTGTAAACATCATTTCTTCATTCATCCTCTACTGGTTCATATTTTTTAAACAATCTACCCATTGTCAAATGATTAAATTTACCCAAATCCATTGCACAAGCAACAACATTATGAGGTGTAGAAGCCCCAATAAATTCACATAAATATTCTGTTAATGATGAATATTCAATATCTGTTGATATTTCTTCATCCCCAGGTTTTCTAATCCATCCAATCATTTTCTTATGATTAATTGTTATTTCTCCTTTATCAAGTGAATATAATACACTACCATTGCTACTTCTCCACCAAGCATCTTCACCTGCGAATTTAACAAATTCTTCTTCTGACATATCTGAGATCCTATTAAATGTTTCATCATACATTAACCAAACTTCATATCTATTACTCTTGTATGTGCATATCGCTCCACATTCTTTTTGGTAATCTAATAAATCTAATAATACAAAAAAGAATTGTTCAAGATTATTTCCTAAAATTTCTTTCATTTTCTCACCACCCTAAAGGAATAATAATTTGTTTCATAATATTCCTCCTTATCTAAACCTCTCAACCAGTTCAATCTTAGGACTTTCCAGATTTGTCAAGATCGTATCTGTCGTATAAATCTTCTCAATCAGTCCATTGTTTTTCAGAAGCTCTCCTTCATAAATAGTGTTTTCACAATGAGTTACATAAAGATAAATCTTACCTACACCGGCCTCTTTCAGCTTTTTAGCACTATAATAAAAAGTACCACCTTTGCTGCAGATATCATCTACAATCAGGATGTCTTTACCTGGTAGCTGATCAATTTCACCTGATAAATCTAAGCCTTTAATCTCTCCGGTCTCCCAATCTCTATTCTTAATACCGAAAGCATATGGAAGATGTACTGCTGAAGAATATCGCTTCATGGATCCCGCATCCGGATAAAACATCATAAGGTTATTACTCGCAATCTTCTTAACAGCATCCTCAATCATTCGATTCGGGGATTCTACATGTACTTTATTAAATAATGCGGCAGATACATCAGAATGCGGATCTAAAACTTCTACTCTTCCAAAATGTAATGAATTAATAGTCTGAGCAAAATATTTTAAAGTAAATAATTCGTTCTCATGCTTGACTCGATCCATACGTGCATCTGGGATATAAGGCATATATAAATTAGGCACTACTCTATGATCCCAACAATATCTAGTAATATATTCAACTGCTGTTAACTCTTCCATTGATTCAAAGAACCATTCAATATTATCTCTGCACCATCCTCCAATAGGAGGAATATCCTTAAATAAGAATGTTCCATCCGGATATTTATCAAGTTTGATTTCTACGCCGTTTAATTTAATCATTTAGTTCACCTCAAAATAAAAATATTTTACTTCCCAATCGTCTTTAAATGTATCACGAACAGATAAAGCTATCTTTCCACATTCATTCATATGAGTCATAGCCAATGTCTTCCGACATGGGATTCCAGAGGTTTTTATGTCTGCTTGACATCTTTCATGTAATTCTTCCACATTTAACTTCCCATATCTTAAAGTATCCTGATGTGGATTTGGAACATTAGTTAAATCTTTTATGTCAGGATTAATTTCTTCCTTATTACATTCAGTTGGGAACGCACCGGCTCCATGCCGTGTCATATAGGTACGAGTCACATAACAGGCTTCTATATTGATTTCATCAGTCCAATTTACAGACTTTATAATTCTTGCAGGATTTTTAATACCAGTGTTGGATGGAGTAAGATGCGGATAATATTCAGTATTATTTTGATCTAAAAGAAGCCCCTGCCCATTTTCAAATACTATGGTATCGTATCCATTAAGTAATTGATCATTACTTACAAAATGTACATGTGACATCATAAAATCAAGATCTTTATAGTAATGATCTCGAAGCCCAGGATTTTTTACGGGATGAAATAATTCTTCTTCCTGTTCAGATAATGTAATTCCCATATGTCTAAACATATCCATATAATATGACCATGACAATGAATATGAATTAATATGTTTTTTATAGCGTTGAATTGTATTATAAATCCCCATTCCACAGCTTCCGTGTTTATTGTTACCACGACTTCGTTCAATAATTTGATTTGCCATCATATCAAAAGGATTTGTAATCATACATTTTTCATGAACATACACATGAGGTTCCCATCCTAATTTCTTTAACTCTTCCCATTCTTCCTTGAATACCAGAGGATTTAAAATAAAATCCTCCGGTAAATATGTATCTGCTCCATTTAATGTTCCAGAGCCGAAATGATGAAAGACATGCCGGGTTCCATCTGATTTTAATACTGTATGTCCTCTCTGAGCGCCGCCATTTGAACACACAACGATACAGTTATCTGCATTTTTAGTATAATAATCTGTTAATTTACCCTTGCCCTCGTCACCAAAGTTTGCTCCGATGACAATTTTTATATCTTTCATAAGTTATTCTCCTTACCAAACAATAGCTCCTGATTCATCTGTCTCTGCAGAAATTACAGTGGATGAGACTACTACAGGTTCATTATTTTCTGCAGCCGCAACTACAATCTTTACAATTTCATCTGCAATATCATCAAGACGATTAATGGTCCTAAAATGATTATCATCAAGATACTCTGAAAAAGACTCAACTATTCCTCTCTGGTCATATCCATCACGATGATTTACATTAATGTGATAAATATCAAATTTCTCAGATGTTTCCATATATAAATCTTTAGTTTCTACATCGGCCTGAAGCGTATCGCCAGTTGTAATTCCTAATCCAGAGCGTCGTCCTGATACTGGTAAGTACGGATTAAGACGTTCGTCCCCAATTGTGATAATTACGCCTTTTTTACCCCTATTCCAACAATCAAGTTTTGTATGACGAGATCCAAAATACCAAGCAGCAGTATATGACTCGAAACAATTACCTCCGCCGCCAAATTCAAAATAGATTTTATCAAGCTGCTCCGCAATTCTAATATCGGATTCAAATTGTGATGCCTGAATTGGATAATTATCATATGCTAAATCACCAATACCCATAATCATAAATTCTACATCTTTAATCTGACCATATAATTTTGTCATGATTTCATTAAGTCTTTTTGCAATTTCTACTGCGGTCTGTCCCATAGATCCTGTGACATCCAAAGCTAAAATGACTGGTAAAGTATTCGGATGCTCTTCATTATCACAACATTCTCTAATAACACCTTTAGGATCGAGTGCTGCATCAATATTTTTTGCTTTAAACATTTCCTGATTAGAATAACTTCCTGTAACTACTCCTCGTGAATCAGTGCCATATCCTTTTGATGTTGAATAACTTACAAAACTTCTAGTATCCCAACTTCCGCTTCCCATAATTATTCATCCTCCTCTAAATCATCTTCACTATCTTCTGTGTCTGTATCATCCATGCTAAAATCAAACATACCGTCAAATACATCCCCCATACCACCATTCATCATCATAAATGGCATCATAGCGTTCATTGGATTACTGTCTGTTCCAGTTCCGGTACCGGCCGCTCCATTCATCATCTGAGACATCATCATGTATTTAAAGATTTTATTTGCACTATTCTTATCTTTTCCAAGATTACTTCCGAACATAGATACAATTTTCCCATAGAAATAAGTATTGCCCATAAATACATGGCGCTCCGGCAGAATTGTTTCAACTGTAGAATCTTCATAATTGATTACAGTGATCTTTGTTTTATCTGCTTCGATGACGCACTTAGGTTTGCCATTTACAAGGATGATGTCTCCTTTAGCCACCTTATTTGTTGGAATGACGAAGAAAAAGTTTTCATCTACTCCAGGAAATACAAAATTACCGCAGTTTGTGAGCTTTCCGGATTTAACATTGTAACTCTTATATCCATTGGAAGTTTTTACTGCAATATTACCGCTCATGGATAACTTACACATTCCACTACCAATTTTCCCAAACATTCCATTCATAAAATTATTCATCATTTTAATTCCCTCCATTGTTTAATTTAATTTCTATTGATTACATTAATCTGGCAGCTTTCCATTACATCAAGAGCCGCTTTATGCTTTTCCGGTGTTGATCCTGCGCAGCATGATGCATCCACTGTGATTTTTGCCTCTGGATAATAAGTTTTAATCAAAAGAGCGTTCGTAATAACACAAATGTCTGTGCATACTCCAATAATTTCAATATCTAATAAAGAAGAATCATATGCGATACCAAATGTTTCTTCCCAATCCCAGTCATCAAATCCAAAAGTAGATTTACAACATACCATAAAACTATCGAGATTTTTATAATCAAGTTCATCAACAATTTCCCAACCTTTAGTACCATACATACAATGTTCAGGAAGTTTTCTGCCCTCTGAAGTATCTGCGTAATCTGAATGATGAGTATCCTTTGTAAGAATTACATAGTTCTTATTATTCTTATATTCATCAAATTTCTTTTTCACATTTGGTACAATAGCTTGTGCTTCCGGTGTTCCAAGAACTCCTGTCACAAAATCATTCTGCACATCAATTACAATCAGAACTTTCTTCTTCTCTTTTTCCATTTTTATTCTCCCATTCTTTAATTTGCTGTGCTCCATCTTCAACTTGCTGCTTATCATGTCTTGAATAATTATCTGCTGGACCATAAGCACCTTTATGTCGATATGAAGCATGTCCTTTACGAGTATTAGTTTTTACTGCAGTACCACCTCGACCAAGCAAACCATTATGACCTTTTGCTAATATACCAGATTTAAATTCAGGTTCATCAATCCATTCTCCAAGATATCTTCCGGAATATTTTTGGCCCTTAATTAATCTGCGTCTCTTTTTAATACTTTTTAACCTTTGTTCTCTCAAATATCCTCTTTTACGTTCCGGCATTACTATTCCTCCAGTCTATACAAAATAATTGGTCCACCTTCAATATAGAACGTCGCATTGTAATCTATAAATTCTCTAGCCTCATCTTCTGTCATATCCTCATGGTTAACTAAAGATTCAATCATTTTTTCGTAATCATATATTGCTCTATCATCAGAAGAAATACCAAGAAATGCATCTTCATAAGATGGATTTGTAAAAAATATCGTCCCCTCGTATCCGGCCTCTAATAACAACCGTTCTGTTTTTGATGCTTGATCTTCATATATATTATCTGATGTAAGTTCTGACATATCTACCATTATGCGATCCTCACAATCTGTTCATATATAACTATATCTTTTATTGTTATTGCTTTATTGTCGTGGTAATGCCCACACAACCAACGCTTATAATCAACATTGCGCCTTATTTCTTCCAGATAATTTGTTAACTTATCCGGCTTATATAGTCCATGTGATAATAATGCTGCTGTAGAAGAAGCTGTACAATGTGTTAAGATAAAATCTACCTTATTATTATGTTCTGCCAGATTCTTTATACCCTCATCCATCTCTTCTTGATTTGGCATTTCTCGTTCCCACCATGAAATATGATTGATTCGGTACATTTTATCTGGATCATCTCTCCATTCCTTTACTCTTGGATCGTCAATCTCTAATACTCCATCTGAAATATCATGACTGGCAGCCCCTCCAAAGGTAAAGAATTTTAATCCGTCTATATCAAATACCTGTCCTCTCATAAGATGAATTATCGATGGTTTAATAAAATGCACCTTACCACCATGCCATTCTTCTACCGGATAAGAATCTAATATATCGTAATTCTCATGATTTCCGTCAATAAAGAGTGTTGTGAAATGCTTCTCTTCAAGCCAATTCAGATACCACCTTTGCTGCGGTGAATCTCTCCATATCCCAAAATCTCCAAGAATTATCACATAATCGTCCTTCGACATCTCACGCTGTTCGGGGAAAGAATCCATATTAACTCTATGGATCCAATCCCCATGCGTATCTCCGGTTACCCAGATTATTGGCATAACCCCCAAATGAAGTAGTTAACGCTTAACATAAGTAATGATATTGCAGAAGGCCAATAACCATCCGGAACAACATTATTCATAACAACGCTCATGCATATCACACTGATAATGAAAAACACAATATTTTTTAATATCGTTTTAATCATTATTTCGTTAACTCCTTATACTGATCAAGCAAGGCCGCCAGTTCTGGATTCTCAGTCGCATACATTTCATATTTCTTTGTTACATCCATCTGTTTGATAACGGCATCCATATCTTTTTTAAGCTTCTCAGCTTTCTTTCTATTTTCAACACGCTGGTCATATGCAGATGTATCAACTCTACAGATAATTTCAGCAGTAATATTTTTATTATATTTTACTTCTGCTTCCGGTACTGTTAAAATTTCTTTAATTGTCAGAACATCTTTGTTACAACCACTTACTAAAACCTGGTCTCCGGCTTTATATGTATTGCCATCGTCAAAGACTGCATAATAATAGTCTTTCTTACAACAACAAGTTACTTCTTCAATTACTGCTACTGCATAATATCCTGTTAATTTTGCCATTTGTCCATTCTCCTCTTCTAATTTAATTATATTTAACAAATAACCTTCATACGTTTTAAACTTAACCATATCTGCTTACTTCCCAAATACTGATTTAAGTAATAAGAATACAAGCCAAATTCCTGTAGCAATCAACCAGCTGAAAGCGACCCCGAAACATAATGTGATCAATTTTATAATTACACATGTTACGATCCAACTTAAAGCTAATGCCAATAATGACACAATAATAAGTAAAATTCCCGTCATATTATTCTCCTTTTACAGTTGCCGTTCCTGATGTTAAGTCTCCTGCGTCAACAATTGTTGCTGCATTTCCACCTTGCACCTTCGGCACATCACCATTCCATTTATCAATTTTCTGTTTCTCAATAAGCTCTGGAGTAAGAGACTCAGCAATTTTCTTATTTGCTTCTGCTTCAGCATCCGCTTTAATTCTTGTTGCTTCCGCTTTACCTTCAGCAGTGATCTTCGCCTGTTCAGCCTCAATAGCGGCCTTTTCTTTATCCTGTTCTGCTGCAATAAGAGCAACTTCTTTATCTTTATCTGCCTGTACCTTTGCAGTCTTAGCTTCAATATTTGCAAGTTCCAGTTCCTGCTGTGCATTTACTTTCTTCTGAATAGCTGCCTGAGTTTCATCATCGGTTGAAATCGAAGTAAAGTTTACAGTATCAATGATAATTCCATATGGCTCAAATTTCTTTTTTAAGTATTTGTCAAGTGCTTCATTCAGTTCCTGGCGTTTATCACCAAATACATCTGTTACCGGATACTTAGCAGTTACTTCCTGTGTCCACGCTTTCATCTTTGGTTTAATGAAAGTATTTTTTACACTTTCACCGGACTGACCTTTAAATCTTGTAAATACATCAGCAACTTGATCCTGATCGAACTTATAAGAGAATTCCAAATCAACAAGAAGCTGTTTTCCATCAGCAGTAGGTGTTTTAAAACTCTCATCTTTTGGTGAATCACCTTTATCTTCTGAAGTCAGATAAGACTGTTCAATACCAATTGAATACAGTGATGTTTTTACTGTAGGTGAAATCAAATGCCATCCCTGTGGAAGAGTATCATTTGAAATTCCGCCGTTCATCTTGTATTCTACAGCTACATAACCAGCAGGAACTCTTACCGTACACTTTGCTACACAAATTAATCCTGCTACAATTATTACTGCTAATCCAACCCCACCTAAAAATCCTTTTCTCATTACTCATTCTCCTTATCTTTTTCTTTATTTTCTTCTCTATTTATTTCATCTGCTGCATCTTTCCAGATCCTATGTAAGAATCTACCAAATGGATAAAACAATGCAGATAATAGAAACCATAAAATTACTGCTCCAACTAATACTAAAAATATAAATACCGGATTCATATAATTCTCCTTACTACGGTATGCGTGTTCTTACGCATACCGTATAATTAAATTATCATTTATTATTCTGCTGAGTCTGACCGTTCAGAATTTTAACTCCACCGGTAGATTCTACAGTCTTAGCAGCAAGTTCTCTCATCTGAGCATATGCATCGTCAAGTTTCTGCTGTAATTCAACTTTTTCTGCTCTCGCATTAGCCAGATCCTCTGCAAGTCTTTCATTTTTATCTTCCAGAAGCTGTTTCTGATATTCAGCATCTTTCTTAAGTGCTCTGACCTCAAACGCATTTGATTTATCAGCATCGGCTTTACCTTTTTTAATACCTTCCTCTGTTGCTGCTGCAATCAATGTCGGAATCTCTTCTACTTTTGCTTCTAATTCCTTTACATGATCAGATTTTGCATTCAGTTCTGTTTCTTTCTCAAGAGCCGCTGTTTCTCTAAGTTCCAAAATCTTTTCTCTAGCAGCTTTCTCATCTTCCCACTTATCATTTTCAGCTTTACGACTACGTTTCAGATTATAGGTATATTCATCTTCCTCACGGCTACGAGTTAATTTAATTTCATTTTCTCTTGCTTTAGCTTCTGCATTGATAGAATCAATAATTTCCTGTTTCTGCTGCTTCAGTGCCTCAATTTCAGCTTTCAGTGTATCTTTTTTCTCACCCAATTCAGCTTCAATCTCTGCTTCTTTCGCTGCCTGAGTCTCTTTTAACTCTTCATTTTTCTCTTTATAAGCATTGATCATAGCTGCCATAGCATTTGCTTTTGTCTCAATGCCATATAATTCATCTAACTCAAGCTGTTTAATTTCAATAGCTTCTGTAAGATCATTGTATTTCTTGATAATCTCTGGATTAAAGATATCCTCTTTTGCTGTTGCATCTGCAGATTCGATAACTTCTACCTTTTTAGCCTTCGCTGCTTCTTTTGCAGGATCATCAATCATTCGGTCTCTTGTATCAAGTTTCTCCACTGCTGCCTTATACGCTTCCATAATTTCTGCCTTTGTTGATTTCATTGTAATTTCTGCCATGTTTTTAGTTCTCCTTTTTCTCCGTATTTTGTTTAATTAAATTTTTATATCAAAGCTTTAATAGCTTATCAATCATTATTAATGCCATCTTTATACAGAACGATCTTTTTCTCTTCGAGTGATCTCTGCACATCAATTACTCTTTGATTAGTTGATCCAGCCCAATGATAATTTACATCTGCCAAATCTTTCTGAAACATACCGTCTACAATTACATTTGTATTTAACAAAATATCTGTTAAAATAGGAAATGCTTCTTCTATAATTTCATTCCAAGTGTATCCAGTATAAATCCAAATAGATTTAGAATTACCATATCTTGATTTAATTTTACTTATTAAATTACAAACTTCAACTCTGTTGTTTTCATTTAACGGATCTCCTCCAGAAAAAGTAATTCCAGAAATATAATCATTATCAAGCTGTTCAAAAATCTCTTCTATTGCTGTATTATCAAATGGAATTCCAGATTTGGTGTCCCATGTTTCCGGGTTTTGACAGCCATTGCAATAATGATCACAACCGGAAACAAAAAGCGTGACTCTTAATCCTGGTCCATTGTTCATGTCATCATGTTTAATATCGTGATAATTCATTACATTGATTTCCTCTCTGCGATTTCAACCATCTTCGCTTTATTTAATCGTGTATCTCCATGGACTCTACTATAAGACAAATATCCATTCATACGGTCAATCTTTGTCAGATTCTTGGAACCACAGACCGGACACACGTCCATTTCAAGTTCCTCATGCCCACAGTCATCACAATAGGCAAGTGAAAGATTTACACCTTCATAATATCCCAGAGACATGGCTCTTCTAACTAATGTAACTACGGCCTCACGATTATAATTGATTGGATACCGAACATATTGAATTTTGCCTCCATTAAACAGATCCCAGAATCTATTTTCTAAATCCTGCTTCTGAATCGGTGTAATATCTTCCCACACTCCACAGTGGAAACTGTTGCTCACATATTCTCTGTCAGAAACCCCTTTCACAATGCCATACATTTTACGGAATTGTTCTACCTGAAGCCCGCAAAGGCTCTCGGCTGGAGTTCCATAAATCGCATATAATAATCCATCCTCATGTTTAAATTGAGTAATCTTTTTATTAATGTATTTCATTACATCTACAGCAAACTTACCATCCTCAACTAATGACTTCTTATTATAAAGTTCCTGCAATTCATTCAAAGCAGTAATTCCAAATGATAAAGTCATAGGTTTAAGAATTGAACGTATTTTTTCATCTGGTTTTAAATAACCATTAAGGAAACCACCTTCACAGTATGCCAATGGATTCGTACTAGCTTTCATTTCACCAATATAGTCATATGTTCTCTTATGAATGCTACGTATCATCTCAAGATAATAATCCAATACTTCATAGAAATCTCTACTTTCACGCTGCGCTTTTGCCAAAATCATTGGAAGATGAAGGCTTACAACACCAAGATTGAAACGTCCTTCAAAAATTGCTTTATCGTTCTCATCCTCCGGTTCTATTCCACCTTTTTCATACCAAGGGCTTAAGAATGCACGACATCCCATTGGACTAACAACCGTACCATATTTTTTGTACATACTTGGTACATATCCTTCACCTGTTAAAGATAACCAGTCTGGATACATTGTCTTCATACTACATTCAATACCTGCATTAAATACATCTTCATTAACCTTTCCTGGTCCATGTAACTTCTCATCATATAAAAATACCAATTTGGGGAATAACACAGGTTTCTTATTACCGGCTTTACCTTGGCCTTCTTTATGAACATTTAAGAATGTAATAGAAGCCATTTTACCAAATTTTGTGGTTGAGAGACCGAATGTCATTGTTACAAATGGATAATCACCTCTTGATGATCCTACAGTATTTAACTTATATTCAATTCCCTGCCAGCCCTGTTCAAAATCACGTTTTACTTTATTTGTTGCATATTCACAAGCTTTTTCTTCAATCAAATGTTCTGATGTTGAAAAAGCATCAACATAAACACCATCAATATCGGAATCAAAAACTTCAAAAAATTCTTTATAATATTTCTGATAACTTTTTTCTGCATATGGTTCCAAAATCTTGTCTACTTCCGGTACTGTGAATCCGCCATACTGCTGTGCAGCAGTGCTCAGGATAATATCACCCATAACATCAAACGCAGTATCCAGTGTCTTAGGCTCATTGTACCATACATTTCCCATCTCAAATCCGCCGCTGAGTACAGATGCCACATCAAAGAGACAGCAGTTCATGGTATCCAGACGTGCAGACTGGTCATGAATATAAATATAACCATCTTTACATGCCTGAAGTTCATTACGATTCATAAAAAATTTACGATAAAGCTCTTTGTTCAGTTCATTAAAGATCAGGCTTCGCTTTGTAGCTACAAGCGCACTGTCTGTATTGGCATTACTCTTATCACCAATATAACGGATTGCCTGACTCTTGGTGAAAACGTCATCCATCATATGAACAAATTCTTTCTTATAATTACGATAATCTTTATAAGACTTTGCAATCTTTGGATTAAATTCATCCAATGCGGATTCTACTGCATTATGTAATTCTTCTACTGTACATGTGGTATTTTCATCTATGTCATCAGCAATAAGCTCGTCCCAAACAAGATCTATGATTCTTTTATAATCATCATTTGTTAACTCGACCATTACTCGTGATGCTGACTTATTTACGGCATCAACAATTTTCTGATCGTTAAAAGGTTCAACTGTTAAATCCTTTTTAACTACATTCATAACGATTTCTCCTTTTCCATTTCACTCTTAAGTAAGTCACATAATGCTTCTGCAGCTTTCGAAAAGCTCATATCATTCACAAACAAGTGGTCATACCCTTCAGCTTCTTCATATTTAGTGAATTGTTCATCTTCACTGTTATATCTGGAGTAAAATTCTTCTTCTGATCCATCTCTTTTAAGGAACCTGTCTTTTGCTAATTCAAATGGTGAAGAAAAATAAATCTCGATAAATTTAAATTCATCTTTGCAATGTTCTTTCAAATACTTTGCTCCGTTCGGATCAATTACATAAATATCTGAATTCACAATTTCATTATATGTAGTGCCATATTTAATTCCGTTGATTTCAGTATACGCTACAAAGCCTTCTTTAAATTTAATTTCATCGAATTCACTCTCAGATACAAAGTAATGATCTTCATATCCTGTTATTTCATCTTTGCGCGGCAGTCTTGTTGTAATGCTTTTTACCTGTCGAAGTCCTAATGTCTCGCATATATATCTTGCAAGTGATGATTTACCAGAAGCGGTTCTTCCAATAAATAAAAATACTAACTTCTTATGCATTATTTGTTTCATTCCTTTCCGGTATATATAAGATGTGATGATTTTCATCATTACACATAATCTTAAAAAGTCTTGTGCTTACATTGCCATCTGAATCAAGAAATCTTTTGCAAGTATCTTTCTTGCAGCACTCATTACCATCTTTCTGGCAAAAATAATAACTATCTTTTTCATTATCGCATCCAACTACAATATTAGTTCCGTTTGCAAAATATACATTCATACATTATTGCTCGCAATCTTTAAAAGTAATTCTCTATTAATTCCCGGATACCAAGACTCAATCTGATTAATTAAATCTTCAATCATGATCTGAAGCTCCGGAGCAGCTGTTCCATGAGCGCCACCATCTTTTGATCCTCTCTCAACATAAATATGCGCTAATTCAGTAATATTTATTTTGAAAGTAAAATTCATGGGAATTGCCAGTGGATATAAACCACGTTTTACATCTTTATTATTTTCTAATCCTTTTTTGATGAAACCATTATTTGACCTTACATAAGTATCACCATAATAACTAATCTCACCAGGAACTTTCATACCAAGATATTTCAATACTTCATCCCATGTGATAATTTTATCTTCGTACCATTCAGAAACTTCTCCTTCATGGTAATCTGCAAGCCTTGTACTGCTACGAATAATTCTGTTATCCATTCTCTTTGCGTGGGAGTCAAGATCGTCGGTTGCTCCTCTATGAAGACCTTCTACAACAACTGAAATATCTTCAAATCGCAGCATTGTGATATGCTTTTGTCCCCATTTAAGAAGTTTTGCTACTTCTTTGTCGAACTTGATTTTTAATTCATCATCCTCTGGCAAATCTAATGGCCTCCCATAACGATCTGTGCAATGATCTACCATTTCTTTGAGCTGCTGCTCTATCTCTCCATTCCATGTTCTTTTGCTCATGTACATTGTTCTGATTGCATCTCTAATTGAGTGCATTTCTGTAAGGGTTACTTTCATGTCTACATATCTCCTTGAGTTAATTTAATTTGTTTTCCCTGTGTCATTATAATAGCACCGTAGGCTTCTGATGTCAATACTAAAAGTTAATTTAATTTGTTTTATTTTTTAAAAGTTCATTTACGAATGTTTTCATAGGTTCTCTCATATTAACATTTTCATGTAGCCACTCCAGATACTCAGGATCTGTCTTTGCAACATCTGTCAGTAATTCATCCTTATGCTTTTTGTATGGACATTTGTATGTCTCAATATCCGGTAAATCATATGCATCAGTATCATCTTTAAAAGAAATATCAATGTCTTTTCTGGAAGCCAAATAATCTGCTACATGTACAATTTTCCCTAACTGTGATTTTGGCTTTGGTAATACAATACTTTCTCTATCACTTGTGTTCCATTGTCCCATATGAGACGAAACAGCATCAGCAATAATCTCAAGTTCATCATCTTCGAGATATAATCCTTTATAATTACGAATATATTCTGCTGCCAACAACGGATGATTAAATACAGTAAACACCTTTTTTCCATCCTTTGCCTTTTCTTCATATATTTCTGCAGTACCAGACTTTTGAATATCATGTGCCAAACAAGCAACACGTCCAAGATCTATCCATCTCTCATCAAACTGATTCTGGTACTGTTCTAATCCGATGATATAATTGTAAATCCTTAATACTGCTTTTGTATGACGCATTAAACCGCCATCACCCAGCGCGTATGCCGGGTGATATTTACCTGTAGAACTTGCCGCAACTTTGAAAAAATAGTCTGGGGCATCGTCCAAAACAACTTTTGCAAAATCACGAATATCATCTGAAGTAATTGTTTTTAATTCGTTTTTAAATAATTCTGACTTCATTTGCTCTCCTTTTTGTTTAATTTAATTTTTAACTTCTTTAATATATCTAATAAAAAAGTGTTCCTCTTAAAATTCTCTTTCTTTTTAATGGATCTGTTTACAGTGTCTTTATCTCCAATATGAAAGCATTTTTCTTTTGTACGTGTTAATGCCACATATAATAAATTAGAATTCATCATATAAGCATGACAAGATGGTGTAAGTGTAATCGTCACCTTAGCACTTCCTCCTTGGCTTTTATGAATAGAAATTGCATATCCAAGCAGCAACATTGACATTTCTGATTTTTCATATTTTACTCTGACACCATCAAAATCAATAATAGCGCCTGTCTTATGTTCATTTGTATATGGAACAATTTCGTCATAAATATCAATAATCTTTCCTAACATACCATTAGGAATAAATGTTTTATCTATAGAAGGTTCATCATTTTGAGAAGCATTTTCTATTTCCATATCCCCCATATCTACTTCTGCTTCATAATTATTTTTGATCTGAATTACTATATCACCCACGTAATATGTCGTATCTCCAGATTTGATACATTTTTCTGATCCATAGTTTGGATTAGCAATTTTCTGGACTGCATTATTAATTGCAATAGTACCACAATCACCTTTATTGAAAGCAGATAGAACAAGAATATCTTCAGGAACATATTGAGAAAGAAGCTTCTGATATAATCCAATTGCACATTTTACTGCTTGTTCATTATTAGCATTAATAAAAGTATAATCCTTGCCAAATTTTACCATACCATTACTCAAATCATATAAATATGGTTTCATATTTCTAACATCAGTAGCAACTTTCATTAACCCACCCTCAGCATACCTGAAAATTTGATTCAAAGTCACTGTAGGTATAACAAATGAATTGATCACATCATAAAGTAGATTTCCCGGTCCAACAGATGGAAGCTGCGCTGAATCACCTACAACAATAAGTTTCGTTCTGCTAAAATCAATTGCGTCACACAAATGTAAGAACAGAAATATATCTGTCATAGAGAATTCATCTACAAGAACAACATCAAATGGGAGTTTGCATTCACTATCATATCCCCACCTATTCTTCGGCATATAACCTAAGCCACGATGAATTGTAGCCGCTGGCTTACCGGTATAATCACTCAACACTTTTGCAGCGCGTCCTGTTGGAGCCATTAAAGTATATGAAATATTGTTATCCTCCAACATTTTAATGATCATTGCGGAAGTGGCACTTTTACCTGATCCTGCAAAACCATTCAGTATCATAATATTATTGTTACATATACATTCCAATGCACTGGTTTGTTCGTCAGTTAAATGATACTCTCCCGACGTCTGATAACTCTTCCAGTCAAAATCCCATATTTTAGGTTTTAAGTTTGCTACAAATAATATAGCAGCTATAGCAGTTTCAGTATCATGTGTGGCTTTTAAAGATACTTCAAAAGTATCTTTGTTATAATAAATATCTGGATCCTTTAAACATTCAACATAATGTGATGAACAAGCAGGAACAAGTCTTACAACCTGTTTTCTGAGATCGCGGAGATCCATTTTAGTATTTCCCTCTTTTTGATTCTCTTCCAAATAATATTCCATACATGCTGCACATCTTTGCGCAGATGATTTTAATTCAAACGGAAAATTGATCTTGCCAAGTCTCTGCAATTCTAAAAGAATACTATCTGCCTTAATAAAACCTACACCAGATATTTTTGTCAAAGATTTATATGGTTGTTTTCTCAATTCTTGTTTCATTTTAGGGATTGATTTAAATTCATCATATAATTTCTTTAACATTGACATTGTGAGAATTCCACCAAATTCAATTACTAAATCATAGATACAATAATTCTCAACTATTTTTGTTTTAATAGTTTCAAATGTTTTTTCTCCGATACCTTTTAATTTATCAAGATCAACAGTATCAGCTTCTCCTCTTAACACAATATCAATAATATCTGGATAATGCTGCCAAAGTACTCCTGCCTGGTTCTCAGTTAAAATTTCTCTTAAGAACATATAAACTTCTTCTTCAGTTTTAGGCTTATCCATTCTCACATTTACAATATCATACCCAAAACCATATTTATCGAGCTGTTCCACAGCCGTAATTTCATACGACTGTGAAACTACTAAATTATGTACATTTCCATAAATAGTAACATTATCATATTTATTATGCTTAATATTAGGGAACTCTTTTTTATCTACGTCTGTAGCATAAATTTTATAATCCTCTGAATTATACATGCACTTTACGATTTTACAATTAAATTTCACTTCTTTTTTACTCATATTCACACCTATTTAATTACTTCATATTCATCAAGTATATTTTCAAGTTCATCTGTTTCCTGCCATGTTCCATTCACACATTTTTTCTTCTTTTTCTTTGTAAAGTGTGGAACTTTCAAAATAGAAAATTCACCAAATGGATTATCCTGATATACTTTTATACTGGTTACTCTTGCTTTTACATCCTCTCCGGTTTTAATATTATGTAATACACAATATGGTTTTCTGACTTCCTTGAAAGTTTTATAATCTGTCACGACGTAAAAACATTGATTTACTTTTGGATTTACATATACAACATACTGAAGATATTCCTTTTCGAATTTTACCTGATCAATGACAGACATTGCTTTATTTTCTAAACGACTAGATAACTCAGCTATAAGCCCTGTATTATCCAAATCCCTATATTGAGAAGCAGTCTCTTTCCCGGCATATTTCTTCATCAGATACTCTGTCAAGCCAAGACTTTCCATCTTTTTTTTACTGATAATCTTACATAAAGCAAATTTGTCGTAGATCTCGGATACTTGCATCAAATACTGATTTTTTCCAAACTCCTCGAAATAATTTAATCCAATAAGAATCGTTAACTGTCTGGAATTCACAGATGTTTTTGTATTTACATCTGCCAGAACTTCTGTAAAATTGTTATATCGATTCGTTGCTAATTCAAGAAGATCATCTGCTATTTGAGCATTACAGAATTTAATTGATGCAATACCCTTATATAATGCATGATTCGCTTTATCTACGGTATATTCAGCTCCGGATTTTCTGAATTTGATATTCTTAATCTCAATATTCTTTATCTTCGCCAATTCAGTCCCCATCAGAATATCGTCTGTATTGTTTGCACAGTTTAGATATGCAGCGATAAATTCTTCTGGATAATAATACCGGCAGAATGCACACATATAACCAATCATAGAATATCCTGTTGAATGGTTATACCCAAATTGATAATTTGCACTATCCTCAATAATCTGTAAGAACGCCCTTGCTTCCTTCTCTGCTATTTCTCTTGGCTGAGAAGACATTTTACAATACCCATTCAAAATATCAGGCAAAGCTTTCTGCAGTCGATCCATCTGTTTACGTCCGATTGCTCGTCGAACGTTATCAGCAGCAGACCCACTTAACCCGCATATATTTTGAAGAAACTTAATGGTGTCCTCCTGAAAAATAAGAAATCCTCTATTATCTTTCAGCAATTCATCAATAAGTGGTGATGGATTTTTATTTGTCTCACCTGCTAGCAGCCTATCTCGATATGAAGCCCCGGATGGTCTTAGTGACGCATTTATCATTGATAAATCGTTGATACATTGTGGGCCATAATTCTTAAGCATTTCGTATGCATATGGCGATTCGAACTGAAATACGCCAGCAGGACAAAGAACAATATCATTCCATACCTTCTTATCATTCCAGTTAATCTGATGTGATTTTGGATATGGAAGTCCGGCATATTCATAGCACTTTCGAATAATTTCCAGATTCTTTAGGCCAAGTAAATCGTATTTAACAAGACCGGCTCCATCATGAATTTCTTCCATATTGATGCACATAATACGTTTTCCGTCATTCCAGAACGTTCCATAATTATCTGGAAGTGTTACTGGAGAAACTACAATACCGGCTGGATGAATTGACTGAGAAACCGGAGTGCCATTAATTCCATCAAAATAATAGAACAATTTCCTGTACTGATTATCTTTCAGATCATTCATTTGCTTTATAGCCTTGTCACGCTCAGTTATTTTATTTTCATAATCACGACGTAGGCCATAATATTCTGATTCTTTATCTGCCTGTTTAATTTCATCGAAATGAATCATATCTTCGATTTCTTTAATTCTTTTTCCGGTTGATTCAATTGTATCTTTATAGGCACTATACATTTCCTTAATATGTGCAACCTCATCAAGCGGGATATCTAAAGCTCGCCCGATCTCATCAATAGTGCCTTTATCAGATACGGTTCCGATAGCAAGAATATACGCTGTCTTATCATATCCAAATGACTCAATGATGTGATTGTAAACTAATTCTCGCTGATCTGGTGAAATATCAAGATCGATATCTCCAACCTCTTCACGATCTTCATTTGCAAATCGTGAGAAAATTGTATTCCATATAACTGGATCAACATCAATGATATCTGTTATGTATGCAACAGTAGAACCACCTACAGATCCTCTACATGGCCCAACTGGTATACCATTTTCCCAACACCAACATACCAGTTCGGACATAAAGAGCATAAATCCAATCATATTAATCTTTTTAAATACACGCATTTCCTCTTTGATACGCTTCACGTATTCTGGAATTTTTTCCTTTTTGATAATTCCTGCATCAATTTTCTCATGCAATTTATCAAAAATTCTTTTCTTTAATACTTCCTCTTCATTATCGTATAATTTTGGATATTTTACAGAAGTATCAAGTTTGAAATCAGTAACAGAATCGGCCATCACATTTGTATTTTCTATTGCTTGCAGAATCACATCAAATGGAATATCGCAATTCTGAACACGAAACATTTCAACCAACTCTTCGTAAGTCTTTAATGTCAGATCAAATTTATCTTCATCAGCATATTCGATACGTTTTGCTTTCTGTAAAATGCTTCTGCATTCAGCTTTATAATAATCAATGCTATGTGTATCTGTTCCGGCGATCAAAGGTTTCCCTGTCTGTTTTGATGCAGCATATAAAAATTCGTTATATCGTTTCTGCTCTGGAAAATCGTGCGGCTGGATCTCATAATAGTCATATGTCTCCAACAGCTTATGAAAAATTTCCCTCGCTGTAACATTCATAAGCTGAACTTCTTCAAGCTGATTGTTATAATACTGTTTCAGTTCATCAATTTGAGCTTCGATATAATGCGGATACAAATCTTCAGGGATGCATCCATTTTCATCAAACTGTTTGAACCATTTTATCATGGCTTTTTGATCATTCTTCTGTTTTTCAAGTTCAGCTACTTTATTTGCCAGTTCCTGCTTTAATGCTGCAGACTTTTCTGCCATTTGTTTCTGGATATCCTTTGGGTATTTATTCAAAGGTGATGCCAAACAAGCAGAAATCTTGATTACATTATCTGAAATATTAAAGAACTCTTCAAATGTAATACGTGGTTTATAATATCTATGATCCGGTTGTGTAGATTTATCAATCAAAAGATTGATTTCTTTTACACCTTCATAGTTCTTAGCCAAAAGAATTGTATGATAATTGTCCCTTACCTTCTCTTCTAGTGAAGCTGTTAAATAACACTCAACTCCGTGTATGTATTTTAATCCTTTTGAATTGATATACATCTTTTTTTCAACCCAATTATAGGCATTCCCATGCTCCGTCAGAGCTAAGGCTTTATACCCTAGCTCCGCTACACGGTCTGCATATTCTTTATAACCAGTACAACTATCAAGAAGAGAACGGTTTGTATGGCAATGGTAAATAGTATATCGTTCCATTCTCTCTCCTTATAAATCGTTAAGCCAATCTAAATTGTCAATGTCGTATTCCTCATCCTGATTCTTTTTCGTACCTAGAATATCTTCATTTTTCTTTGCATCCTGGGCATCAAGATAAGCTTTCAACGGTTTATAAAGTTTAGTGGAATAACCGCACAAATTCGTAAGATAATAACTTTGCTTTTTTAGACTCTCTTCATCTTCCCACCAAAGTTTATCTGCTTCATCATATTTTCCTGCTGCCTTTAGTTCCGCATATGTAGCTTCTTTATCACGAATCATTTTCATAGTATTGATAATAAAATTTTCCCAATACTGAATCAGCTCCGGGGTTAAGTCAACATATACATAACAATCATGCAATTCATATTTCTCCTGTACTTCCGGTGGAAGACAGGTAATATCATTTGTTTGAGCTAATTTATCCAGATACTCCAGCATGTTTTCTTCATATCCAAATTCTTTTAACCACATCTTTGCATTTGCCTGTAGCTTCTCCCCAAGCTCAAAGCGTTCGATTTCTCTTACTTTCTTTACACCTTTTTTAGATTGAACAGTTACACACTGATATTTAAGAAAATTCCATGCAATTTTGATCTTTTCAAACGGAATTCCCATCTGATGTAAAGCCAGAGAGTACATTACCAACTGCCCACATTCATTTTTCGCTTTATCTCCCTTATATATGCTGCTTGTCTTCCAATCTAATATAGTATAATTACCATTTTCATCTGTCACCAGAGCGTCAATATACCCCTGGTAATATTCATCGCCAACCTTTACGGTTACAAACTTTTCAATATCAATATGATCAGTAATCTTCTCGTGTGTCTCAAAGAAATTTTTCAAATCATAATAATACTTAGTTGCAATACTATTGTTTCTGGCACCATCTCCACGAACAAATTTTAGATCAGCAATATCAAATGCCATCATCCATCCTTCGTCAAACTCTTCAGCCATTTTTTCATAAGCTAATTCTTCAGTATAAAATCGCTCTATAATATCATGACTAATACCGCCAGTTACTTTATAAATAGAATCATCACGATCCTCTTTTTTATGTAATACATACTTCAAAAAATACTCATAGAGACCATTGTGTACGCAGTTTACACGGCTCCATGAATTGAGTCTATCGACTCCAAGTGCCTCGCACATCTTCTGCAGTTCTTCATAGCTTAATCTCAACTATTTTTTCAAACTCTTTAAATATTCTCTGTGTTTACTTTCATCATAAGGAATTCTCCATTTAAACAGAAAATTGTATATTTTATTTGGCGCATCTGCAGGTGAGTCCTTTGGGCCAAGCAGTTTCCATTTATCACGAATGTAGCTGACTTTACGTAATCCGTAAAACTTCTCACACATATTCCAGACCTCTTCTATTGGAACATCATTATCCATCGCGATAATAACTTCTTCTACTCCGGTACCAAGTATAATTCGCACCTGCTCATCTGAAAGTACATGGCCTTCAATTGCACCGCCGGTTGGATCCATTCTGCTATCTCTTTTAAGAACAGATTTCTCGGCCTCGAATATAACAATATATCCTGCTTTCTGAATATCTTTATAATTTTCCCACAATCCATATATATTAATTTCTTTTCGCATCCCAGGTGTTATAAAGTACTTTGATATTCCAAATTCAGAACAATTTTCGATGGAACTTCTGGCATTATATCCCATCAGAGTTCCATCTAGCCAATATCTAATTGGAAATATTGTTCTCCTCCATCTATACGAATATCCAAGTCCAAATTTTTTAATTGTTCGTTTTACAATCCCTTCGCGAAATAAATCAATATGAATATATGGAACAAAATCATTTAAAATATCTTCACTCATAGGATCAAAGTCATTTACGATACATTTCCTACGCTTAACCACAAATCTTGAGAACACGAACCAGGAATCATCCGGCTTTTTCTTCTCCTCTTTTCCTTTGTATAAATTTTTCAATCCTAAAAGTTTATGAAGATATTTCATTGCATTTGCAAAATCAATATTTTTATTATACTGAACTAAAGAAATTAAATCCTCACCATCGTCATATTCAACTCCTCTGGTATAATTTCGATAATTCAGATATTTATTATTTCTTATATTGATGGCGGCTGGATTGTTACAGTCACCACCCACCGCATTAGAGCAGCTATAATAATCCTTGTTATCATGATATACTATATTGCTACACCCAATGCTTTCTAAAACATAAGGTATTTTTCCATTTTTTTGAATGTATTCCTTAATCTCTAATGCAGTCATATTTACTCTCCGCTTAAAAATCTTGTGCTATATTACAAATAGCAACATCTTTGTGCATATTTGTACTCAGATCATACTCTGAGATTATCTGAAATTGGTCTGTAGCCCCAAATCTATTTTTAGTAATAAATGTAATCATATAATGTTTATCCGGATCCAGATGATACGGAATCTTTGAGGAATTATTTTTCCCCGCCAACTTATAAGCTTTAATCTCATGTGAACCACCAGGAAACTCATCTTCAAATGGTTTACGCATCATTAAATTCACACTAAATACATCCAATATATTCTTTGCTTGTCCAATTTCATTATTTGTAAGATACCTCATCTTTACTGAAGCTTTCCCTAACTGATATGTAACAAATAATGCTACATTTTTAGCAGCTGGTTTCACAACATCGTAAAGATCAACCATATCTCGTTCCATAGATTTCCATGTTTCTGTGTCTCTTGAATCAGATGATTCTTTTAATGTATCCAGAACAAACAGCCTTACTCCCATGCTAGAGTATTTTTTTATTACTTTGATTGCTGCTTTGACAGTATATTTTTCAAAGGGAACGATTGTAATATTTCTGCGTTCTTTTAACTCTTCAAGATATTTTGCTGCCTTACGAAGCTTATCTAAAACATCTTTACTAAAATGGCCATCACGTAAAATATATTTATGTAGTCCAGCACTATATAAATTATTTGCAACCCAGACAAGTAACTCTTTCTTTACTTTATCCTGATCTTCTTCATTAATCATAATGACCATTTTTTCATTATGTTCTAATACTGAAGGCATTAAGTAGTTGATTGCTGTTGTTGATTTTCCAACACCTGAATTGGCACCTAGACCATAAATGTTTCCATTAAAATTAATGCCGCCAATTTCTCTATTCAAAATATCACAATGTTTAAGTGGCATTCCTACCTGACTTCCAGCATTTAATTTATCAATCAAATCAAATAATCCGTCGCAGGCATTATAAGTTTTAACTTCAGATTCCACATTAATAAATGTGTGATTTAAAAGTGCCTCAAGTTCGTTATATATATCTTCAGCTTTAGCATCGACATATTTACTTAACTTTTCTTTTACAGGAAAGCCCATTCGGGCTAATTTCATTACAGCGTTCCACTTTTTTACTTCATTCACATAAGAATCAAAATTAGCCTCTTCGATATATGTAAATGAACTTTCAATCTTCCCATATCCACCGTATTCATCGTATTTCTTACTTAATTTTGAATGTTTCGATAGATACATATTGATTGTAATTTCATCTAATGTATTTTTTTGTTCTACATTGATGATATCGTTCGCAATTGAAAAATATACTCTCCAAGCATTATTTGTTATATCTTCCAGTTTCAAAGAAGTGTCTCTGACTAAATCCGGGTTCTTGTAAATAGAAGACACTGCATTTGCTTCTGCAATTAACTTATATTCATTTACCTTTTTAATAGTCTCAATACATTCCTTTTCAAAAGGAGACATTGTTTTCGCACTACTGCGATCCTTCGTCTTAGTAGTGATAGATGTCAATTACCAAATCCCCTCGAATGTAGAATTTATGACCTCTTCCGTCTGACGTTGATATTTAGCGGCTTCACTATTTTGCGCTCCTATATCAATCTTTTCAGACTTCTCTTCGCTTTTCTTTGCATTTTTCATTCTGGTGTACATATCATTAATTCGGTTGCTTACAATAGCACAAATGTAAGCCACTTTCTGATCTTCGCTGTTAAATGTTTTTCCTTTTATTGCTTTTAAAATGACATATTTGTTCGCTTTAAAAGTATTAAAAATAACATCAATAGGATATTCTCCATACATTTCATGAGAATTATTCGCCATACTTTGTCCTTTTCTTAGCCCCTGCAATCTTAGACATGCGTTCTTATGCAAACGCTGCGTCCCAGAATACCCCATCAATTCTCTTTCAACCCAATCACACATTTGTAAGAAGTCTTCATTTTTCCAACCAGTTGTGTCCTTTTTATTTTCCTTACTCAATGTTATTCTCCTTAGAAATCCCAAGGCAGAAGCCCTGGGATCAATATTTATTTACGCAACAGTAAGTTCAAGAATCTTTTTTGCGTCATCAATATTTGTTACTTTCATCGGATTGTCATAACCCATTTCTTTAGCTGCAGCTACAAGTGGTTTTAATTTTGCAGTTTTACCTTTATTAGCAATACAGAACGCCTTAATCTTTTCTGTGATTTCACTAAGTTCTTTCTGTATTTTAGCTTCTGCCTCAGCTTCCGCAATCTTTTCAGCTCTTTTTTCTGCAGCTGAATCCTGTTCTTTCTTTAATTCATCAACAGATTTACTCCCTTTAGATGCTTCGGCTTTGATAGCATCTGTAAGAGCCTTGATTAATGCATCTGAACTAAATTCAATTTCCGGAACAATGTCAGCAAATCTTGATTTGGAATCAATAGAATAAGAATCATCACGGAATGTAATTTTACGGCTTTCGCTTGTAATTACACCTTTCATAATATCTACATCTTTTTTACCTTCCTTTTTAGTCTTGCCAGTCTTTTCCTGTACGATTTCTCTATCAATAGAAGCAACACCAAGAAAATGTAATTTTGTTTTGATTGCATTAAAATCTCTCATTGACATATTAGTTGTTAGAGAAGTATATGTCTGTCCTGTTGTTACATCATCTTGTGTACGCTGCTTAACGTGTCCAATAATAATGAAATGAACACCAACCGATTTCAGTTCCCATAACTTATTCAGAACAATTTCTGTTGCCTTATCCTCTCCGGCCATATAACCACCAAAAGCTGCTTTGATAGATTTTACCGGTTTCTCAGGATTCTCCGCATTATGCATACGAATAACTTCTGGCTTTGCAATTTCTACAAGCTGATCATATGTATCAATAACAACTGTTTTCAAATCAGGATATTCTGTGGATTTATTCTCAACGACATCATCCACAAAATCTTCAAATCCAATACTGTTTGTTTCTTCATCATAATCCATTGACCATTCCGGACAATTCAAATAGTTGATTCCATTAATACCGTCAGCGCCATCTTCTTTACCACACTCAAGAAAACGATATCCATCTTCACCTACAAGTTTCTCGCACATCTCTTTAATAATTGTTGTTTTTCCGATACCACTTTCCCCAATAAGTCCAATATTATATGATAAAGGATCAATTTTAATTGTATTCTTTTTTCCGTATCCCATAGTATTTGTTTCCTTTCTGTACTTTGTATAATTTAATTATTATAGTTAATCGTCAAGCAGCGAATCTAACATTGAATCATAATCAATTTCTTCATCCTGATCCGTTGTATCAGTTTCTGAATCTCCTTCTACTTCATCCACTTCTTCGTCATCATCTGCTTCAATCAGATAATCTAATACAAGATCATCTTCTGAATACATAGAATCAAATTTCTGAATCTGTGGAATCTTAGATCCGTCTTCTCCAACTAACTTAATAACTGGTCTAGTAAGTAACATCCTGCGTTCTTTACTAGCATTTTCTGTACAAAGTGCTAATGCTTCTTCCAAACTGTAAGCTCCCATTTCTACCAGTTCTTTAATATCGTCTGGTAAATCGTCTTCAGTTGTCTGGATCACTGCACCGCCTTCAACAAATACTCCTTGACAAGTAATCAATGTCACGTTTTTCTTAACTTTGAAAAGTTTTCCTGCGCGCTCAATAGATTTTTCATCTTCCGGATCATAAACATATTCAAATGTCTTTCTCAAAGGTACAAACTTTCCGCCTTTTACAGCGCCACCTTCAGTCAAGTCATTACCATTATATTCTTTGAATTTCTCCAGAATGTATGCCGTTATCGGGAACGCACATTTATCTTTATCTGCTTTTCCGATTGAATACTTGTCAAGAAGCATCGACTGAGTAAATGCTGCTTCATAAGTATTCAATTCTTTCTCCCTTGGAAGATAAATACTGTTAATTTCTTTTCTTACTTGTACATGTTTGTCATATACAGTATATTTTAACTGCCCTCTTACCTTAATCTCCATGCCATCCTGCAATGCTTCAGACAGATATTTAATTGCATCATATGCATGTAAGAATTTATTGATAACAACTTCACCTTTTGTATCCTTCTCAATACCAATTTTGATAAAGCAAAGTTCTCCGATATCTTTTAGAATATCCTCGTCAAATCGATCATCAAAATCAATCTGATATCTGTTATCAAAATCATCTCCGCCATTCTCATCTTTGCCATGAACATAAATTACATTGTTTCTACCAGCTCCATAACCACCCATTAATTCGCAGCCAACTTTTCCGTATTTATCACCGCAGTCAACATTCAGGTTAATAGAATTGTAAATCCAGTCGCTTTTCTTAGAATGTTCATCAATTTTGAATGTATAATCTTTAATACATGCCTTTCCAATCAATTCAAATGTCTGAACCCAGCCTTTTTTATCTAACGGTTTTTTTTCTTTCTGTTTTGCCATTATTTATTATTCTCCTATTCTATACCATGTCATAATCATAATATTTTCTATCATTGTTTAATTTCATCGAGTCATCTTCAAAATATCGAATCACATTTAATCGCCCACAATGTTTGCATTTCACAAGCTTGGTTGAATATCCATATCCATTCTCATCAAAGATGGCGTCTGTTTGTTTGTATGCAAATCTTTTTTTACAAGAAGTACATAATCTACTAAATGCTGTTGCCACCATTCGTGTCCTCCTTTCGCCTTACTTTGCTCCAGTCGGACCGAGAATAATCTCTCGTGCGTAATTCATCGAAATAACGGAACAGAATTTTCCAAAATATTGTCCTGCTGCTCGAACTACTTCCGGTTCTTCTTTTACACAATCTGTATAAATTCTGTTTGGAAGATTCCTTGCAACAGTTTTCATATCCTGTTCACACCACTCTGTTGGGATGATTCCTTCATCACGCATTTTATATAACTCTTTTTCAACTCTACGCCGCGTCACGACAGATTTTACAAGTTCCTGTGCTTCTGTTCGTTCTTGCAACTTTTGCGGATCCTGAATCTTTTTAACATGATTCATTTTTGCAACTTCATGAAATTTATCTCCAACGATTTTCACTACAAATGGTAATCTGCTATTCGGATCGTTTAATCTTGTTTGGTTCTTTATAACAATACCTTCTTGAATTTCTCCATATCCCGGATGATCCATAAAACTTTGTACATGTTCCCAACTGACAAACGGTCCAACATAAAATGTATTGATATATGTAAGTCCATGCGTTTCTGCAAATGCCTTTACTTCTGACTGAGGAAGATATTTTTCTTCCCTTACATCATAAATATCAAATACGTACCATTTCTTAGTATTTTCTGGATAATAAATAATCGCATTTCTTGCTCCAGACCATTCTCCAAATATTACATAGTCCGGAACGTCTTTATAATCTTCAGGATTTAACTCCTGCACATAATTATAAAAACCATTTAATGTATTGTTCTGATTCAACGTATGTCTTCTGGAAAAAGCTACCATTTTGCCAGTCTCTGCATCATATCTAGCTGCTGCATTAGATCCATCAAATTTTTCCTGGATAACAATTAAGTCACCCGGTACAAATCCATCTGCATATCCTTCTTTCAGACGTTGAATATCCATAAATTTCTTCTGCTCCATTATTTCACCTCGCTTTCCGAAGTGGAATAACTTTGCAGTTTATTGTCACACTGACATCTATGCACTGATCTTTTAAGATAGTGCTTCAAATATTATTTCCTATTCCTCATTTATACGTGCCTGTATAATTAAATTTTATTACTTTACAATTTTTACTTTGCAGCCAAACTTTTCTTCAACTTCAGCCATAGTTACTTCCTTAATTAACTCTTCATAGATGCATTCAAATCCATGACATTCTGCTGCATTATATTCTGTAATTGCTTTATCACCAAGATAATGTTTGTCTTTCGTTCTCCATACCTTAATAATACGATTACCTAAATCATATTTAAATGTAAGATCTTCGTTAATCATAGAAAAAGATCTAAATCTGTTAATAACCTGTCCTTTATTATTACTGTACCATTTGATTTGATCATCTCCATTAGTTCCGATTAGCACAATACCGTAGCTTCCCTTTGTAGAAAGAACGATATCACCCGTACATAAATCATATTTTGTCATGTTTACTGCCTCCTTAAATATACATTTCAGTAGTTACTATTTTCTTCTGTAATGATCCGCGCGACATCATTACAAATATGACACAATTGGATTCGAACCAATATTTCAGCTTAAAAAGCCACGTTCTTTCCGTTAGACTATATGTCATCTTTTTTTTACATGCATGACCTGTCGTACTGCAGTCACAACAGGATTATGTGTACTTATTCTTTCTCCTTATCCATTATAATTTTCTCCATAGATTGCGATTTCTGGTTTGCCATTTTCATCTAATACGTAATATGGTGTAATGCCACCAATGCCACCATAACGGTCTGAACCTTGTACTACATATACAATTTTAGTGGTTTTATAATATACAAAATATTGACTATATCGACTAAACCCATTACTTGATACGATTTGTATTTCCTTAATTTCAATAAATTGACCGAATGATTGAACTTTTTCTCCATTGTCATTTATCTCTTTGTCACCACATCCAGTAAACGAAAATGCCAATCCCGATACAAGCAATCCAATTAATAGTTTCTTAATTTTCATTCTGTCACCTCTCGAATCTCACATTCCATCGAATCACTTATTATCCTATTAAAAACATCCCAGTAATAAATAATGAGAGTAATATAAACATAAGAATAAAATCACCGATAGCCAAAACAAGTCTCTTTCTATCATCAAGAATATCGAGTCTTGAAAAAGACATACCAATTGTAAAAATTAATGATAATAGTATTCCTATCAATAATGATCCTATATAAGATTTCATATCTAACCTCACATTTCAACAATTCTGTATAATTGTCTATTCAGGTAATGTCCAAGTAAATAATCATTATCAAGTCCAGTTCCGTGATAAAATTCTTCCGCAATTCCACCACCTATAGCACATAACGTATCCATGTCACACTTTAACGAAAATACATTTCGCAAGAAACTTTCATAATCATCACTTTCCAGAAAACATCTTATTGCAACAGGTACACTTCCTTGACAAATTTCATTCCACTGATATGTCTTTCTATAGTCTTCAATTTTATATTCAACACTATATTTGTAATCATCTTTTGGATAGTATTTCTTCACATATTCATAGATTTCTGCTTTTGTAACACCTGTTCTTGCCATATAAATACACATTGCCGTTGCAACCGCCCCTTTAATTCCTTCTGGATGATTATGTGTACACTCAGCAGACTTTGTAGCCCATTCGATAACTTCTTTTTCTGTATTAAAATGTTCTCCAATATAAGAACATCTCATTGCAGATCCATTACCGCAACTTCCATATGCAGTTTCATCATCGTATCTTAACCACGTTTCAAAATTATTTCCATATCCTGCATTTGGATATTTTCTTCCCCATTCTCTATATGAATCTGAGAAAGATTTATTATTAATAATTGCTAATTTAGCAGCAAGTGTCATTACAGTATCATCTGTAAAATAACATCTATCAGTAAATAACTTACAATTCTTCCAATCTAAATCAATTGGTCTACCAAATTCATATTGTGAACCTGCAATATCACCTAAGATTGCACCAACGATAGCCATAATTTAATCTCCTTTATTTTAAATTATTATTTTTACGGGATTATTTATAAGAATTTTATATCTCTCCTTTCATTTTTCTTTTAATGGAAACTCTGGGACTCGAACCCAGGACCGACCGGTTATGAGCCGGTTGCTCTAACCAACTGAGCTAAGTTTCCATGTAGTGGGCGTTATAATTACACCCACAATATAGAAATGTAACAATATCTGTAAAAAAACTTGCTTATGCAATCGTGTCAGTTACACGAACAATCGTCATCACTCTCAAAAGCCCTCCCACATTATTTCTACCTCACTGACTCAATTACTTTTTTGCTTCATAACTAATCTACACATCTGCTTAACCAGATCATCCTCCAACTTCCCACTTACAACCTCATTAGCACAAAGCACATCTATATAAATGTTTCCTTTCGACGTATCCAAACCATACAACCAATACATCTGCAGCTTCCTCATCACTGGGTTCCAGTATTCCACCAACTTTTCAATCTTCTTTAATGTCCTATAGACGCTATATAATATAAAGGTCAACCTCCCGGACTTATTTCTCCTCATTACTATTTAGGCCATCAAGTAAATCCGTAAGAATAGTCCGAATACGGATAGTGGGATTCGAACCCACACGATTTCTCCGAAGGGTTTGAGCCTTCTACGTCTGCCAGTTCCGTCATATCCGCTTATTGTATAAGGTTACTACCGGCTTACCCTTATACAGTTTATTTATACTCGTAAGACCTGCTTCAAACGAGTTATAAGAGGTAAAAAGTAAAATGAAAGCCACATGCTTATAACCGAACTTCCACATATCTAAAGTTTTTATTCATCGGAATGTTTAATTAAATTTTTATACAGAAAGATTATAATGAAGTCCCTTTTCTTCTTTTCTTGCAAAAACGATACGATCAATTTTAATATTTTCGTATTTTTTCTTTTCTTCTTTTGTAAGATCCGCATAGTCTTCATCCGGAATAATTTCAACATCTTTTCCATCAACAAAATCAATGTGTCTGTCAAAATCATATCTTACATCAACACCAGAAAATTTTGTATAGAACCATTTTCCATCTATTGTAAAATATAAACTATGATTAGAAGTCTTATCAAACAAGTCAAGAGTTTTTTCTTCTGTATCTTTTTTACCATCTTTAGTATACAAAGTAGCTATATAAACAGTATTATTTATATGAAGGATATTCATATCTTTAATTGCCTCTTGAAATTGTAATCCTGTATTAAGCTCAAATGCGATAGCTCTTAAACAATCATAATTTAAGCTGACTCTTTTAGAAAATGCAATTACCTTACTAATTTCTCCATAATACTCTTTATGTAACTTGTCTCTCATATATTCTGTGATTTCAGAATCTGTCGGATAATCAAATCTAAAATGATAATGAAATCTTCCAGGTCTATTTACCAAATAATCACTCAGAGTATTAAGATTATTACAAGTAATAACATATAACTTTTTCCCTTGAGCTAATCCATCAAATAATGTAAGCAGCTCTGTTTGTGGATTAGCCATACCATCAGCAGCTTTAATATTACCAAATGTTTTATCAAACTCATCAAACATTACTAATACTTCCTGTTCAATTTCTTCAATAAAATTAGCAATTCCAGGGATATATGTATCAACAATAATTACTGGTAATCCTTTTTTTACAGCTTCTACAGCAAGAATCTTAGAAAATAAAGATTTGCCAATTCCTTTGGCTCCAGATAAGATCACGCCAAGATTTTTATTGAAATTTGGAAAAGCATTTAATACTTTATTTACTTTTTCCATGTGCACACCGTATATTTTATCTTCATTGATCTCAATATCAGCATGTTTCTCTAAATAAAATCCTGTCATCTGTGAACATCTGATAGAATAAATTTGTGCCGGAAGTTGATTATGTGTTACAAGATCATCTCCGTAGATTCTAAAAGTGGAACCTGTACTAATAATTTTACTCATTTTTATCTCCTTTTTGTATAATTAAATTATATTTCTCTGCAATTCGGCTGGAGTATATTTGTATAAAATACTTGCCAAACGGCGGTAGTGGGATTCGAACCCACACGAGCTACTGCTCAATAGAGTCAAAGTCTATTATGTCTAGCCAATTTCATCATACCGCTACATTCATTGTTTGTATAATTAAATTTCTTTCTTCTTTTTATTTAGCACAGGGAGCTTTCACTCCTCTGTGCTGTTGTCATCCTTGACTATGTATTTAGTATAGCATATCAAGTTTCGTTTGTCAATACATAAAGTTAATTTAATTTGTTTTGTTGATTTTGCTTATATAATATGAATTTGCACGTTTCTCAATCAATTTCGCAATTAATCTTCGCTCTGCCAGTTCCCTACCAAACTTATAATCAAATTGATCTCCTGCTTCAATATTACAAGAAGCCATAGCTTTTACACCGTCGAATTCTACCTGCACTCTCTTACCATTAGTTCTAACATTATATACTAATAGTTTTTCTCTACGAGAAAATGGATCCATAAAAAAAGTGTAACCTTCTTTCCAGTCTCCCCATTTGTACTTAGGTTTTATTTCTTTATCTAATTTATTAACATGTTCTTGTGTAACAAGAACCGGCACATTGTTTGTAATGTTATTCTCTTTGCATAATGACTTATATTTTTCTGCTCCAAGATTAACATCAATTGATTTATATGTACCATCTTTAAGTTTTAAAACTATTAATAATGTCCCATCTGGACAAAAAATCCCAATATTAATACTGTCTACTTCATATTTATATTTTTCTCCAAATAATGTAAATCCCATAATTTTTCTCCTTTATTTCTTTAATTTAATTTTTGTAACCAGAATACCTGCCAGAAAAGCAATAACAAGGCATACAACAAATGTTTCTATATTTAAAGCAACCATAATTACTCCTTACTCAATGATCTTAAATGATACATCAGTACGTCTATTCATTGCGCGATGTTCATCAGTGTCATTATCAACAACAGGATTGCTGGATCCATTTCCAACTACTACAATACGTCCGTTAGAAATTCCATTCATAACAAAATAGTTTTTAACAGCTTCTGCTCTTTGTAAAGACAACTTCTGATTATACTCGTCTTCAGGATCTGATTCCGGATTAGGGTCTGTATTTCCTGCAATTTCAATGATTGCACCGTCAAGTACCTTTGCAATGTCAATAAACTTATTAAGTTCTTTAGATGCTGCAGCAGAATCAGAGAATTTTGCCGTATTCTGAATAAATGTAACAGATGCTTTACCCTGTAATAAAGCTTCAGTATCCTGAATTTCCTTTTTATTATCCTCTGTAACCTTTACAGTATTTGTATTAGACACTTTCGTTGCACTAAATTTATCTGAAATAGCATTAATATATGTATCATCAAAAATACTATTAACAAGATCAGCATTTACAGACTCACCAATTGATGTCCATACGTTACACATATCTGAATAAATTGTCTTTGCAGTTCCATTTAACAGATCTAAATTATCTTTCCATGTTGTCAGTTTTGCAGACTCTGTATTTGCTACAATATCTTCATCTGATGCAGTATTGAACATAGGCATTACTTCACGGATTGCATTAAATTCTGTATTATACATATCTGCAGCTTCCAGAGATCCCTGGATAAATTTCTCCACTACATCTGCATGTGCTTCTGCAAATTTCTTATCAAACAGAATTCCATCCATAACAAGATTTGAAGAACTTGCAGTGCTAAATAATACATGTGCGTCTGTCATATTCTTTGCCTGAGTCAGGTATGGTTCCCAGGTTGCTGCAACATCAATCTGACCGGCAAAAAATGCTTTTGCTGCATCATCTGGTGTTGAGAACAATACAAGATTATCAATAATCTTTGCTTTGGCTTTATTAGAAAGATCAGAATTATTTACAAACCATACTACAAGTGTTTGAGCTTCAGAGAATTCTGGTACACCAATTTTAGCATTTACAAGATCATTTACATTCTGAATAGAAGACTTCGCAATAATACCGTCACCACCATTTGAGTAATTTGTAATATACGGCATCACCACTTCTTTTCCGGCATCAGTGAATTTCTTAGATAAGAATGCAGTTCTGTTGATTGTATAACCTGCAGCGTTCAGATCTCCTTTAATCAGAGCATTACTTGATTGTGTTGCGTCGTTAATAACATTAATATTTACTTTTACGCCAAGTTTATCATAGATGGAACCTGACTGAGTTGTTAAGCCGCCATTAGCGTCAATAATGGATTTCCACATTACTATTGATTCAGTTCGTTACGCTGAACTGTTGATTTCCGTATAGGATATTTTATATTTGGATTATGCCAACTGCCACCATTATTAATTCTATAAATCTGAGTAACAGCTCGACCATATAATTTAGCAATATACTTCATAGGAATGCTAGGATCTTCTAACAATTTAATAATTTCTTCTAATTCATCATGAGTTAATCCTAATTCTCTGATAGGATATTCATCGTTTTCATCATAATATGTAACACCTTTATTAATGTTTAAAATTACATATCTTTCTACTTTAAACATTCTAGCAATATAGTCTATACTATAAAAGCCATCTCGTAACATTTTTTTGATTAATTTAATTTTTTCATGATTTATAGATGGACATATTAAAGGTTCTCTGATAGGATAAGTGATATCATTTTTTCTCCAAGCTATTCCGGTATTAACATTTCGAATAGTTTTTATTGATACATTATACTTTTCGGCAAGCTTATCAAATTCAACGTTCGTTTCTTTTAAATCTTTCATCAATAAATCAACCTGCTGTTGTGTTAACTTACTTTGCGGATTATTTTCTCCAGAACTATCTTGCCCACCATTTTGAATATTATATCCGAACTCTTTCTCATTACTGCGATATAATTTAATATATTCCTTTTCTTTTGTATTATAATCTTCTCCGAAATATAATGTTTCTACCGAAAAATTTTCCCATCCATATTTATGTATTGCATTATAGATAGGATGATTCATGCGTTTATCATGCCGATGCTCTTTAATACGTCTTTCTAAATTATTAGTTTGTCCTATATAAATCTTATGATTTATGTTATTCTCTATTTTGTATACATATTTCTCCAATTCTTTATATTCTCCTTACACGTTACAACACTATATTTTTCAATATAGATTAGAGTACATCACCATCTTTTATAAGATGCGCCTCCACTGGCTTTAACGAATTTAAAAGCTCTTACTCGTTGAACCTTATCCTGTTCGGATTTTGGAAGCTGATTCCCCATTCTTACAGCACTTAGCACCTTCTCATATTTCAATGAAAAAGCTTTTATTTCAGCTTATGCCATCTTACTAATTTTTTCTGCTTTCGCCACATTCACACTTATGCGTATTTCATCATTATGTTGTAGTTTAGTAAGCTTTAGGGTGGCTACGTGTATAGCCTTAATTCCAGCAATTCAAAGGCGTTCGATCACATTGTCACCAATGTAAAAGGGCTAGAAATTAACCAATCCATTCATCTAATGACACATTAATAACATTATCATCAGCAGTTTTCGCTTCATCTTTCTTTACAGTGTTTTTCTTGTCATCATCCTCATTATTTGAAGTAGATTCTGTTTTAGCGACTGTTTCTGATGTAGTAGTACCGGATACTGATTTATCTTTCTTCGTCTGAATCATTCCAGTCTGTGTTCCTGCAAAGATACCTCCTCCAAGCAGTGCTACAATCAGAACCATAATCAGAATTTTTGCTGCTTTAGTTAATCTAAATCTTTTTGCTTTCTTCATTTTACTACTCCTTATTTATTATATTTCTTTTTCAAGCTGTTCAGATAATCATTGCTGTTATTCTTTTTTGCTTCCGCTTCAGCCTTTTCAAGTTTGGTAGACATCTTATTATTGTGTACTACTTTAGATCCTTCCACAATAGCATCCAGATCTCTGTTTTTATCTCGAACAGAATCAAGCAATTTATCTGTTGCCGTGACATTTTTCAGTTCATCCATATCATCATAGACTTCCTGAAGCTGCTTCTTTACCTTCATATTCTCCACAACTTCTTTACTTTCACGCTTTAGACTTCTAAGATTCTTTTCACACCTTTCCTGTGTCTCTTTTGCAGCGGCCGTAGCTTCTTTATAGGCATTTACCAAACCGGTAACTCTGCGAATATCTGAAAGAATCTCTTCTCTTTCCTCTGCCTTTAACTGTGCAAGCTCGATCTGATTAGTTTTAACCAGAGATTCACACTCTGCTTCAACATTAACAAGTCGCTTTCTTTTTCTATCAAGATCTTTCTGCGCATTGCTCAGTTTTCCAGCAGCAATCTTATATGCATTATCCGCTTTATTATAAGATTCCTGAGCCTGGTCAATTTTTTCTTCGTAGATAGCCTCTGCTCCTTCTGGTGTGGTTGCCATATCTTTGATAAATAATCTAGTAAATCCAGACAGTAATTTTCTTGCTTCCGGAAACAGAATCAGTATCAATACAATAACAACCACTACAACAATAAAAATCAGTTTACCAAGTTCCATTATGCATTTCCTCCAACAGTAAAGTTAATTAAATTTTTAATTCTGTCAATTTCAGCAGTAATAGTTTCATCAGATGTTTTTGTTTCAGCTCTTTGATCAGCAATTTCCTTTTCCAGACGCTCGATTTCCATTTTGTGTTCTTCAATAGCATTTTCTTTTTCAGTAACAACAGCTTCAGAATCACAAATAATCTTTGAGAGAATGTCGCTTAAAACATCAACTCTTTTTTCTCCGTCTGCCTCAACATCAGTCACTGTCAAGCCAAATACACCAAGTGTTGCCAACACTGAATTTCTTTTTGTTTCTGTCGTCATTTCCTTTGGAAATGATTTTATTAACTCCTCCACTTTAAAAATTGACTGTGTTTTATCTGCCAGATTATTCTGGCTGTAAATATCATCAATCAAAGTGTCAGTGTTAACTGAATCAAGCTCTGCGTTGGTCTCGGTTGTATCAAAATCAGTATCTATGTCTGGAATATCAGGCGTCTCATCCGGTACTTCTTCCACAAATAAGTTTTTTAAAATTCCCATAGTATTTCCTTCCTAAAATTTCAATATTTCATCACACATTATCTTTGCTTCTGATTCACTGTGTGTGACCATGATCACAGTATTATCAAGTAACATATGCAAATCCATAATTAACAATTGCATATTACTTCGTGTCTCAGCATCCAGCGCTGACAACGGTTCATCCATTAAAAGAATCTTTGGTTTTGCAAATAACGTCCTTGCTAACGCAAGTCGCTGTTTCATGCCTCCAGATAACTGCTTAGGATATTTATTTTCGTTTCCATTCAAACCAACTAAATAAAGCATCTTCTTAGCTGCTTCTATATCTTCTGGTTCTATATGGCCTTTAACTTTTTTAGCAATTAGTATATTGTCAAGACAATTTAACCAATCAAAAGAAGTATAGTTCTGATGCATCATATATACTTCATTTTTACTTGCTTTTGTAACCGGATTATTATCTATTATAATTTCTCCAGATAACGGTTTGATTAATCCTGCAACAGTCCTTAACAAAGTTGTCTTGCCGCATCCAGATTCTCCAAGGATCCCGTAGATCTTATTATCAAAATTATAATTAAACCCAGATAAAAGTGGTTTATCTCTGCTGTATCCTGTGTATAAATCATGAATTTCAATCATTTATATACCTCCACTTAAAAATTTTCCTTACTAACCATTTAGATACATAATCAAATATAACACTGATGATCATAATCACAATGATTGCCATAAATACTAAATCTGTTCTTCCTCTGGAAGATGATTGCTGGATTATATATCCAAGTCCATATTGAGCATTTATTGTTTCAGCTACTGCAATATATGTAAATCCAATTCCATACATCATAATGTAGCTATTCAATACTCCTGGCAATGATGCCGGAATCTGGATTCTCCATATCGTTTGTAATTTGCTCATTCCAATTGTAAGTCCAGTATCTATTAGATCGTTGTTTACTTCCTCCAGGCATAATACAACTGACGGCATCATATATACGAATGTTGCGATAAACAAAAATACAATTTTCATCATTTCATCTATCCCAAACCACATAATAAGCAATGGATAAAATGCAGTCACCGGAATATATCGCATAACACTGATTATCGGATTAAGAATATCCTTAGCAATTCTGGAATTATAAACCAGAATCGCTATAGGAAATGCTATTGCTCCAGATATAAATGTAGCAGCAGTTATTCTTAGAAACGAATATTCAATTGCCTTAATCAACTGTCCGGTATGTATCATGCCTATCAGATCATCAAATACCGTAACTGGCTCCGGAACGAACAAGGGATTTACGTGTTTTGCTGTGATATTCCAAATAAGGAGTATCGAAGCAAGTAAAAGAATTCTTTTTGTAAATGTTTTCATTTTATTTCCCTTAAAGAATATGGCGTAAAATATTATACAAAGCTTCTAATTTTCCGGTTTCCTCGTATATAGCTTCTACAATTACAGCTAATACCGCAGCACATATAAAACACAAAATTAGTAGTAAAATCAATATCACAATCACCATAAACAGAAATGCCGCAATATCTCCGAGTATTCCCATATATTACTCCTCTAACATGGCTGTCAGTTCTTCGAGACTCTTGCCTTCCAGAGCTTCGTTCTGCTTTCTCTCAATGATTCTCATAATCTTCTGATTACGCTCTTTCTTATCTTTCGCAGCAAGTCTCTCTGCAGCTTCTGCCTGTTTTACCTGTACGATGAATTTTACAATCTGAATTTTATTTTCCAGCGCCTGGTCTGCTTCAGATTTAACCTGTAACAGACTTTCTTCATCACTCTGTTTTTTCTCTTTATTCAGCAGTTTAAATACTGAATCCAGATCCTGTAATTTCAGATCCCATAAATCCTCTACTGAAATCATTCCTTTGAACGGGAATCTGTATTTATATCTTGTTGCCGCCTCAAAAATATTTGTAAGTTCCATGTTTTTATTCCTCCAATACATATAATTTTATTTAACAAACATCCAGTCTTCTGCGAGCATATCCGACTGGGTAGCAAGCCATCCCATCTGTACGCCAGATGTTCCAACAAAAGCGATGGCTTTATTTCCGATTGCGTCATGCTCACAATTTACAATCTCATTATCGGCAGTCTTATAAGAAATCCCAGTGGCAAGCTGAATGTACTGTTTCTTTCCATTCCAGCCTTTACGTGCCACTTTAAATCCTCTTTTCAGGTACTTAATCGCTTCTCCGAATGAGAATGTTGCTTCTCCACCAAGTATTGGGCAGTTCCGACTATCCGCATAAACCCACTCATCGGAAAGAATATTCTGAAGCGTATACTCCACATTCTGTGTTTCTCTTATATCCAGACAGCCGCCATCTTTTGTGTACATAAGGATTGTCTGGGATTCTTCATCCCACCACCAATAACCCGCCCATGACGGAAGTTTTACTGGAATTCCAGATTTCATTTCTTCAAATGCTTCTTTAAATTTCATAACTTTCTCCCTTCTTTGTTTAATTAAATTGTATTAGAATTTGATTTTTAATACTCGCTCTGTAGCACCCTTTACCTTAATAATCAAATCATTTCTCTTTGTAAGGGAGAATCCTACTCCAGAAAGCTGATCATCAATATCTTTTACATGTGCCTTCGCTCCAAGCGCTTCAAATACTCTTCGATGCTGCTCAAGTTCCGGTTTCAAGAATTCATTATAATATCCATTCGGCTCTTCTGGATTGATGCAGTCCTTCAGCATAAAGAATAAGTGCTGATGACCAATTCCCTTCTGTTCATCCCAGTAATTTGGTGAGTAGCATACAACAGATACCGGTGTAAACTGCAGAGTTTTAATTCCCCATACATCTTTACTGATCATAGAACAATTTCCTGGAAGTTTGTCCACAATTTTGAAATTACCTGCCTGATCAAGAATTACTTCTGCAACATCTACATCGCCACGTACTGGAGTATTATATTCATAAGAATGAATTTCTCCATTTACTTCGATTTCGGCTTTAAATCCCTGAGATCCTCTGTATGCGAACTGATTTACAAAAAACTTATATGTACCAGGAATCATGCGTTCTTTAGATGGAAATGTAATATTTTCAACGGCAACTCCATTACTATTCCAGCACTGATCAACTGGCTGAGTAATATCAATATCCAATTCTCCACCGGATCGTGCTTTTTTGTGACCAAAATAAATATGCTCTCCACGTTTTGGTTCAATACAATGTGCGTCAAGGTCAGAATTATCTTTTCCATCTTTGTCATTCCATTGAATAGAAAATCTTACAATGCCTGTGACTGAACCACCAGCAGCTTTTACATTTTCTTTGATATCTGAATCTGTAATATTACCGGTATACGCCCAAGACATTCCATTGTTCCATTTGAACATTGTTTTCGCATCAGCAACTTCTGGAGCAATCAAAGATACCATATTTTGAATATGTTTATTCTCCAGGTATACTTCCAGTTCCTTTGCCACTGGCAAAACATTCTTAATAAAATCTTCTGCACTTATTTCCTCTACCTTAGAGAATCGTTTTGGATCAATTGCAACATCCTGTTCCATTTCATCAAACAAATCCATAGCGCCGGTAATTCTCTTTGCTGCGTCTTTATTAGAGAAAAGTATATTGTTCACTGTGATATCATCCAAGGTAGCAAATCTTCTCTGTAATGAATCCATATAACCAAGTTCTGTAATAGTCTTCTTTGCATTTTCAAGCATCTTCTTTGTAAAAATTGCCTTTGGACGTTTATAATTTACAGGGGCTACAATCTGCTCATATTTTCTAACGGCAAGGTCAAGATCCATTCCTTCGGAAATATTCACCAGCAATGTTCCTATGCTATGGTTACGAATCTTACCGATAACGGCACCTGCAGAAATTGACTTTTCCCAGATCCAAAGTTCTTTCTGTTTATCCGTAAGCTTTCCATATTCTTTCTGATAATTCTTAAATTCAGTAAGTTGCTTTTTCCATTCGGCACCTTTATATAAAGAATTTTGAGCAATCAGTTCAAGTACAGTATCTACAGCTTCTTTACTAATTTCATCAAGAGAACGTTTAAATACATTACGGACATCTCTGAATTGACTTAAATCACCTTCAAGTGTATGTCCATAACATTCCTTAAAGATACAAATTTCTGGCAGATCTACGAAGAAATGCTCGTATTTATTAATTTTTCCTGTCGGGAGCATTTCTCTATTTTCATGAGTACCAATTCGTTTCTCTTTTTTGAGGAATACCCCTGATACCGCTTTCTGTTTTACATAGGCATCAAGCGCAGCTGCGACTACATTATATTTATCATCTGATACTGGATTAATTCCCCAAATGGTATGTAACTCACCATTTTTAATAGATACAACGTTACCAACGTCTCTGATAAAATGTCTACAGCAACTGCAGTCATATTCTCTTCTTTCTCTGTAAATTTCATTTGTACCTGCCGGAAACGAATCCAGATATAAATTATAAAGCTCCTCGGTGTCCACATTTACTGTGAATAATCTTGAAGAATCTTTAGACATCTGCTGTAAATTTTTCTGGATTGCCTTTACAAAATCTCTAAACATATTTTTATCTCCTTATTGTTTAATTAAATTTTTATTTTCACTGATTTTTCTTTTCTTATTCGAGACTGATTCTTTTTGAACAATTCATCAAATACTCTTGGAGTATACTTTTTATCTGGCACAATTTTTTCTATTCTTTTAGTAGCACTTCCAGATAAAACGCTCGCACATGATTGAATTTTCATTGTATTTATAATTTGCATCTTATTCTTAGCTTCTCTTCGTCTATCACAAATCTCTTGCAGCTTTTTGCATAATTTATATCCTTCTGCCGCAGAAAACTTATGAAATTCAATATAATGCAAAATGTCTGAAATTTGTAAATCAGTATATGAAATAATAGAATTAAGTTCTTTTGAATAATCAGTAATTTCATTCATCTTACTTGAAAATTCATTTATACTACCGATAATTTCACCAACTATATCATCTGTCGTAATTGCTTCAACTCCATTATAATCGGTTTCACAAATTTCATATGGTCCAAATTTTTTTAATACGTCTGGAATATTATTTGCTTGAATTGCCTTAATCTTTTTCTTTTCAATTTCAGGAACCAAGAGTGCATCAGCAAGATCAGATACTAATTTGATTCTTCCTGTTGGATCTCTTGCGATGTACTCTCCATTTTTCCCTTTTAAATAGTAACATATCATTGTTCATGCCTTTCTGATTGAGTTAATCTAATTCGTTTTGATAGATCAACTATATCACTGTTATTTGCATTTGTCAATAGTAAAAGTTAATTTAATTTGTTTTTGTATTCTTCTTCACTGATAATAGGAATGTTCAACTCAGAAGCTTTCTTATTTTTACTAGATCCACTGTTTTTATCATTGGTAATTAGATAATCAGTTGCCTTTGTAACTCCGGACACAACTTTCCCTCCTTTTGATTCTATATCCGCCACAAGTTCATCCCGGTTAGCAAAAATATGTAACTTCCCAGTGATACAGAATTTCTTTCCGGACAATGAATCGCTTTCAGAAGATATTTTATCATTATTAAGTTTCGAAAATATGAACTGTTCTGCCAAAGCAATAACGTAATCATAATTTTCCTTAAAATATCTATGGATAGAAATATTTCGCTCCGTCCCTAATCCTTCAATACAGGTAAAATTAAAATCAGAAGCAGCATCTTTAATAAATGTTTCAAATGGATAGAGCATTCCTAATTCCCTGGTTCTTATTTCTTCATATCTAGCAATATCCTTTGCAGCTCTACCACCAATTAACGGAATATTTAATCCTACAATAAATTTTTCTATGGTAGTATTCCTGCTAAACTCAATAGAATCTAAAATATTCGCAATTTTCTTTGCTCCCATTCTAGGTAATCTGGACAATTCTGTAGAATGATCCTTCAAATAATACAGATCAATTGGTGATGTCACAAGCCCAGTATCAATCAATAGCTGCAATGTAGCCTCAGATAATCCATTAATATCATGGGCCTTTTTTCCTACAAAAGCATTTAATTCACCCAGAAGCTTGCCTTTGCATCCAGCATTCATGCACATCAATACTTCAGAATCGTTCTCTTTTACGACAGACACTGGTTCTCCACAGATTGGACATATTTTAGGAATTATAAACTTTTCACCGGTATTATAACCTCTTGTTATGTTTTGAGAAATCTGCGGAATGATCTGGTTTGCCTTATACACAGATACGGTATCATCTTTATGAAGATAAAATCCTTTGAATATACTCACATTGTGTAGGCTCGCTCTACTTACAGATGTTCCGTCAATATCAACCGGTTCAAAGACTGCTGTAGGCGTTAATTGTCCAGATTTACCCATAGTCCATTCAATATCAGTCAAAACTGTCTCAAATTCATCATCATAGAACTTGTATGCCAGAGAATGACGTGGATACTTATCTGTGACTCCAAGTGATAATCCATAAGCGATATCATTATATGCAGCAACAAGCCCATCAATTGGATAAGATAAGTATGCTGCCTTTTCCTTTAACAGATTAATAAGCTCTTCAAGATTCTGATTTTCTTTATATACACGAATATAGGGTACAATATCAAATCCAAGTTCTCTTGCTTTTTCAAATCTTGCTGACATTAAAGGTAGCTCGTCCATACCGGCAGGTACCTTCCATACTATAAAACGAACATGACGTTTGGCTGCTACCTTACTATCTAGCTGTCTGACTGATCCTGAAGCAAGATTTCGCGGGTTCTTATATCTATCTTCTTCATGTTTAATTAAATTATTAATTTTCTCAAAATCTGTATATGTAATAATAGCTTCTCCTTCGATTTCAACGTGGCCTTTCTGATTAATATGCATAGGAATATTTTCGAACGCCTTTGCATTGTGAGTAATAATTTCTCCTGTAACGCCGTTTCCGCGAGTTTCAGCCTGGATCAGCTCGCAATCTTCATACGTCAAAAGAATTGTCAATCCATCCATCTTACACATTAGCAAAGCATCTTTATCACCAATAAATTTTCGAAGTATATTCACATCTTTAGTTTTATCAAGAGACATCATTAAATGTGAATGCTCAGTTTTCTCTAATTTACTTTTTACTTCATATCCGACGCTATGGACTGGAGAATTACTTAAAATAACTCCTGTTTCTTTTTCCATTTTTTCCAACTGATCACACAGATCATCATACTGATGATCCGTAACAATACTCTCTGCATTATTATAATAAGCATCTCGGTACTGATTAAGTTTTTCAACCAATGCTTTCATTTCTTCAATCTTGTTCATTTTTTCCTCCTGTATTATGTATAATTAAATCGTCAAAATATCAAAATGTACTGACCAATGATCACACATCATATCAATTGTTGCATCCGCGATATCGTTAACGCACTCGTCATCACATTTGACTGAATCAAACTGAGAAATATCAATATAATGCTCTGCTGTTCCCTCTTCAAAAGTGATAATATTATCATTTACTGTAATATTAACTGGATTCAACTGCATATGAGATATTATTGCAGATTCTTTTTCTCCTACAGAGAAATGTACCGCAACAGTTTTATTGTCATATGCTGCTTTTTCAAACATAATATCGATTTTCTGAGCTACTTTACTTGCATTCTTTACAAATTCTCTAACCATTTTTTTGTTCCTCGTAATAAATTTGATTTTAATGAAAGTTAATTTAACTTGTTACTTTATTTAAACATGGCGACTATATTAAATAGTCACCATATTTTTTAAGAAAATACGCAGGTCTTTTAATTTTTATTCCATACTGGTGTTCAATCATAGACCGAGTTTCAATATCATATAAAATCTTGTTTTTATTTAAATTATATTTTCGGATTAATTCATTTGCCATATTGATTTGGCCGGAGATATTGATTTTTTCAGCAGTCATATATGATACATCTATGGACTTCAACGCTGCTGCTAATGAATTATACATTTGTCTCCCAAGACAATGCGGATCATCTTTTACAATATGAGATCTTTTTATAATGGTTCCATCGTCCATAAGTTTGGATTTAGTTCCATATGGATATGTTAATTCCATTGTCATATTGCTCTTTTGTGCAGTTAAAATTAATGCTTCACTTACATTTACAACTCTTCCGGAATACAATTTCATTGTATGATTTTCTACGTCAATATCATCAAGTTTTGCTCTAATCGTGTCTTCAAAATCTTTAGACTTGCCATATTCAAAAATGCTCAGAATCATGAATCGATCTCTAGGATTCTTTAATGCTTCGATCCATGTTAAAATCGTATCTCTTGATACAATCTGATGATTTAACAATGTCTTATTTAATAGTGCTGCCAGCATATCAGGTGTGATAGTTGCATAGATATTTTGTCCATTTAACACTAAATTCTCATTAACACACCAGTCCGTATATTGTGTAAGAGTATTATTTACTACAATAATGGACTCTAATGTTGTAAATTTGAACAACTTATACATTTCTGTAATCTCATTTAAATTAAAGTCACATAAATCCTTTTGATACATATGTTCAAACGGCGCAACTCTCTTAAATCTAGGTACAAGAGGAGTAACGCTTGCAACAGTTTTTAACTTAAATTCGTAAAACCTTTGTTTTCTATCTTCGTTATACATTTATATTCTCTCCTCTAAAAAAGGAATTAATCTTTTCCTTATCTTATTAAAGTTTCTCGAAAAATCATATATTATTTTTTCCTCACGTTCCGCATCATAAATAAGAAAACGCTTATAGTTCTCTATCATTGATATTTTATTTTTTCCATCATAATAATGAAATAAAATCGTAAGAATTATAATTTCTTTCTTTGAATATTCTTTTTCAAGATACTTATCATCTTCTTCTGTAAGCATATTCAGATCTTCGATAAATTCCTTTGATACTCTAATGATTTCTTTTCGTTGCTCAGGAGAATCACTTTGCCTTTTACTGAAATATAATCTCTTAATACATTCTGCCAGAGTTGTTGAATCAATAAGCCCGCCTATTTTTATTTCCCCTTGCAAATTACACATACTGCTTTCATTAATACGCTGGACCACTTTATTCTGAGCTGCATATGAGTTATATGTGTCGCTTAACTGTTTGCTCATTTTAGTTTTCTGGTCATACTGATATATCATACGGCGAGATTTATCAATGTCAAAGTTTGTAATTCTCAGCTCCATTGGATAGTTAAAATTTGGATTTTTACTTCTGGCCTGGAACATTGATACATATCTATGATATCCATCGTTTATATCAAACGCCTCTAAAGAATGAATAATAAGCTGACGTGATTGCTCATCATAATGAAAATCTGCGTATACATCATCTTTCGGGATATTCAAAGTGATTGTATCCGGAACATAAATATGTTCAAGCATATCTGCCGTAATTTCTTTTACTGCACTCTTATTCAATGTAATACGATATAGCTCATTATTATCTCGTGTTACTTTAGTCATAGCACGTTGTGTGACAGGATTATAGTTAATTAATCCTGATTCTTGCAGAGCGCAAAATGTATCTACATTTAAAGATCCTATCCATTGATCATCGCTTACCTGAATCATATTGAACACCAACGGGAATTCAATTTTATTTGGTTCTTCGTATTGCATCCCACTATATTTACTTATTTCTCTGTCTGTAAAAAAGTCAGATAACTTTTTGCGATAATCTTTCTTAGTGGCATTTAATATACTATCTGCAATTACAAAAAGTGTATAATCATTTGCTTCTTCAATACTCTTTCTACTAGATAAAAAATCTGAAAAAATGCCTTTGGGATAATTATATTTCTCATATGCATAATTGTAAATTTCTAGCTCGTCACTCTTATTAATTAAGATATTAAAAAACTTTTTGGATAAATAATCTTCTAAAATACTTCTATCGACATTCATTTTTCTCACCTCTTTCCTCAGATTATATCACGCAAAGTTAATTTTGTCTATATTTTTGATGATAAATTTTTCGACATGAACTCCGTTGCTTCCTTTCTTGAGTTATTTTCTTCAACTGTATAAATACTGGTTGTCTGTATATCTGCATGCCCTACGGCATTTTTCGTAGCAACGATATCTTTTGTTTCCTTATAATATAATGAAGCAAAAGCAGCTCTTAACTTATGCGGAGACACATGTTTACCAATTCCTTTCTCGGCATATTTGACTACCATACAATAGATTGTTTGTGGATCCATACGTTTTCCATTTTTTGATATAAAAAGAGCATCCTCTTTAATCCCCATATTATATAGTATTTTATCTCGATCAAGGATCCAATCTCTTAATACACGTATGGAATCATCATTTAATTGATATACCTGTTCTTTATCTCGCTTGTCGATAATAGTCAAATTGTGAGTCTCAAAATTTAAATCACTTAAGTTAATTTCGCTTAATGCAGTTTTTCTCATGCCGGTAACCATAAATAAATATAATATAGCATAATCTCTTGAATGCCATTCTTTTGGCATGTAAGAATATTTTACGGCGCCCAATATTCCATTTAAATCATCCATTGATAAAAACACTCTTTTAATCGAGTCTTTTCTAATAGGCCGATTTACATTGTCCATCGGATTCCTTTCAATATCTCCTCTCCGATACAAAAAATCAAAAAACCTATTTAATGTGCAACATACCAATTTAGTATATGCCACAGACGACTTTTTAATTTCACCATTACCATCTTTTACGTATTTAATATGCTCCAGATACCTTGCGATATCATCTGCGTCAATTTCGCTTATATCTTCTACATCTATATAATCTAAGAAATGATGAAGTTTTCTAACGTAATTTAAACAAGTATTCGGGCTGCGAACAGCCTGAATACTCATATAAAAATCACTCACGCATTGTGGCATATCATTAAGAATTTTCTTAACATTCTTATTTAATTTTAATTCATGCTCCAACCTTCCATTCATAACTTCATTCTCCTCTCTAACATAATTCCAGCTTGTTGATACCATGGCAGTATCACACTACAATATTCTTTGACTTTCCATGAATACCATTCTCCAATCCCCATAAACAAAAGTAATCCAATTGCTGAAATAAGTCCTTTGTTCACCACAATACATAATAATAAACATGGCACTACCCATAACCAATTCGTAGAAAAGTTGCACCATCTTACTAGCCATTTTTCGCTCATACGATCAAAACTCGTAATTTCATCTGGAGTCAAAGAAGTCTGTGGTGGGTTTGCTTTTGCTCTCCTTTTAACAAGTTCTGCTCCTCCGACATTTTTTTCTCCTGGTTTTATATACTTATTATATTCTTCTGTTATTTTTGATGCTGCTCTTTCTTGTGGTGTCTTTCTTACTTCCGGTATACTCCAAAAAATCATTTCTATTACTTCGATTGGATATTCAGGATATAATATGGCTAAAGAAAATCCATTGTCCATTAAATAATATAGAAAACTTACCATTTTTTCTGATTCTGTAAAATCATCCATTTTATATCTTGGATCATATGGTGCTACAGCTGAAGAATTGTAAATACGTTCCCTATTTTTAAATTCTTCATATCTTTTTTCAATGTCATTAACACAACGCATATAAAATTCTCCAGTAGTAAGCCTTTCTACCTCCACTTTTTCAAATTTTATATTATTTCCATAGACAATGTATTCCTCATCTCTTTCTTCGGGTGTTAAATCATCATAAAATTTCTTTGCTTTCTCAATGAGTTGCTTAGGAGTTAGAGCATATCCCTTATATGCTCTGGCTTCTTCTTTTGTTAATCTCATTTTAAAATCACCTTACCCCTTTCTAAACAAGTATATCTAATATAATAAGTTTTACCATTTTTAGTAACTATTCCCCAATTACGAATTGGAACCCCCGTGTCTATCATCTTCTTCAATTTCTCAATTCGCCTTCTGTCAAAACACCATTCAATCATGTAAGAATTAAAGTTCTCAATAAATTCTTCTTTATCAAAAACAAGAACTCCATTTTTTAAATATGATATGGTCTCTTCTTTTGAGTTACCGTCCTCCATAATTATTTTAAAGTCAGTTAATGGTTTTTCCTCTATTATTTCACCTTCTAATGTTTTATAAGACTGCTTATATGTATATTCTGTAAATTTTTGTATTTTATTACAAATCGGACAATACAAATCTTTAATATGCCCCTTTTCTCTCTGTTGTCCAATTTTTCTTGGGATAGGAAACTCAAGTCCACATTCTGGGCATATAAAATTTGATATAGTGCTTCGTTTCTTTTTAGACATTTTAATACTTCCTCCTTATGCTGCAAATCCAAATTCTGATAAATTAATTGTTTCTTTTCGAGGTAAATAATCTGATCCACATGAATCACATATTTTTTTGACTTCCTGATCACTTAATATCTTGATTACTTTCATTTCTCCGGCAATGATCCATTCTCCAGTCATTACAGGAGATGTTTTATACCGGTAAAATCCATGTTTTGGAATATAATCTAAGTCAGCTTTTATATAATTAAATTTTCCAGATTCAGAAATCCCATTTGATTCTGCTTCTTCACAGTAATCATGATCAATACAATATTCAACCATAGCCCATACAGTATCCGGCCGCATATAAGTAATCTTGCCATTTACCTTTTGCCCTATATGTGAGACATACGGAGCTGCATCATTAATATGAAAGCCAGGACGATATCTCAATGGCCCAAGTTTGCTTTTTACCTTTCCATTTTCTAATCTTTCTCCTGGTTCTGCACTAATCCATTCTCCAATTGGAATATTCGTATTTGCATTTACATACAGAGGAAATAGTTTCCCCGGATATTTTTTAGATACCCTAAAAAGCTTATAACCAATTACTGTTTTCATTATACCACTCCTCTTTTACGTTTTCAATATTTTATTAATCATGTATAATTAAATTTTTATTTCAGTTTTTCATTGATATATTTTGTTTTACTTCTTACATAACATTTATGGCATGTAAGGCAGCTCTTTGCCCCGCAATTAATATTTACATCGCGCGCGTTGATATAATTTTTATCATATACTGTAAAGATCTTATCAATAAAATCATATCCAGGATCTGCTTGATCATTAATGCAAGGGCTACTATATATAATCTGTAAGTTACTTGGCTTTTTTTCGCTGGCTTCTAACGCTTCTTCAATAATCCAAGGATTTTTTGTCCATAAAGCAAAGTGCACATGTTTATTCTTTTTACAGATATGAAAATAATTAATCACTTGTGTAACATTAATTAAATCACCAAAACTCTCGAATCTAAAAAAGGAAGCATTGATTATTGGAATCTCTGCTTCCTTTAATATCCTACCAGTTAAAATTTTTGTATTTCGCTCTAAACATGCATTCAAATTTTTATACATTTTCATTTGTCTTTGTGCATAACAATGTGAACACACCAGTTCAGAATTGCTTGATCGATTCTTGCAATATTCATTACACAAGCAGCTAGTTGATAAACTCTGCATTCCTTCCATTTTCCCTGAATGATTTACAGTATAATGAACTCCAGTTACCTTTTCAGCCTCTACTACTGTTAAAAATTTTTCTCTTACTGTTTTCATTTTATCAGCTCCTATAGTATTATATTGTTATTGTATTATATTTTTGCAATATAAAAGAGGCAGCTCTTAGCCACCTCTTTTATCGTTCTTTTATAACCCCAAAATCTTATCTCCGTGTAATTTCTCTGCTACATTTCATCAAATACTGATCAAATTCCATACCAGTAAATTCAAAGAACATTTCTTTTACCGCTTGTTTGTCACTACTTTTATGATAAATATTGAATATGTCTTGAGCCATACCAGATATTTCAAAATCCTGCTCGTCCATTATATCTTTTAAAATAGTGTCAGCATCAACAATTTGACCATCCGGAGTGTTTGTATTCAATTCTTCTACATATTTAAGCAATTGTTCCATAACATACACCTCATTCTTTCTTAATCCGAAACAATCTCGATATCATAATAAAAATCTTCCCACTGCCATCCGTATTCATCACAAATAGCATCCATAAGGTCTACTGGTGATTCAAACTCCACATTGTTTGTTTTCTGATAATTTTTAATTACTTCTGTAACATGTTCTTTACTATCGTCAGATATAATAATCATGTTCCATGATTCAAATTCCTCATTAAATTTCCATTTAATACTTAAAGAATACTTGTTCATACTTTTACCTCCTTAAAAGCAATTCAATCTCATAACACTACCCATAGATTTCTACCATAATATTCTTTTCTTATATGATGAATATCATTGTCAATTTTCGATAACTCAATCTTTTCAAAAGTTACATTTTTACAGCCATCCATAGTTCTGTTTCCAAATCTATTTTTAGTACATTCAATTCCATTTGATGATTCCTCAACCATAACAGAAGTCACTTTTCGTAAATGTTTGATTTTTTGTGTTTCTTCATACGTCATATTATTTACATCCTTTACAATGAAAGCAATTTTTTTATCGTGTCATAAATACTACATTTCCGACTAATTTTTCATTTTCCATTTCTTTTATATAATTTTCAATGACGGTAATCTTAACCAAATCATCTAAATTTGTATAAATCACAATCATTGGAATAGGTAATCCTTCGTTATCTCTTACTTTTTCTTCTAAATTTTCCATCACAAACTTACAGAAACTTATAGGATCGCACTCTGTATCATACGTCATATAAGTATCCAGATAACTTGGACAGAAGTCACCATAAGAATAAATAGTAGATTTGTTATATTTTTGAATTGCATAAGCAATTTCAGATTTCTGTTTTTCTCCTGTTACTCTAATCATCTTTTCACATCCAATCAAAAATTTATAATTTACCGTTCATAAAATTCATCATAATAAATGAAAAATTTTCTTCATATTTCTTTTTGCTCACAATACATAAAGTCATCTAATGAATCAATATGTTGTTTATTCATCTATTCCAAACGCATTGTATAAATCCGACTTTAATTCTTCTATAACTTTTGCTTTTTCATCATATTCCTGCTTGTCAAATAATGTATATTTTTTCAGAAACACAATTTCGTCAATTATTTCTTTGATTTCGTTACGATCATACATAAAATTTCTCCTCACAACAAATCATTGACAGTTATTCCAAATTCACACACCTTGCTTTAATTTTTCCATATTAATCTCCCACACCTTCTAATTTTGCTCCGCAATTAGGACAATACTTTTCAACATCTTTAATTAAAACCTGCTCTTTACAACCTGAACATTCCATAAAACTATAAATATCATCATTAACAAACATCCATCTTCCACCATGATTTTCTATAATCATTCTATACCCTGTGTCTTTTACTTTTGCCATTTGTAACACCATCTTTCTCACAAAATGAAAGTCGAAATTTATTTATTTTCTTCGTACCACAAATCAGAAATTGCATGAGTTAATTCTATTTGCAACATCCATGTCGTATTTGCTCCAAAATCACAGCTGTAAATTTCTCTGATTCCACCCAAATCTGTCTCAGGATCAAAAAATCCAGTTTCTTCTACTTTAAGAAATTCACCATACAATTTTACTAATTCTTCTTTTGATTTTGTTTTAAAAATATTAACGTGTCCCATATATCATACCTCCATTTTAATAAATTCAGTCTTTCAATTCCATTATATATACTCCAAAACATCCAGTTTTCCACATCTAATCATCCTCCTCGTTATAATCCCATCCGAATATTTCCGCAACTTCTTCTCTTATATCTTCATCAGCCCTCATAGCACTGCAGCAATTACAAACTCGAATTGTTTTCTGTACTCTTTTCCCTAATATCTTGCCATAATAAGTATATTTTGAATTAGGTGACTTAATTTCACTTGCTCCGCATAACCAACAATGTGTCATATTATCACTCCATTTTTGATACTGAATTACAAATTTTCTGATTAAGTTTCTGATATATTTTCACTGATTCATCCAATGCTTTAATTATAGATGTTTCACATGTTAATTTTTCTGCTTTGTAAGCATTATCAATTAAGCAAATCAATCCATTTGATAAAATACTTATTTCTTCTTGTGTGAGTTCCAATTTAATTTTTTTCGCCTCTGTTCTTTTTACATAAAACTTATGATCAAATCCCCATTGTGAATATAATACTTTTAATGTCTGATCATAAGTTCCACCAATAACACATCCATCTTCGTAACAAAATCCTTTACTATCATCAAAATAAATATATTCATCTTCTTCTAATCCATCAGAAAATAATTTATCTGTATTTCCTAATTGGACAGAATTAAGACCTACTTGTAAAGTAACTTCTCTATATTCATTTGTTGGATAAAATTCCATATATTTCACCTTTCTCAATCTGAAATCATCATTTCATCAAAGTCCTAAAATCATCAATGTGAATGCTATTATCAGCATTATAAATGATAAGCAGAATAGACATCCTCTAGTCATACGCTGTTTTCTTTCATCTTTTGGTAAACAAAGCCCTATATAAAAAATTACAAAACTGATTATCGCACTTGAAATACTTCTCATAATTTCCTCCAATTCTTCTTTTATATTATAATTTGTTAATTTCTTCTGCAATTTTCTTCAATACATTACCGCCTTCTATTTTCTCAATGCTATCTCCATTTTCCCAGATTGTTAAAATTGGGTAATCATTATATTGTGGATCAAAATAAGTTTTGTCACACATTTTCTTTCTTATCATGTTAATATCTTCTGATATGCAAGCAACGCGCCCTGTGTTGTATTCTTCTAATACATATATTTTCATTTAATTTCCACCTCTCAATCACACAGATGATTAATTCTCTCGTTATAACATTCATCTTTGATATGTAATGCATAATATAAACAGGTCTGAATATTTCCTATTTCTTCCATTGTCAAATCATATTTTTTCGCATATTGTTTTTCTTTAGTAAAAATTCCACCACATAAAAATTCTTCATCATTTAATATTGCTTTAATAACAGGCATTAATGTATTCGTCTTCATAATATTTTTCCTCACTTTCTGTCAGTAAATCATCGTTTCATTTACTTTAATATAATTAACTCTGCTTCTTCGACATATTTCTTTGCAGCATTATATCCATTTCTATTAAGTTCACCTTCAATACTAAACCAAAGTGAATCTAAAAAATTTGGAATAGATGCAAAATCTTTGTTTGGATATTTTTCTCTATATCGTTTATACGCCGTTTTATATAATTCATCTACTAAATCACGCTTCATTATATTTCCTCCATTTTCAACCTGAAACTTTTGTTTCAAATACAATTCTTTAGCATTTCTATCGCTTCATTTAACGCTGCCTGTTTTTCATTCAATTCTTTTTGTAACCTCTTTATCGTCTCATCTCTGTCCTTCACCATAAGCTTTAACTGTTCTTTTGTAGCATTATGTATATTCAAATACTCTCCATTTTCATACTGTTTATTTGTCATAATTTTCTACCCCATATTCCCCCGTCAATAAATCAACTTTGTTCCACATTCCGGACAATGTTTAGGCCGTAACTCTTCTTTCTCATCATTTCTAACTAATGAATAACCGCATTCCGGACATAAAATTTCATCATCAGCATCATCTCCCTGGCGTTTTACCTCGATTCCATCTTCATATTTTTGTTGCATTTCTGCCAAAGTAAGAGCCACTGTCTGAAATAAAATTGCCGACTCATGAATTTTCTTTTCTAATTTCAATAAATTTTTATATGATTCATAACAATCTTTGATTAAATTATTTTCGTTTCTTGCAAATCGCGGAACAAATGTTCCAAAATCATTTTTACTGGCAAAATGTTTTGAAGAAATTGCATCACGATCAATATTTTTATAGATTCCAACGTAATCATGAATAAAATCATTATTAGTAGAATCTAACCAAGCCTTTAAATCAATATCAAATACCTGCACTGCATAATTAATATCCATAGAATGACTGAGCCGGGAACTATACATAATTCCCAGCTCCGCTGCTCTATCAATTATTTGATTAATCAAAACTACTCTTGTTTTTGCTTCTTTTGTATCTTTTACGTTTTCCATTCCACTTACCTGCCTTTCGCTTATAATATCTGCTATTACAGCAGACCCACATTTTTACTCCGAATACACCAGCAGATACTTGAGCATACTTAAAACTTCTGGATATAAATGAATGCTCATAATCATAAAACGGTGCTTTTCGAATTTCATCTACGTATCGCTGTTTCATATATTCTGTTGCATCACTAATATTTAAACACTCAATCACCTCTGCCCTCTTATTACTATGTATAATAATTACATTTACCTTTTTCATGTTATATCAGCCTCCCAGTTATATACGAACGTTCGTTCTGTTTTTTGATATTATTGTTATACCATACTGAGAGGCTGAGGTCAATATTTAATCGAACATATTTTCGATTTATGCAGATTTTTTAGGATACAGCTCTTTCATCCTCTTGCTGAAATCAAAATCATTTACTTCAATAACGCGTTTCATGTAAGCAAATAATCTGTAGTATACACCCCTATAGCAATCTACTGCACTTTCTACATCTACAAGAGAATCCTTCAAAGACATCATATTGCCTTTAACACCAGGAACTCTGCATCCATGAAACTTAATTAAATTCATAAGTGTATAATAAGAACCTTCTCCCTTGAATGCGTCTTTCCATTCTTTACATTTAGGAGTTTCATTAGGCAGTCTATACATATTGGTACAGAACTTTCTTAATACTCTATATAAATCTTTATATGAAAATGTCATTGAGTGGTGGTTTCTGATGTTAATAACTACTCGTTTTACATCTGCAAAGTTGCTTTTCTGTGGATAATATACATATTTGTTAAGATCTTCAACAAATATATTTCTACCAAAAACCTTCTTATAAGGAACACCTTTACATTTATGCATCGGAAGTTTATTAACATAAATCTCAAGTTTATTTATATAATCCTCGCAAGTAGCAGAAACAACATCCGGAATAAAGAATCTTGATCTTTCAGCAAAAGCTTTCGGATCTCTATCCTGTAATTCGGCTAATACTCGGATTTCTTCTAACATCATTTCAAACTGATACTGATATCCATAATGATCATTTAAATATGCGTCATATCCAGATTTACCTGTATAATAACTCTTGTAATTCAGCATTCTGAACATCTGTGCCATAACCCATCTTCGATGTAGACGAGTATTTCTTACATATCCATCTTCATAAATCTGAGATAAGAAAGACTCCTCTTCTGAATTCCTTTTCTTCTCTGGACTTACAATGACAGGACTTCCGTCTTCGCTGATTGTTACATTAATTGTGCTGCCAGGTTTTAAACCTTCCGGTAATGTTACGCTGAAATATTTTCCTGTTTCAATGTTTGCTGCCTTTAATGCTTCCATTCTGTTCTCTCTTGATTTTTTCATAGTTTTATTCTCCTTTGTATTTGTTTTATTTTCTGTGATTTCTCTCCAACCAAGTACATCAAAATATGAATAATTACGCCATTCATAAGTGTCATTTTTACCTTTGATCATCATATCTTTTCTTGTAGTTCCGTCTTTTAAAAGAATTTCTACTTCCTTATATAATTCAGGGATACTTTCACCATAAATCCAATTCATAATCTACATTCTCCTTTTAATTTAATTTTCAAATTCTATTTGCTGTAATTCTTCCATCGTAGAAGCGGATCCGACAATAGTACAATAAATTACATTAGATACTTTTGTATTTAATTCTTTTGTAAGAGACTTAAAAAGTTCACTTAACTCTTCTGCTCCGGCTCTGGTACCAATATGATTTTCAATATCCAGTTGAACTTCATCTTCTCTTCCGTCCAATGTCAAGAATCCTACATTAATAACTGAACAAAAAGATAATGTATCTACTTCCGACACAAGCTTCCCCTGTTTAATTAACTGTTTTATTGTCAATGTGATCACCTCGTTATTATAATTCTAACCCAATCATCTCTTTTGCAATTTCTTTAACCGCTTTTCTCGCCGTCCAATCAGTATACTCTGCAGCACAGGCCACGCAGTGGTCATACATGAACTCCACCAAGTCACCCACATCCTTGATTTTAGCCTTGATTTCGGCAATCTTTTTTTCTTCTTCTTTTTTTAATTCTTTTTGAAGTTCTTCACGCGAAGCATACAAATCTTTCAGCAGGCAGCCGCTGTTTCCACCATCGTCCCACTCAATATCTGCATATGGATATTTTTTCGGGTATCGTACAGAAACTTCTGTTTCGCCAAGTGCCGTAATTTTTGCACTGTGGATACACTGTCCCCAAGGTTCCAAGAACCAGACTTTCTGACCAATTTTTGGATTATTAATCATTATTTATCACCTCCTAACATTCAATCCACTTCTTCAGTATAATTAAATCTTTATCTTTTCCCTGATAAAACCAATGGCTGCCCATCTGCTCTTCATCCCAAGTCAAATATCCTGCCAGAGAAGCACAAAGAATGAATGCTTCAAGCGCAGCTCTTGCATAATTTCGATCTTCGCCAGTAACCAACTGTCCGTCTGTCATTTCATCTGGCTTTAATGCACGAAAATATTCTCTTTGTCTGTACTTCTCACTTCTTTCACTTGGAATTGAATATTTATATTTGTGATACAGATTTTCAATAATCTCAAAACATATTTCATTGCATTCCTTTCTTGACGTATCAAAGTTAATTCCGTCAATAACAATTAAATCGTGACGGATATCATACATAGAAGATTCTATATATTTTTTACCTTCACAAATTAATGTTTTATTCTTTAAATCCGCTTTCCATCTTTTGGTTTCGCTAATTTTAAGATCAGATAAAAAATCTCCGTAAATACTCATTTTATCTACTTCCTTTCATTTTATTGTATATTAACTCTGTATTTCTGAGACATTCCTTTAATAGTTTCATATATGAAGGTTATCCGGAGGATATCTAGCTCCGTTAGGGGCTTGATTTCCTCCGGATAACCTTCTTATTAAATTTTAAATACCTTGTTAATATTCACTGCCTTGTGGTTTTATATCAATTCAACATTTCTGAGGTATCACTATAATCATTTCATATCTCCAGAGCAAGCCGTGAGGCAATTTATTGCCTCAGGTGGTTGTTTCTGAAATTAAATTAAATGTCTTATTGATACTCGTTACCTTACGATTTTTTTTATATTAACTCAACATTTTTAAGACATTTCTATAATTGTTTCATATAATGCAGGTTACTGGAGATGTAATCTTCAGGAAGTGCTGGGGATACCCAGAGGTTCCTGAAGAAGACATCTATCTTAGCCTGCATTATTAAATCTTAAATATCTTATTTGCATTCCGTTATACTCCGGACTGAATATACTCAATTAATCTGGCACATTTCTTTAACAGAGTCATATTGAGCTGCGATTCTCCTGGTGGAGGATCTTAAAGCCGGTTCGGTAGACCGGATTTCAGATCCGTAACCAGGAATAATGGCAGCACCATTAAATCGTATTAACCTTGTATATTCCGAGTGTGCTCTCGTTTAATTAAATTACTTATTCAATTACTTTCCAACTTCGTAGAAGTGACTCTAATGAATCTGAAATAGAATCATAATCAGTGCCATAAATATTAGCATTAGTGTTACCATCTAATTCCATTTCATAGCTTTTTTTAGGAGGCTCCAAAGTCACACCCTTTTTATCTAAAAAATCTTCAAAGATATCAATAATACCTCCAATAAGTTCTGTTTTGTCATTCTGGCCAGTCATGTTTTTTGTATCTCGTATTACGAGTTCTGTTTCAATTGGCATCACAGCATCGTCTGATAATGTTGCAAATTTGCATGTATTAAGATTGTATGCATTATTATCCTCACCAGAAGTATCTAACTTTAAATAAATATCTCCTGAATATTCGAACACATTTCCGCACACTAAATCTTTAAATGTATATTCTTTTTTCTCAGTTCTTTTATCTATAATTTTCATATTATTAATCCCTTTCCTAATAAACTATTTCCATTACATCAGGATAATCTTCTCTATAATCTTCATCATTTCTTGGTTGCCATACAACCAGATCATCCAGATCATATTCATCAGTACCGAAATCATTATACATTCGCCAAACCTTATGTTCGGCTTCTGTATCCGTATTAGCCACAACAAAACCAACTGTCTTCAGACCGTTGAATCCATCAAACCCATACAACCAAATATTATCCGGCATACCTTTATCCCTCCAATTCTTCAACCAAACTCCAATAACTTTCGTTTTCATCAAGCCCATCTTTTTTATTCTCTTCGACAATTTCATCGGCCTTCTGTTCTGTTGTACAAATAGCTATTGTTTCTGTTACATTAAATCTAAATTCATCGTCATATTCATGAACTACTCTGTAAACTTTTTCGCCTGCTAAAAATCCTGGAATCTTTGTTACAAATCCGGACCATTCATGCACATCATTCCCAGATTCATCTGCTGAAAATATATCAAGCTGTCCTTCAATACTTAAAACCACACACATTCCATTATATTTTTTCAAATAATCAATGCAGAATTCCACTCCGTAGAACTGTAATGTCCCGGCATCTAACTCATCCCAGCTTTCCCATTTAAAGAGATCTTTTCCGCAAAATGTTTGAATGTTATTTTCTTCCACCTTCATGTTTTTTATCCTCCTCCATTAATACAAGGTTAACTGCTTTTTCAAATTTCGCACGTAACTCTGGATTGCTATCAACGACCTTTTTTCTACTATACCCAGCACTTCCATGTTTAGAAACATATCTCTTTTTCAGATTTACCCAATTAATATTAGGATCTGTTTTTCTAAGCATTGCATATACCTTTCGATAACTTATAGTGTAATTTGCGCTTTCATCATTTATCTTTTTTATCAGAGGCTGCATAATTAAATCTATTTTGCATGTATTTTTATACTTTTCAGCCATATCTGCCAGAGTACAATCGAAAATTGAACGCAATTGTTCATCTTCATAAATAACATCAAATGTAGAAACTTTAGAAATATTGGAATGTCTTCTTCTGTACTCTCTCTTCTCCTGGTCCCATACAATTCCATATGTTTTATTTATATAATCATATAAATATTTTAAAACACTATTTCGATCAGTAAATTTAGAACTTTCTGAAAGCTTGTCGACAAATTCATTCGTTCTTTTCTTCCAATCGTAATATTCCTGTTCTGTTGGTGATACAACTTTCTTTTTATCCTCTTTTTTAACAGGTATTGCATTGTTTAATTTAACCGGATCAGCATTCTTATTCATCATTGCTGTTGCAAACTTTCCAATTTCAGTATATAATTTATCGATCTTGTTATTAATTTCATCGAGTCGATTTGAATAATCCGGAATTGTAGGCATCTGAATATCCGGAAATTGCAGCTGAATCATATTCCCTTGTGGTTTATATACTGGAACAATTTCTTCTGTCGTTTTCTTGTCTCCTAAGAATGCAGCTGCAAGGACATCTTTTGCCTTTAACTGATAATCGATTAGTTTATTTACTAATACAGGATTTTCTCTCTGCATTGTTGGTGTAATAGCAATTTTTGCTAGCCATAAAGGGACATAGTCAAGATCAAGACAAAGAACCTTTGTATTTGAATTCCCAGATCCCAAGGAGTGAAATTTTACTCCTTGGGATATAACAACATCTTTTTGTATTTTCTTCCGTTCATTATCGATCTTATCTTCTCCAAAACCAATACCCTGACACATCCAACGAACACCAACCCAAACCTTTCCGTCCGGATCCTGTGCTGCTCTTAACATATCTCCATGAAATTCCACATCTTTTACTATTAATTCGCTATTCATATTCGCTTTCCTCGCTTTTATCTATTTGATTAATCCCAACCTATAATTGTTCTACCGTATTCATCAGCAGCTGCAAAATCCCATTCAATATCGCCATGCTCCATCTCCTCATCACTAAATTCACTTTCGAAAGGATTTTCTCCTCGTCTGAGGAATTCAATTTCTTCTTCTGTGGCCTCAATCTCTTTGCATACTCTAAGTCGTTTTTCTACTGTAACTTCAATTAATTTTTTCTCTGGCTCTGGCATAATCTCACATCCTCTCTTTTATATTCGACGATCTTTTACTTCGCTTACCGGAAACAAAAGTAATTCTGTAATTCCATTTACTAATTCCTCTAATGAATTAGCCCATCTATTATGATAACCATGAGTATCTTTCATATCGTCAGCATACCTGTACATATATTTTCTAGGTTGACCGTTCCATTTAATTCCTTCTGTATTGACATATACTACTGAATTATTTTCTGGATTTCTAATCCATCCACTGGTACCACGCTTATTCCCATTTACAGAAATTTGATGCAATGAAAACTCCATACCAGGTTTCTTTTTGTTAATTGCGTTTTTTAATTTTGTCGTTAAAATCAACATAAAATCACCTCATTTTGTTTAATTAAATTTTAATAACTCAACCTTACAACTCTTCCATCACATAATTCCATGAAATATTCATCATCTTCAACTAAGTCTTCTCCAAATTTCTTATAGTCAAAATATTTAGAAGAAATTGAGTCATCATCTTTGACATATCCTAACTGCCAAGCTTCTTCGCGTCCAGCTTCTTCACTATTATCGTATATATAGCTTACAATACTGCGATCTCTAAAATCTTCTGCGTATTCATTAAATATCTCTTCAATATTACGATCTGATAAATTGTATTCTTCTTTTAAATATTCCATTTCGCTTTTTTGAATATCTTCAAAGAAAGCAAACGCTTCATCAGACTTTAATTTATCATAGATATGTTTAATAGAATCAATAAGTTTGATTCCCGCTCTGTATCGACTATCACCTTTCGTGATTCCATACCCAAGTGCTTTGATAAATATGTTAAATGTAAGAATCTCTTCATATTCATCTTTTGTAAGGATCGTTTCAATTTCTTCGTATACAGGAAATTCACTGCCAGAATAGCAGCTGCCACATACATCAATTGAACTGAAATAGTGATTGCATTCAAATTTTGGACCGGCTGCATCAATATATGCACAGCAATCACGATCATCAGAATCTTTAATTCTATATAAAAATAAATGTTCACTCATATAATCACCTCATTTAATGCTTCCAGAAGAAAGAATCATTGCAAGTCGTTTTTTCGCTTCTTCTTCAGTTCCTCTCATAATTCCTAATGTCATATGGCACTCTTCATTTTCCCTAGATGTTAAACATAATTTCCATCGACATGTACCATCTTGAAAATACTTAATTGCTAAAATATACGCATAAAACAGCTTAGGATTTATTACCGCTGGATAAAACGAATAATATGCAGTTCCGGGATTCTCACCTCTTGGTATATCTTCCAACAATGTTTTCTTTTCTTCAAAATACTGGTTCATGTCTGAATCCATTGTCGTAGCGAAATCTGCAATGTCTTCCGCTTCTCTTACTTCAATTTTCGGTACAATATACATACTCACATCTCCCTTACAATTGTATCGTATACCGGTCTGCAGATATTCAAAGCTTTCTGCATACACCGAATGCTATAGTATCCTTCAATTTCTTTTTCTGTGTTCTTTCTATTGGCAGATACATTTTTTCCGGTTCCTCTAAGAATCGTGCAATCTTTTCGATTAGTTACAGTCCCTAATCCACCAATATTTCTTTTACCTGTCTGGCAGGCTCGGATACAATCCATAACAAATTCATTCAATGTATCAATATCTTTCTCCACATTGATAATCGGAAGCACCTGCGTTGCCCAAGAATAAGTTCCATCTCCTTTGTATAGATATCGGTTAATAGATTTCAAAGCAATTTTACCGCCGATATGATAATTTAAGTTATCAATGCTTCGTTTTCCAATTTCTTTCTGAAATTGCTTTACACGATTTGGTGATAATGTAATTTGACTTCCCTTTATCATAAATCCCAGGAACTTAAACCATTTATCACCTGTAAGGTATTCTACTTTCTTTGGATTCAATTTCATCGACATCTTATTTAATTCTTCTTCAAGAATACTCATGGCATTTTCATATTGAGTTCCAATGTATAAAATATCGTCCGAATATCTTACATACATACTAGCCATGTTAATGTGTGACTTTTCATAAAGCTTAAGATCAACATGATGCAACATTACATCGGCTAAAAATGAAGCTACCGCACATCCTTGCTTTAAGCTCTGGTAATGTTTAATTAAATTTCCATCTGGATCAAAACAAAGGTCTGTATGATAATATTTTCGTAAAATTGTAATTACCTTTGATTTTCCAGTTCTCCTTTCCACACAATCAAATGCGTCATCGATAAATTCAATCGGAACAGAATCAAAGTACTTACTTAAATCTGCTTTGAATCCTAAAATATCATTTAAATGCTGATGTAAATCTGGTTGAAGTTTACGAGATATCTCCTGTACGACTTTGCCGCAGCCGATTCCCTTCTGATAACTTTTGCAAGCTGGATGAATCATATCTGAACACAATTCAAACAGTAAATCATTTACAATAGATAAAAAGATCCTATCAATATTTTCGTTTACATATACTGTTCGAAACTCTCCATTGTCCTTTGGAATTAATGCTTGGTGTGGCGGAGCGATTTCATAATTATCTTCCAGAATTGCCGTTGCTAATCTTATTCTTGTCTCCGGGCTGCAGAGCTGTCTCAGCTCGCCTTTATCGATTCCCTTGAAAAACCCTTTATTAATTGCTGCTTCCCATCTTTCTGCTTCAAACACTTTCTCTAAGAGAATATCTTTCATCTCATCACCTCATATCTCTTGAATGCATTTTCCGTCTTTAACAACTAGCACATTTATTCCGTCATCACACTCAACGAAAAGATCTGATGCGTCCTCCAATACTGGCGCAAGTTCTTCAAACATTTCCATCATGACAGATTCCCACCCATAAGAAGCATCAAAGCCATTATCATAAGTAGTCCAGCCATCATCATCGTTAGCAACATCGAACATTTTTCCGATACCAATAAACACAGCAATCAGATCATCAATATCATTAATATCTAAATTCTCTGATTTTCTATATGTATCCAACCCATAATCAATATGTTCCTCTTTCCCTCTGCTGATTTTTTCTTGCAGTATTTTAATTGCTTTATCCTTATCCTTGAATTTCATCTGTGAATGTATAGAATATACTGATCCCATAATTTATTCTTCCTCTCCAAAAACTTCTATCGCAGTAGCATAACTATCCATAAAACCTCCATACTTACTGGTATCAAAGCACCAATCGTAACCACATCCGTTTTCAATGGCTCTTCTAATATCTCTAGCAATTTCATCTACAATGTCGTCATTATCCGCAGCCTTTTCATATTCAGGTTTGTCATTTTCCTTACTTAATTTCAACAGTGTTTGTTTTACTTCTTCTTTGTAAATATCCAACTGCTCCTCTCTCAATTCCGCATCCCAGGCAGCCCAAGCTGCCTTAATTTCATCCACTGTGAGCTGAATCTGCTTTCCATTTCTGGTAATATACACGTTTTGCATAATTATTTATCCTCACTTTCTCTTTATTCTTCTACCTCTCCAAACAACGCTTCGTACTCATCACATTCCAGATGTTCCATAGCCCATTCCTTTGCGCTTTCTTCAGTCATAGGAATAATTCGAGATCCACCAGTGCTTCCGCCACATACACTTCTTGCATATTCAGTTAAAGCACCACCTTCTCCGTACAGGAAATATTCTCCTGTTTTCTTAAGATATAAGGTTTCCTCGCAATGATTGAAGTCAGAACATGGATATCCATTGCTCCAATAACCAATTTCTTTTGCCGTTTCTGTATCATATTTTCTTCCGTTAATGATTTTTTTCATGACCTAATCCTCCTTTTAATCAAAAACTTCTTGTATCGCAGTCCAATTTGAAATCTGCAAGTAAAGCAATCAGAGTGCAAGGTCTTCCTTGTACCAGTATTTGTCGCCGCAAGAAACGTTCTCCAAGTACCAGTCTTCCACCACCGCTTCTCCAAAATCAGCATCACCGAACTGCATTTTTTCAAGCCCTTTTTTGTATGCTTCTTCCGGGGTTTCAGCAGAAATTGTGAAATACATTCTTGCATCCCTTAAAGAATAGCAGTTGTAACTTCTCAGTGTTCCATTGCATTCCAAATCTCCAATACTGGAGTCCTTTTCCGGAATATCAGCATACACTACAAAAGCAACTTCGTATTTTTTAGGCATCATCTACAATCCCCTCCTCTACTGCCTCAATGTATGCATCATCCATCAGGCGCGTCACCTGGCAGCATGAGCATTCATCGTTTTCGCAATATTCACAAAGTGCTTTTCCTGCTATACTAAGTTTTTCGTAGAGTTCTTTTGTCATCTTTGCCATATTTTTTACTCCTTTCTTGGGTTAGAATCATACAATTTTTCAACATAAAAAATCCCTTTCTTGATCTTAAAATCATCATTTCATGCCAATTCTAACCAATATGAGTTTTTTAATCCTCTTGCTGTTTTTATCGTCCCATTACAGATTTTAAATTTTACACCTAATAACATTGCTGTATTTCCATTTATCTCATATCCTTTACTCTTTAAGTGATGTAAAAATTTATTCATCTTTATTCTCCTTATATTTTCTTAAAATAGTTTCAATTTTATCCGCAAATTTAGATGTTGTAAGTGTCGGTGTACCATTTAATGCGTTCATAACTATCTGAATTTCTTTTTCTGTTAACATGATTACCTCAATTTTCAGCATAAAACTCTTGTTTCATTTGCATTATATTGCTTCTAAAAATTCATCTTAAATTAATCATCACTCAACCACCTCATATCCTTTCAATTCCAACAACCCTATCAATCCTTTCAATTTTACAAACGCCGGAGTGTATTCTTTTGTCCGATCACAATAACCAAACCATTTACCATTTGTATCTTGCTGAATACGGTAAATATTTCCATTAGTTTTATTTACTGCTTCCATTGCATTACTCCCTTCCGTGATACCGAGGTATCAAACCTCAGCATCACAAATTGCGTAAGCCTTATCGATAAGTTCATCTCCGTCTACTACTTTCATGAACATGTTTTCCTGATAGTATTCGCTTCCTCTGGACGGTTTTCTATGTGTAGAAAAGTCAGAAACAGCATTCACAAATCTATAAGCAGATGGCTCAAGCACCTGCAGATCCGGAGCATTAAGATATCTCATCATAAGTTCGTTTCGCATTTCCTGAATGTTTGCTACCTTACGATCCCCATCTTTTTCGTTGATAGGAAGTAACATCTTAACAAACTTATGTACCTTATCAACATCAAGCTTTTTCATCTTCATCTTTCCGAATTCTATTTCTAAAGCTTCAAGATAATGTTCAGTGTTCATGAGCGTATATTTTGCCTCTACAAGTTTCTCATCAATGCGTCCGGTATGTTTGCATACCCACTGTCTTTCAGCCTCTTTAAGGGCCAGATTAAGCGTATTCTGACACCATACACGTACCGGTGTGATAGCTACTCTGACTGATCCTTTTCCATCATGACTGTTCGTAAACACCAAGAACGGATCAATCTTTTCATCAGTAATCATTCTGCCTTCCAGTCTTGCAAGCATCCACACTTTCTTACCGCTCTGAAGAGCACCTGCAGTTTCATATCGTACACCTTCTCCAAGAAGTGCATCCGTAAATGAAAATGCCTCTTCATTCTGCACAATTTTGTAACGCTCAGTAACAATACCTAACGTTTTATTATCAATATCTCTTACATTTGCCTTATAACCAGGAATCTTTAATCCTGTGGCCTCAGAAACAATATCTGTTGGAACTACATTCCAGTCCAGACCTGCTAATCTGATTGCATCTCTTGATGTGACTGCTCCGGCAATTCTCTTGCCAAGTCCGTCCCATGGAGTTCTTCTTGCATCAAACATCGTTTCTACATGTGTAAGGTTATTTGTTCTTCTTTCGATTGTATTGTCCATCATAATATACATCTCCTTTTGTTTAATTAAATTTTTATTCTGTTTTATTTATTTACTTTACTCACCGGCTACTCTTTTAGTAATATCAAAATCTCTTCCGTCCTTCTTACCGGCTTCATAATCTGATTTTGATACTTTTGCAGCTTGCTTAGACTGAAATGTAGTTGTCCTTGCTCCAAGCTCAGACATTCTTTGTTTTACTTCTGGAGGCGTAGATAACACTAAGCCCCAATTTGCCTCTGACTGTGCAGCTGCTCTTTTTTGTTCTTCAAACGCTTCATCAAGTCCTTTAATGAAACCATAAGCATATCCATTGCACATGGATGTAATCAGTTCGTTTGTATAATTAAATAGCTTACCTTTTTGTTTTCTCTTTTTAATTTCTGATTGAATACAATCAGTTGCATATTTAAATGCAATCATACAAATTTCAACGTCTTCATTTAACCCACAAAAATATAATTTATACGTTTGTTTACCTTTTTCTCTACGAGAAAAACTTTCACAGCAGTAATTCTTACTAATAACTTTAGACAATCTCAGCACCCAGGGATCTCTTCTAGTCGAATAAGTAATTCCAGCTGAATGTTCATTTGCCTTTCTTTTTTCTTTATCTTCGACTTCTGCCATAGAGATTTTATGTTCTGCCATAAGCTGCTGTGCCTTTGCAAGAGCTGACTGAGCCTCATGTTCATTCGGACTCTTACTTAATGCTAAAAGTTTCTTAATTTTCTCTTTGTAATCTACCATTTTACATTTCTCCTCTCTCGTTCAGATACAGAATTTTTTGTAACTCTTCATGCGTAATTCCATACTGTTGTTCCAGAAGCTCTTTCCAGTCTTCAAAAGTGTCAACTCGCGGATCCTTGCAGTATTTATATCCGGCGTTGATTACATCTTCTGCGATTTTCTTGAGACGTTTCGGTTCAATTCCCTCAGTCCAAAGTGGGCACTCAAGCTTTACATATGTAAGGATTTCGATTGGCTGTGCAATATTGCTGATCATTAAGGCTGCATTTGCAACCTTTTTATTTACATTCTCTTCCGGCTCAGTATTGTATTTATTGCATAAGGAGATAACATCTCTCTTATTACTCCATCCGATCTGCATTAAGAATGTGACGGCAGTATTAAATTCCAAGTCTCCCGTAATCATCCTCACTTCATCAAGTTTCTGTTTTACTTCCTTATAATTATTTAATGCTGACATTTCTTATCCCTCACTTTTCTTTATTTTCTTCTCGCTTCACAGATTGACAATGCGTCTTCATACGTTTTTATGTCATAATGCCCACCATTCAATGACTGCGTAGATTCGTTCCAAGTTGTCCATACAACCCACGCACCGCCACCTATAGATGCCTTAATTGCTGGATAATTCTTGTGTTTTGCAATTACCATATACAAATATGAATCCATTGGACTCGCATAACGAATCACATCCTGAAGATCATATTTATTATCCAGATGTTCTTTAAAATATTTTCTTACATTATTCCACACGGACATAGGTACTGTTGCACTCATAATTATTTCCCTCCTGTTTGTTTAATTAAATTTGTATAATGTTCCATTAAAAACTCTGCATAAGCAGTTACCTTATCCTTATCACCACAATAGAATCCGGTAGTAAACTTCTCGATAAGCTTATCTCTAATATCCTCGTGAGTCTCCCAACCATCATCTAAATGTTCACGATAATCACGATCCATAACCTCTAACATAGATTTATCATCTATTTTCGCTTCGAATTTTATATTCTTAATATCTTCCGGCAGATCATCCGGCAAGCGTAAGCGCGCAGCGTCAGCGGAGTTAGGAGCGGAAGCGACGACATTTGGAGCGCCAGCGACCTCTACGAGCGATCCGGCTACCAGACCATCCAAGCGGTCACGCTGGTGGTCACGGTACCGGTCGGTACTATTATTATTATTATTATAATTATTATTAGTATTATAATTAGTACCAGTACCGGAACCAGATGGCCATATCACCTGCCCCGTAGGATCATATTCAATTTCATTTATGAGCAAGTTAAAGTCAACAAAATCTGCATACCCGCCATCTCTGTATTTTGTAAGTACTTTATTGACTTTGCCTTTGCTCGTCTTCAGCTCTTGCGCAATCTGATTCTGAGAATATTCTGGATGATCACGCTTCAATTCCAAGATGGATAAAGTGACGGTCATGTTCTCACCGAATGCTCGTGACCGCTTCTCTTGAGATGAGTCGATCGTTTCAAGTAAGGTATCTCCTACATATAATAGGAGATTATTATCTATCGGTTTGGCGTACAGTCCATAGTCTATGACCGCCTCATAATATTCCAGAGCTTTCTCCGGCCCAAGAATTTCTTTTATTCTTTCGCCCTGTTTCCTATACGAAGCAAAGAATGTAAAACACTTACCGCGGTCAAATTCTTTTTCACTCATGATTTTCCCTCCGATTTACTTTCGTTAGTTATCCCTTCTGTTGTCTTTATTTTGGATATGTGTATCAAGAGCTGTGCATAACTCCGGTGTTGCTTCAAATATATAAACATCCAGATTTGGACGTCTTCTATTTGGCGTGATGCCAAGAATTTTAAATCCCTCTTTCCTCAACAGCCATGCGATTCTCTGGCTGCGGACTGCTTTTGTCTTCATTATATTTTTCTCCTTGTATATAGTTAATTTAACTTGTTATAATCAATATATCATTCTTCTCTCGTATTGTAAAGTTAATTATTGCAGTTATGCATTCTTGATAATGCCGCGTCAACACAATTTTTTCCATTCAGAATGTATTCAAGTAAATCCCAGCCAGTGTTTCCCAGTTGGTTCCATGCCTGGTCAAGACCGTGACCGCGTGTACTGTCCATCGGATACAGAACTGTTGTAATTATGTTTAGCATTTCGTTAGCTTTAGACCAGTCTGTAATATGATAAAAGTAATCATACCATTTATTACCGTTCTCATCCGGCGAAACATCATCATCTGAATAATCTAAATATTCTTCTCCTATATACGGAAGAATACCTGAATCTGCTGCATCTTCGAAGAACCAGTCTTTATTATTATCTTCTGAAAGACCTTTTAATGATTCTGATTCCCAGTATTTATGTAATGGACACATATATAAGCGGAAACAAATTGTCTTCTGATCTGATCCAAACGCCTGCAGATCCATTGCTTTAATAATATAGCGATATTCGAAAGCCGGCATATCTTCATCTGCTTCTGCCTGATAGATTTCTTTTGACAGTAATGTTAACTGGCCTCCGTCGCTATATTCTTCATCGAATTTCTCTTTCCACGGGATGATTTGATCCGGATTGCCTGGTCTCCATCCTGCGAATGACAGTGTTTCACTCATCTTCGCACACCTCTTCCTCAATGACCGTGAACGGATGACCAATAATTTTTTCAATTTCCTTTATGGTCATTATAGTAGGTTCTTCCCAATCAGGATCTGTGTATATTGGAGTGCTGTTTTTTGTGTAGAATGTATTAATTAAGGCATATTGGGTTTTATAATTTGATTTCCACACTTTAATTATGTCAAGGCTATGATCATCATTATGCCTATTTGATTTATAATTACTTAAATAGGCTTTACAAGACACACCATGCGCAGTAATATTGGTATAAATGGCAAGATAATTGTCAGAATGCTCATTTCCTAATACAATCCCGATTTTTCCATTTCTTAACTTTACAATATCTGTAGCTGCCAGCTCCGGCATTTTATTACTTGTTATCATGCGATTTCCCTCTTTTCTCTTCTTCCTGTAAACAGATTGATTAATTTAATTTTTTCTCTACGTCGTTCACGCTTACGTTCTTCTTCCTGGCGCTTACAGTCTGCCATGATTTTATCAAATTTTGTTTCTTCGTATGAGGCAGAAACTACAATGTCAACCAACACTCCATTATGGGCAACGATTGTTTTCATATGGAATTTTTCGTAATTTTTATGATTATCTACTGCTTCTTTAATCTTTGTCATTACAGTTCACCTCTCTCTTTCATTTTTGTTTTCAACTGTTCCACATAATCTCTGGCTTCTACCAATGTACATTTCTGAGACTCTGTGTTGTGCATGTGATAATACAATCTGATTGCTTTCACTTTTTCGTGATGTTTCAAGAAATTTGGTACTGTTATTTCTGTTGGGGACATTTCTCTTACGATATTCCCAAAGAATGTACGAATATAGAACTCAAGATCCGGATCCCATTCATTAATTTTCTCATCTCCGGTCATGAGATAGATTGCATTAATCAGGTCAGTTACTGGGATGATACTTCCGTTCTTATGAAGAAAGTATCTTCCCTTCATTGGAATTGTGACTGTTGTTGCTTTTGCTTCTGCTTTATTCATTTGCTTTCTCTCCTATTCTTATGCTCAATAGCATAATTCAGCTACGATTTAGAAGGAGAGCGGCTCTAAATTTCACGCCGCATATGCCGAAGCTGAATTATGATATCGAACATTCGTTTGTCTTTGAGCAGAGTATAGCACTTACGATGCTAAAATGCAAGTGCTATATTCTGTATAATTTAATTTGTTTTATTTGTTTTCTGTTCCAGTTGCTCCGTAATAGCGCTGACTATTGATTACAGAAGTAACTTTTCTTAAATCACCGCCGGTATATAAAGGTTGAATCCCTAATTTCTTAGCAACTTCTTTTTCCAGATGCATTGTGAGGTATTCCGCTGGTCTTCTGCCATGATATTTCGAAAGTGCATCAGCGAAAAATGTGTTCGGTTTTATTGGCTCAAATATTCCAATAATTGCATTAACAACTCGTGGATCATTATCATGCATGTTCAAAACACTTTTTACTGGGCGAATAACATTTGCTGCATATCCATTTGGCTCTGTATGCCATCCAGCTTTTTCGATAATATCGAAGATATTATTGAGAGTTTCTTCACCATTAGTAAGAGCTGCTGCATCTCTTGCTGCTGCATATCCTGTGAGGACTTTGTAATCAGCTGCTTTTAATGCATCTCGTTTCTCTTTTGGAAGATTCTTCAGTTCATGCACACTTAAAAGTAATTTTCTTCCTTTAAGGCAATTGTCAAGAACGCAATATTTTTTGACACCCATAGTGACATTTGCTCTGTGTTTCTGAGCAAGCGATAATTTATCAACATCATCTCCCTGTTCGGAAAATAATGCGGCTTCTTTCATTTTCCTTTCCATAGGATCCACAGGTAATCCTTCTGTAAGTACCGCAATAACATATTTCTCTTCCCGAATGCCTGCTGCCAGCATTCTATGAGATCCATCAATTACTGCGAATGTTGCTGTTTCTGGATGTGGAGATACCAGAATTGGTTCGCATTTATTGAAGTCCCATTTGCGTACCAGAGAGTATACTTTCTCCATGTTAATACAATATACTCTTTGGTAATCTTCATCAATTTCCAGAAGCTCCAATGGAATACAGCAGAATCTTTTGCCTCCGATTCTCTGGCAGTTATTCATCACCGTGTTGTATGCTGTCTGATCTTTGAATACTTCCGGTCTGATTACTTTGCTTTCTTTCTCTGTTTCTCCTGTAAGTAATTTTTCGATTGCTTTGTAGTTCATCATTTTAATCTACCTCTTTCTTTTATTTAATTTTTATTTAGTTTTTAACCGATCAATGTCCAGAACTTTCTCCAGGCATGATCGTACTTTTGCCTTGATGTCTGGTTTTCACATTCGGTTTCTGTTGTTCGAATGACTTTGTTAATCACATCTTTAGGGATTTTGAAGTCTTCCATTAAGTTACGGATTTCTTCATCCCAAAAGAATCGACTTTGAGCTTCTTCGTAATGCTTCTTTTGGATGTTTGTACATCCATATAATGGAAATTCTCCCATGGTTACGATATTCCCTATGCTTCCGTTGCCTTTCATGTTGTTCACCTCTCTTTCTAAATTGCATAGAGCTTGCGACCGTTGATATTGGCACAGCATTCAATTAATTTCGCTTCCTTCATGCCTATCAACCCTGGCAGGCTGCAGATTGCAATAATCTTGTCTTCATAGATAGCATCTGCCTTGGAATAGTACAGTCTAATCTTCTGGTAGTTTGCTTCAGCTAGATTCTGCGTCATTACTTTTTCGTCATGCCACATCTGCTCTGCTGTCTCATAGTCATTTGCTTCAATAGCAGATTTTCTTCTTGTTTTGAAGTCTTTGATTGCCTGTACCATACCTCTGATATCGGCATTAAGCGCTACTAATTTCTTTTGTTTTGGTATCATGATTATTCTCCCTTCTTATGCGGCTGATGTAATAAACATTCTCAGCCATTCTCCATTTATTCTTTCCCATGCTGTGGGATTTAAAGCATATTCTTTTGGTTTAAACAATTCTCTGTATCTTTTGTTCATGGCATCAAGGGAATCAAAGAACTCTTCCCTTTTTAAGTTCCCTTTCTGCGCACCGGATTTGTAATAGATCCGGAGTTTGTATCTGTGTTCCATATGATTCACCTCATTTCTAAAGAATTGATTGCTTTTTAGCGGAAAAGTAGCTGATATCTCCGCATATAATAAAATCCATTAAGGGAAGTGATAACAATTCTCCTACGGATTTAATTCTTTCCATAGCGTTCATGTCTACTTGAGACGGGGAAACATCACCACTAGGATGGTTATGGACCATAACTATATTGGCAGCACCACATAATAGAGCTTTCATATATATTTCCCTTGGGGATAATACTGCCGAATTCACAGTCCCATGGCTAATTTCAAATAAGCCTAATGGGTGTGATTTTGTGTCAAAACATATTAGGTACACATATTCCTCAGTCCGTTTCCCTAGCCGAAGATATTTATTTAAGAAATTAAATATTAGTTCTGGATTATTGAGTGTTACTTTCTCTTCACATATCTTTGCCTTCTCAATAACCGGAAGTCTATCATCATCGAGATAAGTTTCCATTGAATATATCATGCAATCACCTCGTTTCTATTTGCTTACAACAGACAGGATATTTCCCTGTTTATCAAGTTTTACTGTTACTTCGGATCCGCTCTGGAATCCGGATACATCATATGCTTTTCCATTCTCATCAAGGATGTAGTTTCCTGATGCGGAAACAGTTCCTTTGACGGAATGGATTCCGGCATATACGTCAGAATCAATATGTCCGACAATACTTGCGAACATTAAAAAAGCAGCTATTCCTAAGCTGCCTTTAATAAGGATTGATCGTTTTTTGCGTGTAATCACACGCTGATTATATTCTGTTCTTGTCATTTATTTTCTCCTTTATGTGTTCAATTTAATTTGCATACTGTTCGAAGTGTTTTAATCCACCTGCATAATGGGCCAGCAACACTTCGTCATCAGTTACATATTTAGTTCCCTTGGAATCCATGATACAGGACGCAAGGTCATTGATTTCATAATCTCCGGCATCTGCATACCATGAGAACATATTTCCGTTGGAGCAGGTGATTGTTACAAGATCCACTTCCGGTTCTACATCGTATTCGATTTCTGTAACAATTCCGGTAAGAGGGTAAAGATTATCAAGGGTGCTGATTCCCTCAATATCCTCTGTATAATATCCGGTTCCGTCACTGAAACCATAAAGAGTTCCGGTTTCTGTACGATTAACGGAAGTGATTTCTCTTGCTGATACCGGAGTACAGCTTGAGAATAATGTTGTTGTTACTACGATTGCAGTAACGATAGTTTTTGTTGTTTTAGTCATGGCTATTTCCCTCCCTTACGCGAAAGTTGTGAACTTGTCACAACGCATTCTCTTGTCATCTGGTGCCACTCTTTCGTAACCTGGGACTGGAGTGAGTCCAAATACTTCTCCCGGATATGCCTGAGCAGCAATAATGCTACCAATGATTACTAAAGTCTCCCCAGCCACAGCGTTCTGGTTGAAAGACTCTTTGATGGAAGAAATGATTTTCCTTCCTTCATCAGTGCCTACAAACTCTGTTTTTACAAACAGAGGTGATACCTGTTTTTCAATTGCCTTTGCGTTAATCAACACACTTGTAGGCACTGAAATCAGACTTCCATTTACATCCTGTATTGTTACCGGATGCGGAGTAGTGTTCACTACTGTTACGTTATTTGAGAATGTTACGAAGTTGAAATTATTAGTTGTTGTTGTCATGGCTATTCTCCATTCTCCCCGTATGCCGATAGGACAGCTGATTTACTTTTATTTCCCTGTATATTAGAATCAATTTCCCTGTATATGGGGGTATCCCGTCCAGAAAAATCGATTCTAAAAAGTTTCCCTTTTTTCAAATCCGCCAGTCAATGAAAATCATATAGACTGATAGATAATTTAATTAGTTTTTATTAGCTGCAATGATGAGCTTGAATTCATGCAGACTGATTACGCCCTTGAGATACAGGTCAAGTGCATCATTTGCAAGAACTGCAAGGCGCTCATATTCCTGAGTAGCCATACAGTACTCAATATAATCACGAACATCAAGAGCACGAATTTCGAAGTTCGGATCACCAATAATGATACACGCTACATGACGTGCAATATCAATATCTTCTGGTGTGTCCTGGTTAATAAATGTATGCCAGATATTGACATACACCCATTGTGATGATACTTCTACCGGATATGAATGGCAGAGTTCCTGGTACAACGTGTGTGCACTGTATCCGAAGAAGTTACGGGATACGAATTCATTAAAAGCTTTGATTATTTCTGATTTTTTCATATGATTTCCTCCTGTGCTTTTAAGGCTGAAGCATAACCTTAAATTATTATTATTTAAACGCATCGTAAAGGATTGGGATTACTACCATGAGTACTGGTCCCAGTCCCATGGCTAAATCAAACATGGTTTCATAAATTTCATCGACTCTTTCTTCTGTGAAAAATTTCTTTAATTTCTTCATTATCTTACCTCCTCATAGATGTCTGTCCACTCACCGGTCATGAAGTTGATTTCATAACGTGGAGCTAAATCTTCGTAGTCATCATCCTGTATGAATGATACTTCAAAATTGAACTTACCCCAGTTCTTCTCGAACTGTTTATAGATCGGGATAAGTTCTTTGTTACTTGTAAACAGCACCGGAATAAGTGCATTCTCGTGTGTGTCGAATTCACACTGAGATAATACTGCTGCCAATGCAATTCTGGTACGGATTGACAATGAACCATGTCTGTTAAGAACAAGGTTGCGCAGCTTTCTCACTGTATATTGAGGGCGGTAGCAGATTGATTCTGCAAATGTCATCTGGACATTAAAACGTCCGGACAACTCATTACCCTCTGTGCGGTCATAGAAGATTTCTTCTGAGTTCATAAGTGCGTTGATAATTTCTTTTGCTGTGTTAAGGGATGCGTTAATTCTTGTGTTTGTCATGATAATTCTCCTTCTCTGCCTTTTGGTTTAGGCATAACCTTATATTTTGTTTCCGTTGGTAAAATCTATACTCTTCATGGGCATTATAGAAGAGCATAGAAAAATCCCTTATCAAGGTTCGACCTTGCAATTTCCGATAGGGAAAAGTCTGCTCCTCACAGGAATAAGGGATAGCAAGTTTAATGGTTAATTAGTTACTTATTACTTATGTGCTGTTATGCACACATGTAATCTTTGATGTTACCGCGTTCGTCTGTCTCACGGTAATGACAGTCGTATTCAGACTGGATGAACGCGTCTGGATACGGCAGATTTTGTAATACTGCTGTCGCCTGTTCATGTGTGTAATTATTAGCATGATGGCGACTGAAATATGTCGCACCTGTACGTGGTGATGTATATAGGTGACGTAAGATTGTACCGGATCTGCCCGCTGGTGTGATGAGACAGATCTGATATTTGGGATGGATTACCGGTTTTGATATTATGCGTGATAACATTGTTGTTCCTCCGGAATTAATTGTAGATAACATTATCTACAGCTTCAGAATTCGGAACCTCACTAACCGTAGCTGTTGAGAAGTTACTATTGTGGACAGATGCAAACTCTTCAGCTACATCTTTATCAGCGAAATGTCTCAAGACTGTGCTTGTGACTTTTCCGGACTTCTGAAGTACTGTAAAAAAGTTATTGATTGTCACTCTGTATTTCATGTTAATATCCTCTTTTCTGGTATCAATTATTTGATACTCAACTTCACCACCTCCTTTAATGGATATTTTGAGAATGAAAAAGGGCATAAAAAAAGCACCTATTTAAAGGTGCTTTATATTAGATTTCTTTATTGATTACAGTATTGCCACGATGTATGTGAACTATAATCTTTTTAGATTTTTCAGTCTTTTCAGGACGGATTTTAGTCTGATTAACTTTCATACCGTCTCTGTATTTTGTGTCGGCATAATCATCAATGACATTTCTTGAAAGCCTATAATCAATGCCCTCAAATTCATTGAATTGAGTACCCTTTCTTGATTCCATGCCTTTATATTCTGTACCATCAGCATTTTTATCAAGCACGTTACGTTCCCAATCAATATTATAACCTTTACCATCCACCATTGACTGACGATAACAGCGCATTGATGGTTCTGGAATAAGACGTTCACGTGGAGCACCTGCGACTTCACCGTTTTTATTCTGGTATTTACGGCTTTCATGGTAATATTTACCACATACGCCAGTCAGGTTGTGAGCCTTGATAAATCTCAGAATTGGCTTATAGGCAAAGTTGTTCGGTGTCAGAGATACGCGTCTGAATTTTTTATCAGAGCGCATATCCATAATGTACATGGTATATTTAGGACTTGACTGTTTGAATTGGTCAAAATCAGAGATATACACGTACATATTCGGCGTAATACGTCCGTAAACCGCGCCGGATGGAATTTGACACGCGTCAATACTTGTAAAAGTTGACGCGATTTTAAGTGGCTTATAAATCCCTAAAGGATGTCTTCTTGTATTTTTGTATTCTGTAGTTTTCATTTTTATACCCTCTTTCTTTCTTTGAAATTTACCCAACAAAAAAAGAGCTTGTCAGCTCTTTTCTTGTCAGATAGATATTATTTTGTCGCTTTTTCTTCCTTGCTTTTATTTACAGTAACGGCTTTACGTGCCATTTCAAGAGTTCTCTGTACTGGTGTATCATAGTTAGCAATTTCAACAACGCCCAACTTTGCAAGTCCTATTGCAAAGCAATTTTTTAATAAAGTCGCTTCGGGAACTAACTCACATATTACACCTTTAGCGATTTTATTGCGGCTTGCTCTTAATCCTTCGATATATTTTGTCCAGTACTTTACAGGAATATCCTTAAAGTTAGCAGGTTTATATACCGCACCGTTGAGCGTTTCAATACCATAAGCGTTGTTTAAAATATCAATCAATTGATTGAATGCAACGGCTTTATCAGCTTTTGAAACAACTTCGGTGAACATACGGTCAACTAAACGTTCTAATTCAAGTACTGGCGCCTTGATAACGTTTTTGTTATCCTGATACAGTTTTGATGGAACCTTTACCGCTTTTGTTGAACCTTTAGCGCCTGATTTTGTTGTATACTCTGTATCGAAATCGAGTACAAGACTTGTATACGTTCTTGCAAATGTATCAGTCTCAAAAATTGACATTAAGTCGACGCCATTGGCATTCAAGTTATTATTGAATGCTGTAACAATATCAGACCACGTTTCTTGTGCCTTTTCAACGTTTTTCACGTTGATTTTATGAGCGTCAAGCTTGTCCTGTAATGTCTCACCGTCAAGTTTTGATACGTCTTCATACTGTACTCTGATAGCCTCTGACTGTAAAAAGGTCAAGGCTAAATTGTAGGCGTGGTACTGACAACAAAACTGAAAGTAATTCAAGTCAATAACATTTTTCGGTGCAATGCGCTCGATTTCAACTGTTTTTGTCAGGTCTTTCATATCAATGTAAGTCAGTGTAATTTTTTCTGTATTAAGCATAATTTCTCCCATCTGCCGGATATGGTTCCGGCTACCAAAATTTTATTTTTGGTGGACTATCCCACCATTCTATACCGGATAATTTCCGGTACACAATGGTGAAATAGCAAAGAAGAAAATGCGCGTCTAATCGGAACTAGACTTTTTCTATCTGTATTCATTCTCTATTCATAGAATACTTGCAGGGGGCGTCCCTGATGGGTACGTCGCGGGCGCGTCCCTGATGGGTACGCGTCAAAATCCTCTTTTCTTCTATTTTCAAGTGTCAAGGTGCAATTTCCCCTTGTGGGGGACGTCCGTCAAAAATGATAGACTTTGCCTGAATATTATGGAATACTTGAGAATCGCGTTCTATAGGTAAACCGTGGCTTTTCCACGTCCGAACCGCAACCGCGCGTTCTCGATATTTCAATATATTCAGTTTCAAGGTACTCACAAGGACTTTCAACACGTCGGGCAACGCTCTCTCCCTTGCTCAATTAATACTATAGCATATGTATAATTTAATAGTGAAGTTTTATAAAAAAAGTTTATGAAATTTTATGCAGAATCAGTGCATAGCAGTGCATAAAATGCACTTTTTTCATGGTTTTATGCACTATTTTTGCATACTATTTATAGTAATTGGAATTACTCAAAAAGGGGGTACTTTTAACGCCAAAATGGGCTAAAATTACCCAGAAAGACCTAAGCCGGTTAACTTCCACACTGGCTTGAAAAATACGCCCTCTCTTCCTATTAAAATGTAACGCTCCCCACATCGCCAAACTCCTATAATTACCGCCCATATTGTTCCACACTCCCCCAAATCTCACCTCACACTACCCTCCAAACCCTATCTACCGTCCATATTCTCAATCGCATAATCTCAAATATTTCAGTTAATTCAACTTCTTTTCTTGACAAATCCATCTTCCTATGCTATTATCTCATTATCAAAACAAGCTAAATTAACTCAGCATGCAAAGAAAATCTACAAAATCCAAATATCCACAACTTGTTTTGATAATTCAATAACATTAAATAACACATCAATAACTCGTAAACCTTAGCAATAACAGGAGGACAAACCAAAATGTCACATCAAACAGAATACGATCTCAGAATGAGATCCTACAAATCAATTACAGATGCTCATCTAATCCCTCGTACCCCAGTGATCATCCAAATTGATGGTCGTGCATTCCATACTTTTACCAGGGGGTTCAAAAAACCATTTGATCAGGTACTTATAGCTGCTATGCGCTATACTGCAGAATACCTCTGTAGAAATATCCAGGGCTGTGTCCTGGCTTATACTCAATCAGATGAAATTAATCTTCTTCTTATTGATTATGAGAAACTTGAAACTTCACCATGGTTTGATAACCGGATCCAGAAACTTGCTTCTATAGCAGCATCTATGGCCACTAATTATTTCAATCAAAAATTTAAAGAATTAGTAAAAACAATTGGCAGAAAATATCATTCTCCAAACCACAACTATGATCGTGCATTACTCAAAGGAGCAGAATTTGCTGCATGTGTGTTCAATCTCCCACGAGAAGAAGTCACAAATTACTTTAACTGGAGACAGCAGGATGCAATTCGTAATTCTATCCAAATGGTTGGTCAAGCACATTTTTCTCAGACCGAACTAAATGGTAAATGTAATCAAGAAATCATAGAAATGCTTATTCAGCAAAAAGATATTGACTGGAACAAACTTAAAATTTACAAACAGCGTGGAACCTGTATTATCAGATCTGCTCATAGTTCTTTCTTATTAAATGGTAAACAAATTACAACAGATACATGGTCTCATGACTTCGATATTCCACGATTCATAGGTGAAGGTCGCGATTATATAGAAAGATATCTGTATCCGGATGATCCAAACAACACTACTTCTCGAAAGGACGGAAATAATTAAATTATGCAGAGCAAAGAACATAAAGATACAAAATATGCTTGGCAATTAGAACGTGACAGTGATTACACTTCTGCTACAGCATTTGACTCCATAGAAGAATGCATTGCAGACGCTCAAGACTATTTTGCAGAAGAAAATGTAAAAATCAAATCAATTACAATTCAGGAACTTAGACCATATGAAATCTCTGTTGATGCAGAAAGAGTTCTTGAGGTTGTCTGGGAGGAAGCAGAGGCAAACGTTGGTGATCTTGTAGATGACTGGTTAGATAGCAGAACAGCTTATACCACCGAACAACTGGCTGATCTTTCCGAACGTTTGACGGGGGTTATTAAAACCTGGCTGGAAGAAACTCATAATGAACCAGATTTCTTCTGTATTATAGGAGAAAAAGAAATTTCAATATGTGATATACCACAATAGGGGGATAAATCATGGTAATACTTATATGTATTCTTTTATTTGTATTAACCGGTATTGGATGTTGGGCTTTATGTGCTGCATCTGATACTGATGAATATGATGACGAAGAAATTGAATATGATCAAAATGATGATAACAAATTTAATTAAACAATAAAGGAGAAAAACAAAATGAGTACTTACACAACAAACACAAAACCAGAATCCAAATTTGAAGACGTACCAGAAGAAGTTCTCACAGACCCAACAATGAGAACAGCACTTGGAATGGATCCTATCCCAGGGATGAATACTCCGGTGGATGATAATAAACAGATTTCAATGTTTGATTATATGCAGAACAAAAATAACTCTTCTGCATCTTCTTCTACTACTACCACTGCTGCTCCAGAGGTGACAGTTTTCAAGAATCTTGTTCATCCAGAATTTGGTGAGCTGAGAACTGTTGAGATTGACGGTGAGCCGTGGTTCGTAGGTAAGGATGTAGCTGTAGCATTGGGATATAAGAAGCCGGAAAATGCTATTGCTAATCATGTTTCCGATGAAGATAAAACCAGTACCCTGATTCAGGGGAGTGGTTCAAACTATAAGAGCAAAGCCACCATTATTAATGAATCCGGCCTTTACTCTCTCATCCTCAGCAGCAAGCTTCCATCAGCAAAAGAGTTCAAGCACTGGGTTACTTCAGAAGTGCTTCCCTCTATCCGCAAGAATGGTGCTTACATCCGAAATCAGGAAAATATGACTCCGGCAGAGATCGTGGCTCGTGGTCTTATCGCAGCTCAGAAGATTATTGAAGAGAGGGAGAAAGAAATTGTACATTTAAATAATCGTTGTGGTAGATTAACTCAGACAATAGCCGAAAAACAGGATGTCATTAATGCTATCTCCAGAAATGTACCGGCTCCAACAAAACGTATGATGCTGAACAGAGTAATGAGACGAAGATCCCCAGAGCTGGCCCAGAGTCGATGGTCTTACTTATACGCAAGGTTTGACGAGATTTATCATAAAAATGTTAAGATCCGCATGAAAAATTACAATGCAGAACCAGGACATAGGAAATGCTATTCTATTCTTGATTTTATTGAAAAAGTACTTAATATGCTTGATGAATTATATGACCTGGCAGTAAAACTTTTCGAATCTGATTTTACACAGCTTATGCAGGAGATGCATTTATTACGTATGACTGATAAAGAATATGAAGACGAAGAATATTGGAAACGTGTACTTTAAGATAAGGAGGGAATGGTAAGAGTGCCTGCCGGTGCTCTTACCTATTAAAAATATGAGTTATTTACCAATCATAAGATTTAAAAATAGATGGCAAACATTCGATTTAAATTTACATTATCCATATTCAGTAAATGGGAAAATTATTAATTATACTCATTTAGGATATAGAGGTGATGCCTGTTATATTGTTGATAATGAATATAATACATATTATCTTCCTCATGATTACGCTGAAATTATTAATGATGCATTAAAATTACATAGCAATATCTATCATGAATGTGACACAGATTCACATAGACGTCAAATAATAACAAAACTCGAAAATATGAATAGACGTGAATATGGCGGGAATGATTTTGAATTACTTAATAGTGTATTGGCAGAACAAAGTAGAAACAGCAATTGTATTCATGGCAGAATCTTATACGATACTACGTGCAATAAAGCATATGTATATAACTGTGATGGAACCATACTTTGTGCTATACGTTTGTGTCACCTTGAACCATCATCTACGCAAAGAGGTCGTAGGTCTGAAGTAACATCTACTTTTGAAGAGGAACTTAATATTAACAATATTAACAATTTTAATAGGCTGATAGATAATGTAAGGGCATCTTCTAATAGTTATGAATTTGAGAGAGGATACTTTCGTAGTTTTGTCTCAAGCCGATTCAAAACATACATTCATCAATTTAATTATGTACCAAAATACATAAAACATTTTATGCCTGGAGAATCAGAAGATACTACTCTCCTGCTCGGAGCAGAGATTGAAGTAGGTGGAAATAATAATATCTCTTCTGATAATGACAAAAATTCCACAGTAAAAAAATGTATTCAGATTATGAATGGATCTGATAGTGATGAAGAAAATCTTATTTACAGTACACATGATAGCACTGTACAGATTGAATTTGACACTATGCCATGCAGTTTGGAATTTCATAAGAACAAAATGAACTACCGTGAAATGTTCGAATATCTTGATAAAGAAGGATATAAAGGTCATGATTGTGAAACTGCCGGATTACATATTCATGCGAATCGTAGCTATTTAGGGAAATCAAGAATATCACAAGAGTTAGTTATATCTAAGATCCTTTATATTCTTGAAAAATTTAATGATGAAATTTGTGTGATTGCAAGGCGCGACAATGACTATAGTGAATTTGCCGGTGAAAAGCAAAATGAAGATTCAATAGTTGAACTGTATGGTAAGTATAAGGATAAAGGTAAACGTGCTGCATTGAATTTACAGCATAAGGATACCATTGAATTTCGTATGTTTAAAAGCACTTTAAAATATGAAACATTTATTCTTACATTAGAGTTTGTAAAGGATATTATTGATTATGCTAAGTCTGTTGATATTGAAGAGATTGAATTAGCAAAATGGTCTGATCTGATGAATTGTTTTTCTTCTGAATTACGTAAGTATTATGAATTTAGGTATCAGAAAAAAGTAAAAGATATAAACGGATCGACTGTGAAACAAATTCGTAAACGAATCTCTAAATTAAAGTCAGAATTAAAAAATAGTAAAAATTTCTTCCAAAAAACTAAGTTACAGCAGGAGTATTGTAATTTGAAGAGAGAATATAAAGAATTAAATAAAAAAGAGAAGAAACTTATAAAAATGAAACGTAGAATTGTAGAATCTGAAACAACTTCTATCTGTATACCTGCAATTTCTAATAATAATTATGGAACAGTCAGTACTAGAAATCTAAATCCTATAATTTAAATAAAATACGAAAGGATTACTATTATGCAGAAATATACAAAACCATATCCTACTATTGGAAATGTTATTGATGCAATACAACATAGAGGAAGGAGAAATATCATTTGTCTGAATTCGGATTAAAAATAAAAAATATAAAGGCCGGTACTCTCTTTGGATATAACCAGGGAGTCAGAAACCGGTACGATTATACTGAAGCAATGTTCAGTAACAGTCTATTCAGTGATTATATTATACAGAATGGACTTAATGTTTGGAATGATACCAGTACACGAGACATTATTTGTCTTGATTTTGATTTTGGAAGTCGTAGTTATGAAGAAGAAATGGATCATTTGCTAAAGCAGTTTGGACCATTTGAACATGACAAATCTTTATCTGAGGAATCCAAGGAACGTATTCGAGCAATATTTCGAAATGTAATTGATAATAAAGACAATTATATGAAATGTTCCAAAGATGAAATCCGGGAAATATTCTATGAAAACGGTGTAAATGTTGAATACATTTCTTCATATACAAAGAAAGAAGGTGAAAAAAAGACTGTTATTAATTATAAAATGCTATACCGCAACTCTTCTAAGGCAAAAGTCGGACAGGTGATGTTTATTAACTCAAAGCTTTATAAAAAAGCATATAACTGGCTGACGATGGGTCTTGGAAAGAAAATGCCGATGGAAAATGCTAAGATTGTAGAGATGTCGGCATATGCTCCTCTTACAACCAGTACAATAGTTGGAAAGTTCTATTGTCCTGTAGAAGCCATTCTTATTATTAAAGATACGGATAGTTTCTACAAGACAATAGCCAAGATCGTAAAAGCTGAGGATTATGTAGTTCAGGAAAAAGTTTTGGATGAAACTGCTACAGAAATTGCAAAGCAAAGAGCTATTGCTGAAGGAAAATTTTTAAAAGACGGTGTTACTCCGAAATATACTAAAAGATATAAACGAGTAAATGTTATAAAAAAGAAATGTGTCGTTCATGATGAAGAAACCGAAGTAAAAAATACTCTCTGGGACGGAGAAATGCTAATTGAATCTGATATTTTGCCGGAATGGGTTAATGGCATGGCTCTTTTAAGACAGCATTTCTTTAAGGCATGCGGAATTCGTACTCATATTCAGTTATTTTTTAAGGATTGGTGTGAAAAAACTGGACATGATTATGAAACTTATGAAGTACAGGATATGTTCGGAGTTTGTCATAAGCTCAAGGATATTCGCATGATTACAACTGATAATGCTATTAAATGGAAGAAATTCATGAATCTGATGGGTAATACACCTGCAGAAGCTTATCAGTATTGGTGTGATCGTGTCAATGAGACTGGTTCTTACTGGGGGATAGTAAAAACTGATCATCCAAGTAAATTAGGCAGCGTACAGCAGATGAGTTATCAGATGGTTAATACTCTTCCTTCTTATAATATAGAGATTCCATCTCCATGCTCTACCGATGATGTTCGGAAACTAGCAAGAACCAGCGTAGATTATGTAGAAGGTATGAAAGATGATAACAGTCTTTATGTTCAATATCTCAGGAAGAATGCTACGATAATTAATCATTATGAAATGTTGGCAGATTTATATGATTGGAATGAGGATTTTGGAAATAGTACATGGTTCAGATATGAAAAATGTCAAGTTATGGGATCATATGTAAATCGATTACGAACTGGAAAAATCACTATCGACGGAGATAATCTTACAATATTTGGCAATCCTTATGCTCTCCTACTTAAGTCGGTCGGAGAAGATCCGGAAACAGATCCTACGATTAATGTAGAGCCAGGAACTATTCAGTGCTATACAAAACGTTTTCAGGACGGAGAATATCTTTGTGGTATTAGAAATCCACATAACAGTCCAAATAACATTTGTTATTTACATAACACATATAGTGACGAAATGCAGCGATATTTTGTATTCAGTAATAACATTATGGCAGTGAATTGTATTCATACAGATATTCAGGATCGTGCCAACGGTTGTGACTTTGATTCAGATTTCTTTTTTGTGACAAATAATGAAGTGATGGTTAAAAGTGCTAAGGCTGCATATGAACAGTATCCTACTATTGTTAATAAACTCAAAGAAAGTGGCCTTACATATAAGAATACAATGAAAGAATACGCTCGTATGGATAATAAATTCTCTAAATCACGTATTGGGATTGGGGAATCTAGTAATCTCGCACAGCTTGCAATGACTTATTATTGGACTAATCCAAGCCGTGAGTTGTATGACAACTTTGTTATTCTTTCGGTACTGGCTCAGGTTATTATTGACGGATGTAAACGTGAGTACGAAGTAGATGCTATAGAAGAAATAAAACGTATTAAAAAGCTTCCTTGCATGCAACAGTTAGAGGAAATTGAAGATGAGTTAGGAAACAAGAAACAGGTTCGCAGGGATTTTCCAGAATTCATGAGATATACGCGTAAAATTCACTACACAAAGAACGGTAAAGAGGTAGAAAGAGAATTGGTTAATCAACAGAAAGAAAAATTATCTGGAAGAATTTCTTCCTTTTATATATGTCCAATGAATAGCTTACAGATTGTTATGAATGATATTAAGCCAATACGTTCCACCAATACTATTCCTACTAAAAATTTTATCGTAAAAGTAAATGGCAAAGCAAATGCTAGACAGATGGATAAAATTTTAGGATATGCAAAAGAACTTGAACTTTTAAGTAAAGATAATATGTCTGATGATGAAATTCTTGCATATACCGAGAGATTCGATCAGATTTTAGCGGAATTAAGAAAAATGAAAATTACAAATCCAAAAACCATGAGTAGATTGATTGAAATTGCTCTTAATACAAGTAATAGGGGAAGAAAAAAGGATTATTCGCGCTATACAAGAAATCTTCTTAATTTATTATACAGAATGAATAGAGAGGCTTTCTTACAAAATTTCGCCAAAAATTGCAGAATATCTGAAAAAAAATCGGCATAAAACCCTTTAAAAATAACAAAAATCACAAATGCAAATTCATGTGGTATATGAGGGGAATAACTTTTCGCTTCGTTGCATCTTCAGGCACATATTTTGCGCAGGATATGTGTACATGTATGCAGACAGCTGTTTGAAGAAAAGCGAAACTCTCCGCGCTGTCTCCAATGCGTGTTTAAATATGGGATTCGAATTTTTTTTTGTGTAGTAGCCTGCCGTGGGCGTTAAATACACGGCTAAAAAAATCAAATATATTTGACTACAAGGAGAAAGATCATGAGTAATTATAGAATGTCCAAAGGGACAACAGAACACTTTACATCACTTGAAGAAATGAGAACTGCATGGGGAATGAAGCCCGTGACAAAGAAAACTTCTGATAAGAAGAAATTAAAAGAACAGCAGGAAAGATTTCTTAGTAAACATAAGTGTAAAGCATGTGGCACCCCAATGACATATATACATGGTAATGTTATGGCTTGTAAAAATCCTGAATGTAAAGGAATTGAAATCAAACGCGAAGATAAAGACGGCAATGAAATGGTATCATATATCAATTCCTTCTGTACTTTAGACGATCTTGGAGCTGAAATTGCATCAAACATTTTCAGCGAATAATTGAAAATTAAATATTGATAATTCAAGGCAGTGTGCTGGTCGGTACACTGCTTTTGCTTTATATAACTATTATTTTTATGAGAAAAAGGAGAACTAACAATGAATAAAGTTGAATTAATTAAGGCTGTTGCAGAAGCAACAAATAATACACAGAAAGATATTAAAGTAATTATGGAAGCTGTGCAGGACGTAACATATGGTGCGCTGGTTGAAGGCGATGAGGTAAAACTGATGGATGGTGTTACTCTTTCTGTTGTACATAAGGATGCACGTATTGCACGTAACCCAAGAACAGGTGAATCTGTTGAGGTCGATGCAAAGAACGCAGTAAAATGCAAATTTGGTAAGGCAATTAAAGACGCTGTTAATGCGTAAATAATACTTTGAGCCTGTAGAAATACAGGCTCTATATTGGAATGTAGGATAGTTTGGCAATCCGCCTGGTTTGGGACCAGGACATCGCACGTTCAAATCGTGTCATTCCAACTGCGGGATAGAGGAGTGGATCCTTGCTAGGTTCATACCCTAGAGACGATGGTTCGAATCCATCTCCCGCTATTTGTCATATACAAATGTATATGCCAACCCTTTCTGTTTAATTAATTACATTATGGAGGCTTGGCTCCGATAGTGCGCTGTGAGGCGTATAAAGGCAGATTTACACACTGTCGCTGCGGTATAAGCAATTATATTGCAGTCAATCTAAGCAAAACTGACATGCCAGAGACTCAAAAGGTCTCGTTTCGTATAGGTAAGTGAAAAGATTAAATCCTATGCGGAAATAGTATCATGAAACAGGGAACGATAAGGTGGTCCAAGGGCGACTGCTGAGGAACACTTTCCGGCCGCAAACTGGATAGTTCATGCAAACTGTGAAGATATGATGGTGAATCAGGAGGTTATTCAATCTGAGCATTTATTAAGCAAAGGTGATAGCCATTTGTATAAGTGAATTGGTATACACCAAATTAGCTTGTATGGACATTTAGTAGGGATAATAACCGAACGATATGAAGATGTGATGTATTCTTATCCTCAAAAGGGATCGGAGCGTCTGGTGTAGCACATCTTCAGTAGAGAAGACTTTTCAGATAATAAATAATTACTTATACTTATTGAATTTAAAAAGCTCAAAACTTAAAAGATTTAATAGAAATTACAAGTGTGATATTTGATATTATATTCTACAGCGAAAGTCTACACCTCTGCATAACGAAAGCAGCCTAATACCATAGTATATTTTATGCAATATGGTCATTGATGAGTCTCGCAAGACTCTGATATGTTTGTCCGATTCTGCACAGTGTTCTTAGCGGAACTTTGTGGCGCGGCAGCGTCAATGGAATGATGACAACAGAGTAGTTATGCGGCTAAAGAGAAGTGCCACTCTAAACAAGGCGGTTGTTGAAGCTTACTATATGTGCGCGAAGCGGCGTATAGTGGATAAGAAAAGAAACCATAATGTTTCGAAAGAGCTTCTATATTTATGTGTAATCTCAGCATAAATAAAAAATATTGGAAAATAGTTTAACTGGCAAAACATGATCTCGCGAATCAAATGTAGGTTCAACTCCTGCTTTTCCAGCTTAAATATATGGGAAGTGCCAATACGAGGCTACTTATGATAGAAATGCGGCATTTTTTGAATAGGTCTGAACGAACACGAGCCGCGGATAATTGTGTTTTAGTAAGTAATAAAATAAAAAGAGGGGCAGCACCTCTGCTTCCCAGATGAATATGTCCGGTTAGTCTAGCGGTATAGGACACTGCCCTTTCAAGGCGGTAACATGGGTTCAAATCCCGTACCGGACATTTTTTGCTACTTTGGCGTAATTGGCAGGCGCAGCAGACTTAAGATCTGCTTCCAATAATGGAGTCTGGGTTCGAGTCCCAGAAGTAGTATTTGAAAGTATTATACTTTCTTTTGATTTGTTTGGTTACGCATTTTGTTTATGAGAAGGATTGTATAGTCCTTCTCTCCCCTCCTATTTTGGCTCTATAGTTAAGCGGTTTATAACACCTGCCTGTCACGCAGGAGTCCGGAGTTCAACTCTCCGTGGAGCCGTCCATTTGCAAAGTAAATTCACTAGGTGTGGAACTGACCTGCTAAGTCATGTGATCCGACAGGATTGAGTTTCGATTACTCTGCTTTGCGTTACAAGATATGTAGATTACAGCCCACCTCCTGTGGGAATTCGTAGGTGAAAATCCTACCATGTAACTCTTGGTTATGTGATTGTAGCATATCATGAATATAAAGATAACCGGATTGATTCCGGTTGAAAGGCAGGATTACTCTCCTGCCTTTGATTTTGCTGCATGTCCGGGTTGGTGAGGAAGCGGTCTTGAAAACCGTTGGTCCGAAAGGGCTTGCAGGTTCGAATCCTGTGTGCAGCGTTGTGACTATGGCAGACTTGGCAATGCAGCGGATTGTGGTTCCGCCTTATATGGGTTCAAATCCCATTAGTCACCTTTATTTGCGCCTTTCGTATAATTGGTAGTACAACCGGCTCCAACCCGGTTAGTCAGAGTTCGAGTCTTTGGGGGCGTGTTATCTGAAATGCGGAGGTAGCGCCTCTAGCCTCAGATTACGTTTTGACCATTTAGAAAGTGAAGTAAATGGCAGACTAAAGTACACAGTCTATATCTTAGAATGACAGGCGCAAATCTGTATTCTGGATGAATTATAAGATAAGTTCCAGATATCTAGTAGCGTGAAAATCTGGCGGGAGTTTGACTTAGGACGAAACGCAGTCAAGTTTTTGTGATTTAACCATAAATCATATGGGAAAGTTAAGTTTCCAATAAAATATATGGCCTCCATTTATGGCTATATATTTAATAAGAATAGCTGTTCACTTAACACAAGGGAGAGTAGCCTAGCGGCGAAGGCAAGGGACTGTAAATCCCCCACAAAGAAACATCGAAGGTTCGAGTCCTTCTTCTCCCATGAGGTTGACAAATTAAATCAAAATTCCATAAAACAAGTAGATAAGTTTTACCATGGAAAGTGCTTGCACTTTGATTGGGTTTATTAAAGGTTTTGTCTCTGATTGCAACAGATAATGAGCCTTTGAGTCTACAAATAAATAAAAGTGAGGAAACTTAATTGGTTAATATCAGTCAAAAAGAAGCAGAATACTTACGTAATCATGGAAGAGCTTTTGATGTGCGTGTACGTAATAAACACCATAAAAGTAAAGCAAAAAGCTATTTTCTTGTAGAGCATGTTCGTAGTGTCGAGATGTTAAACAGATACAGAGAATCAATCAATCAGACCGATTTTCTTACTGTAAAACCGAGAGATAAAGATTTTCGATTTTAAGCAGTAAAATAATTTGAAAGTTGGTGTTTGACATAGGCAGGAAGAAAAAAGAAGATGGCATTTACTTTATAGGTCAAAATGCTGACGATGTTACAGGTAGCTGCACTTATATAAAATATAATGGAAAAAAAATATTACTTGAATGCGGATTATTTCAAAACAATAATTATCTGGATTCATATAATATCAATTCTCAGAAATTTCCATTTAAACCTTCAGAGATCGACTATGTTTTTGTAGGACATACACATGTTGATCATATTGGTTTACTTCCAAGGTTAATAAAAGAAGGTTTTAATGGAAAAATTATTGCTTCACATGCAACTGCTCAATTAATGAAGCCATTATTATATAATTGTGCTTTTATATTGTTGAGTGAAGCAAATGCTTTATCATTTAAATATAAACGTAACTACTCTCCTATTTACACAGAAGAGGATGTAGCTACGACTTTAAATTATATATATGAATATGATAATGTACATGAATTATATGTTCTTGATGAAATAGTTTCTTTTAAATGGTTTGAAAATAGCCATTGTCTCGGAGCTAGACAGCTTCAATTAATTCTTAAAGATCAAAATGGTGTATCAAATTCTATATTATACACTTCTGACATTGGATCCATTAATACAAAAAATTATTATGTTCCAAATACTGAAATCCCAGATACTTTTAATAAAGTAACTATTATGGAATGTACGTATGGAGAACCAGGCAGAATTAATAAAAAGACAAGAAAATTTGATTTAGAACATTTAAAAGCAGCAGTTGATACGGTTACAGAACGTGGAGGAACAGTAATCATGCCATGTTTTAGTTTCAGCCGTACACAAGAAATTCTTACCAATTTATATAACATTTTTCATGATGATATAAATTTCAAATATGACATTGTAGTTGATTCAATATTATCATGTGATATTTGTGATCTATATACTACTCTTCTATCTGAAGACGATTTGAAATTATGGAATAGTGTATGCAATTGGGAGAATGTGAAGTTTATAAAAGAAAAAGAAGATTCCTTAGCATGTGTAAAAAATCATTCACCAAAAATTATATTAAGTAGTTCAGGATTCTGTACGAATGGTAGAATCCTTTCCTATTTACATGAATATTTGAATGATGAAAAAAGCATGGTGATTTTTAGTGGATATACGGGAGCAGATAACTCTTATTTATCCTATCGTATTAAAAATTATAAGGAAAATAAATTTATAAAAATTAGTGGCGATAAGGTCGAAAATAAAGCTGACTGTATTTCTTTAGGTACATTTTCAAGTCATGCCAATAGAAATGAACTAATTGAATTTGGATCGAAGGTAAATACAGAAAAATTAGTTTTAGTTCACGGATCTGTTGTCGCGAAAAACAGTATAAAGGAAGACTTAAAAGAAGCCATATCTAAAGAAAACAAATCATTTAAAGTGATTGCTTCATCAAAAGATATGGTTATTTATTTATAGGAGAACAAGGAATATGGAATTTTTAGACATTTTAGAAGACGATAGTCTCTATCAGAGCACTATCAAGGAGCATTTAAAAGAAAGAAAAATTATTGTCAACGAAACTATTGATGACAATGTTATTGAAAATATATGTTTAATGATCATGAAATGGAATAAAGAGGATAAGGCACTTCCGGCATCATGTAGGAAACCAATTTATCTCTATCTCAATTCAGATGGTGGTGATGTTATTTCCGGGTACCAGGTATTAAGCTCTATTAAGACATCTGTTACTCCAATTATTACAGTGGGATTTGCCAAATGTGCTTCTATGGCATGTTATATTCTGGCCGCAGGACATAAACGTTACTGCTTCCCAAATACAGTAGTTCTTTATCATGATGGACAGACTGGATATGTAAGTTCATCTAATAAAGGTAAAGATATTCAGAAATTTTATGATAAATTAGAGCAACATCTGAATGATTTTATGGTAGAACATACAAATATGACTGCAGAATATCTTGAGGAAATCAAGGATCGTGAATATTATATGTTCCCAGATGAAGCAAAAGAAAAAGGAATTGTAGATAAGATTATTGGTATTGATTGTGATTTATCAGATATTCTTTAATACTGAATATTATTTTAAACTTTCACAAATATCATTTTACTATTATACGTTCAATATGTCAAGGAGAATAAGGAGAAAATAACATGGAATTAAAAAAAACTGTTAAATATGATGGTAAACTCAAAGGTCTTCATATGGTAGACGAACAACTTGTAGATATGGATGGTGAAATCATTGATATTTTAGATATCTTTGAAAAGGCATATGGTGATAAACCTTTTGACATGTCTACTACTACTAAGACTGAGGAAATCATCAATCTTGATGAATTAGATTAAGGTATTTTATATGGATAATAACGAATTTCTAAAAGAACAGCTTGATCTTATTAAGAAAAAACAAATAGATACATCTATTGAGTGGCAAGATGTTGCAGATTTTCGTTCTAGTCATGGTAAAGAGCCAGAGCACCGCGATACAATTCGTAAAGGGTCTAAATTACTTTTAGAATATATAGATGCAGGATGGGATTTATTCCCATCCTCTTCTATTCAATTAGGACGATTTTCTGATGAGATAGCTTTAAAAAAAGAACGTATTAAATTACAGACTGAAAAGCAAGAATTTAATAAATGGATTCGTGAGTATTCTAGGGATGAACTAATTGCCGAACATATTGTAAATGCTGTTAATCAATTACAGCCATTAAATGTACCAGGGTACATTCCCCCAGTACATATGAATAAAGAATATCTTCTTACAATTTCGGATGCTCATTTTGGAGTTGAGTTTGAGATTAAAGATTTATATGGAAATATTTTAAATGCATATAGTCCGGAAATATTCAAGAATCGTATGTGGGATTTATACAATAAAGTTATTGAGCAAATTCAAAAAGATCATATTCAAGTTTTAAATATTTTTGAACTAGGCGATGCCTTAGATGGAATTCTTCGTGCAAATTCTCAGCTTATGCAGTTGAGATATGGAATAATTGACTCTGCCATATTATATGCTGATTTTTTATCTACATGGCTTAATGAATTAAGTAATCATGTTCGAATTAAATTTCAAATGGTAAAACGTTCGAATCACAATCAGTTGAGATTAGTAGGACAGCCTAAAAATGCTTTTCCAGATGAAGATATGAGTAAATCCATATTGGTTTTTATGAAAGAACGTATGAAGGATAATCGTAATGTTGAAATTATAGAAAATCCAACCGGTCTTGTATATGCACAACTTGCAACATATACAATTCTTGGAGGACATTTTGAAACAAAAAATCTAGGTGATTCTTTGAAAGATTTTTCAAAAACATATCAAGTGCCTTTGGATTATATTATTTCAGGCCATTGGCATAGTTTGACTACTGGAGATGTTGGAATCAATTCAGAATATATTTCTGTACGTTCGATTATTGGTGTAAATCCGTATAGCTATTCAATTAATAAGGTGTCAAATGCAGGAGCCTCTATGTTTGTATTTGAACAGGGAAACGGTCTTGTAGACGAACATCATTATAAATTGTAAAGGAAAATATTTATGGAAACAAATAATGAAGAACAGTTTGTCGAGTTCGACGAAATATTAAATTTTATACATGAGAATACTGGATTTGATAAAGAAGTTATTGAAAAAGTGCTTGATGCAGAAACGAGATTTTTAATTAAATCTGGTATTGCTACTGAACTTAAAGAATAGTATGAGTGGCGTTGCTGCTTATATTATACATTTCAGGAGAGCGTTCTTGCTCTCCTATTTTCTGGGCGTATGGCGCAACTGGCAGACGCGCCTGACTTAGGATCAGGTTTTTGTAGGTTCGAATCCTACTACGCCCATTTTTTTATTATGAGTACAAGGAGGAGTTGTTTATGGCAACAACTAAGAAAATTGAGCCGGTAAAAATGACTCCGACTCAGATGAAGAAAAAAATAGAGGCGCTCGAAGAAGAAATTCGAGTATATAAAGAAGATACCGCATGGTGTTATATGTGCGGAAAACCTAAAAAGAAAAATAGAGAAAATTTTTATAAAAATACGGATCCTTTAGTAAAGTCTGGATATGCAGCTATTTGTTCTGAATGTGCTAGAAAGATTGCATTAAGAACAGATGAAAATGGAGAAGAACATAAACCGACAAAAGAATCAATTATTCTTGCTCTACAGTATTTGAATAAACCGTTTTTAGAAAATGTCTATAATAGTAGTGTTCAAGCAGCTGAAAGAAATGCTGGTATTCCAGGAGCAAAACAAAATGCATGGAGTACATATATAAGAACCATTGCAATGCAGCAATATTCTGGAAAACAATTCAAGGATTCTGATTTTTTTAAACAAAAAATTATATATGAAGATGAAAAGACTCCTGCAGATGTTATAAAAGGCAAGGAGTCCCAGGATAATTATGAAGGTTTTGAAAAGAATAAAGCTGATGTAATTAGGTTGATTGGATATGATCCATTTGAACAAGAAGCATTGTCTGATCAACCATTTCTATACTCTCAATTAATTGGGTTGCTTGATTCTAGTGAAGACGCAAATGACGATATGATGCGTACTGCTTCTGCTATTTCTATTGTAAGAGCATTTTTACAGCAATCGAAAATTGATAATGCTATTGCTACTTATATGTCTGACGTTCAAAAACTTAGAACAAATTCCGCTACAATAAAAACACTACAGGCGAGTAAAAAAGATCTTACTGCCATTATTAAGGATCTCGCTGCTGAAAGTTGTATTTCTTTAAAGAATAATAAAAATGCTAAAAAAGGTGAAAATACTTGGACTGGTAAAATACGTAAAATCAAAGAAATGAATTTGCGTGAAGGTGAAGTAAACGGATTCGATATCGGAACTTGTCGTGGCATGCGTCAGGTTATGGATATGAGTAATGCTTCTATATTGAAGCAGCTCCGATTGGATGAATCAGAATATTCTGATATGCTAGCAGAACAAAGAGAAATGATAACAAAGCTTCGTGATGATTTGGACAATTACAAAGAAATTTCTCGTATTTTATTACGTGAAAATATTGATCTTAAAGATTATATGGAAGAACATAATTTAATAGAGCCGGATAATTTAGTTGATTTGAATGAACTATTCTCCTGCTTCTCCTCTGATGAAGAGGAAGAAACGGAGGTGACTGGTGATGATGAATCCGGATCTGATTCAAGAGCTTCCGAAGCTTAATTATTGTGAACAGGGAAATAAGATTTTTGTAAAGCCTGGAGTTTACCCATTATCTTCACGCAAACTTGAAGGTTTTATGAAAATTGCAAATCTTCAGAAATATTATCAATGCAATCCTGTAAGATTTATAAATGATTTTTTTAATATAGAATTACTTGATGCACAGGCATGGGTAATTCAGAGAGCCTGGAACTGTCCGAATGTTTTGTTAGTGTGCACCCGTGGATTCGGTAAATCTACATTGATAGATATTATGATCATGGCGAAAGATATGCTATTTAATAACTATTGGACCTATATTGCTTCCGGTTCTGGATCGCAGGCTGAACAAACGTTCACAACACTTGAAAGGCTTGCGAATGATAATATAGATACTATGCTTGGTTCTACAGGTTATATTTTTAAGGCAGAAATTGAAATTAAAAATGCTGCTGGAGATGGCTTCAGTCACTCTTCTAATGGATTCTCATATTCCCTTTATAATGGCTCATTTACTCAAACACTTAACAGTAATGTAGATAAAAAAAGAGGTATGCGTGGTAGCGTTGTATTTGATGAATGTGGATTCCTTGATGAAGAAATGATGTCGGTATATGCAGCTTTTGCAATTGTAAATAAAAGCTTTAAGTCTGGTAAGGATCGTGATGGCAAATCAATCGATCGTAACCGTCTAAGATGTATTCCATCAAATATTCCAAACCAATTATTTTATATTTCTTCTGCTTCTTCTACAGATACAAAATTCTATAAGTTATATAGAGATTTTAGCAAAAGACAACTCATGGGAGATCCTGATTATTTTGTAGCTCATATTGATTGTGAAGTTGCATTTAAACCAACTATTCGTGGAGAAACAATGGAGCCTTTGTTAACACCAGGTACAGTAGCTGCAGAAATGCGTTCTAATCCAGAAAAAGCGCGTAGAGAGTATTATTGTGAATTTACTTCTGATGCAGGTGCCAATGCAATTATACGTAGAGGTGTTATTGCGCGTAATGAAGTGATTCGTAAACCAGTGTTATATAACGATACTGGTAAAAGAAAAATTGTTATTGCATATGACCCGGCTCGAAGTCGAGATAATTCGGTAATTTTGGTTTGTGAAATTTACTCTGAAAAAAATCAAGATGGGGATCTTGAATATAAAATGAGACTTTTAAATTGTATAAATCTTATTGATATAAGCAATAAAAAGAAAAAGAAACCTATGCAAACACCAGCCCAGATTGAATATTTGAAACAAGTTATTCTCGATTATAACCAGGGTGGGGATGAAAACTACAGCAATATTCTCGGAGTTTATATTGATGCCGGTTCTGGTGGTGGTGGTGTTAATATTGCTGACTACTTAATGCCTGATTGGAAAGATAAATCCGGTAAAACTCATAGAGGACTGATTGACAAAGAATATTCAGAAGAATATGTTAAAAAATTCCCAAATGCAGTCAATAAGCTTCATTTAATGGAACCAACTAAATACAAATCAGAAATGTATGAAGCCATGATTGAGATGATGAATCAGGATAAAATTGAGTTCACGGCTACATACGATAACAAAGGATATCTTACAATATTTGATATTGATAAGGATAAATATGAAAAAACTAAAAAAGATCTAATTGCCAAATATAAAAAACAGAAAATGACAGATGAAGAAATTGATTACAATGTTCAAAAAGAATTAGATAAACTTCAAAATGTTAAGAGCCATATTGAAAAATTAAATTGGCAAGAAGAAGCTTCTCTCTCAAGTATCGATGCATTAAAAGAGGAACTTGTAAATATGATCCGTATTCCACGACAATCAGGAAAAGATTCATTTGAATTGTGTCCTGAAAAAGCTAACCGTCTTCATGACGATAGAGCTTACGTTACATGTATGTGTTCTTATGCTCTTCAAACTGAACGCCGGAAAAATATTACTGCAAAACGTAAACCTAAAGTTGACAAATCGTTAGTTCAAAAACTTACGATTAGAAAAGGCGTTGTACATTCTATGTTCGAAACTTAATATAATTATATGATATTTCAAAGGAGGTGCTGTTACTTGGCTAGACAACAAGGAAATATTTCTGCAAAAAAAGTTTCTACTGCAAAAAAAATTGATCCAGCACCTTCTCAGCTGAATAATACGGCTGAAATGCGTGATTGGTATCAAAAAAATAAAAAAAATATTGAAAATTATGCTGCTGCTATGGAAGGAGCAAAATCTCTTCGTGATATCACTAAGACAAGCACTAAAGCAGTGACAGCTTATAGTAAGGACAGTCTTCGTACTTACCTGCAAAATATTGGAAGTAATGAAAAGAATTTAAGAAATTTATCAAGATATCTTTATTATCGATGTCATGCTTATTATAGATTAATTGCATATAATGCAAACATGTTTTGTTTAGATGCAAGATCTGTTATTCCGGAATATGATATGGTTGCAGGAGTAGATATGAATGCCATGCTTAGTTCTTATCAGGACACATTAAATGTGTTGGATAAGTTAAATCTTCAGTATGAGTTTTTAAAAGCTTATACTATTTGTTTTCGAGAAGATGTTTTTTATGGATGCGCTTATTATGATGAAATAGGAATGTTTATTCTTCCGCTTGATCCAGATTATTGTAAAATTTCTGGTATATACAATACCGGTGATTTCGCGTTTGTAATGGATATGAGTTATTTCAGATCCAGACAGACTATGTTGGAATTATGGGGTGAACCCTTCCAGTCAATGTATCGTGCCTATGAAAGTGATACTACAAATGGAAAGTGGCAGCCTATGCCAGATGAATATGCTATTTGCTTAAAAGCCAGAGCTGAAGATTGGGAAACTGTAGTTCCACCATTCTCTGGTTTATTATCTGGAATTATCAATCTTATTGATTTAGACGATCTACAGGCTATTGCTGACGCTCAGGATATTTATAAAATGATCTGGTTAGAACTTGAAACGATAACTGGTAGTGAGGATCCAGACGATTGGAAAGTTAATCCGGATATTGTTATTGAGTATTTTAACAGGATGATTAACGAATGCCTTCCTGACTATACTTCTGCTGCTATTGTGCCAGGAAAATTAGATCAGATTTCGTTTAATAATGATAAAGCAACAGATACGAACAAAATAGCAAAAGCTACAGAAACATTTTTCAATTCTTCTGGTGGCGCTCAGATTCTTAATAGTGCAAGTATCAGTGGTCAAAAAGCTTTTGAAGCTGCTGTACAAGCTGATACAGAGTTAGCTATTTCTATGCTTTTATACGAGACTCAAGGATGGGTTAATCGCTTCCTTACATACTGGGTATCTAATCCAGCTAAAGTAAAATTTTTTGAAGTTTCTGCTTATACGAAAGGTGATTTAAAAAAAGAATTGTTAGAGGCGGCTCAAAACGGTCTACCAACAAAACTCGCTTATAACACATTAAATCAGTTTTCTGAAAAAGAAACTATGGCACTTATTCAACTTGAAGAACAAGTTCTTGGTTTATCTAAATTACTTGTTCCGTTGCAAACATCCTATACTCAAAGTGGAACCTCTGATACCGGAGGCGCACCTCAAAAAGACAGCTCTGACTTAACAGATGATGGTGCAGCATCAAGAGATAAAGCTGATAAAGCAAATGGATAAAATTTATACCGGTATTTAAGATGTTAATATCGCTAACTGAAAATAATTATCTGTTGAAATATCATGGAGAGCCTCGTGCTCTCCTATTTTAATGGAGTGATTATTATGTTTAATGAAAAAACACAGATGTATGACGGAATTATATATTGCTTTACTAATAAAATTAATAATAAAAAATATGTAGGACAAACACAACAAACATTAAAGCAACGTATTTCTAATCACTTAAGTAAAACAAATAAGAAATATTATTTTCAAAATGCTTTATTAAAATATGGTATTGATAATTTTAATATTGAAATTTTAGAGTCTATATCCGCTGATACAAAAAATAATTTGAAGTTAAGATTAAATAATAGAGAGAAATTTTATATATTGAAATACAAAACTACTGATCATAATTATGGATACAATCTTACTAAAGGTGGCGAATGCGTATCTATTAAAAATGGGCGAAAAATTTATCAATTCGATTTATTAACTGGTAAATTATTAAAAGAATATGATTCTATGGCCGAAGCAGCAAAAGCTGTAAATGGTTCTGAAGACACGAACAATATATACATATGCGCTTTGCATCAAACAAAACAAGCATATGGTTTTATGTGGGAATTTGAGCCAGAATGTCATAGAAAATATATCATTGATTCCATAGAACGCCCTGATCAAAGAAAAGTAGTTATTCAATATGATATATTTGGAAACATTATAAAAAAATGGAATTCTATAAAAGAAGCTTCTAAATATTGCAATGTTGATAGTACTACTATTGTTCAATGTTGCCAGGGAAAAGTATCTACAATTAAAAATCAAGTATGGAGATATGAATCCGATGATTTTAATAAATATCCTATTACATTTAGAGGAAAAATTATTGCTTGCTATGATGACAATAACAATTTAGTTCACATATTTAAAAATGCTCCTAGTGCTGCAAATTATTATAATTGTTCCGATTCGTGCATAAAGTCTGCATTACGCAATAGTAATAAAAAATCTGTAGGATATTTTTGGAGATATTATACAGATGATTTTGATATGAAAGACTTGATTTTTAAAACACCTGAAAATATGGGTTTGGGTGTTGCTGCATAAATAAAGCTAAATAAGAGGATAATAATTATGGATAATAAGAAATTTATAATTACAACAAACGATGAATCAGCTTCATTGCTTATTCAGACTGGTTTTCATCTTGTAAGCCAGAATGGTAAACAGTGGACTTTTTTAAATGACAACAAAATGCTGTTTAACAATTTAAGCGATGTTGTTTATTCAGATAAATTATTTATTTGATTACTCCTCTTCTATTTGAGGAGAATTACTCAAAGAAAGGAGGAAAATCTTGAAGAAATTCTTAACTATTGACGATTTGATTGAATTTTGTATGAAGAATAATTTTTCTAAATTCAGCAGCAAAGAATCTAATGCAGAAATTAGTGTCCAAATGCCAGCAGTCGCTACATTTGGAAAGTCTGACGATAATAAGCATACAGAAGGATTATGTCCTTTTAATGCTACCGCATATCATGATCATGTTAACTTAAACAAATCTAATATCAATGAAGATACATTTAAGGAAAATACACAATCTATACCATATCGCCCTATTCTGGCAAATATCGTTGAAAATTCTGATGGTAATAAAGATTTTGGATCACATGATTTTACAGTGGAAACTGATGAAAATGGAGAAGAAAAAATCACTTATCAGGAACGTCCAGTTGGTGTAATCAAAAAAGATTATACAATTGAATATGATAAAGAAGCCGGAGTTAATAGAGCTGTAATTCAGGGATATCTTTGGGAAGGATATTGTCAGGACGCAATTGATATTATGCAGCGTAGACAACAGGTTGATTGTAGTGTTGAATTGAGTATTAGAGAATTATCATTTAATGCTAAGGATAAAGTGTTAAATCTGGATGATTATTATGTTAGTGGATTGACTTTACTAAATGAAAATGTTGGTCCAGGTATGGCTGGAAGTAATGTTCAGCTTGCTGATTTTGAATCAAAAAATTCTGTATATTCTAATTTTGATGTAAATACTAAAATGCTTGAAATGTTAGAGAAGATTAATGCTACTCTCTCTAATTTCAATAAAGAAAATGCTGATGGAAAGGAGGACAATCAGGTGAACAAATTTGAAGAACTTTTAAAGAAATACGAAAAAACTGTAGATGATATTACTTTTACATATGAAGGTCTTTCAGATGAAGAACTGGAGGCTGCCTTTGCTAAGGCGTTTAATACTGATCCGGCAGGTGATCCTGCTCCTACAGAACCAGAAAAATTCGTAAAATCATTTGAACTTTCTCACAGCGATATTCGTTGTGCACTTTATAACTTATTAAATGCATATGAAGAAGCAGATAATGATTGGTATTTTATTAATTCTGTATATGATTCTCATTTTACATATGAGAATTGGGATGGAGATAAAATCTTTGGACAGGCATATAAAAAAGATGGCGACAATGTTTCATTTGATGGTGAAAGATATAATCTTCATCGTGAATTACTGACTGATTCTGAATATTCTGAACTTCAGAATATGAGATCAAATTATGCTGCAATTTCAGATAAACTTGCTTCTTATGAAAAGAAAGAGGCTGACGAAGCTAAAAATGCACTTTTTGAGTCAGATGATTATAAAGGAATTTATGAATCAGAAGAATTCAAGGGTTTAAAAGAAAATCATACAGAATTTTCAGTTGATGAATTGAAGTCCAAACTTGATACTATATTGCTGTCATATGCTAAGTCTGGCAAGTTAAATTTTGCTGTTGAAGATGGTGATGTGCATGATGATAACGCCGGAAAAAAAACAGTAAGTAAAAAGACTTTTGGAAATCCATCACAGACTAAAAAGAAAAATAGATATGGATCTTTATTTGCATAATGCAAAATAACATATTTGTTTTATAAATCAGACCGTAAATACGGTCTTATTTTTTTGCCAAAATTTATGAAAGGAGAACAACATGATTAAGTACAGTATTGAAAAGCATGCTGTGGCCTTCCCTTCTAAGCTTGTTGCACAGAATGGCGGAGAACACATTTATAACATTACACTGACCTCTGATACAGATAATGGAAATCTTGTAGCAAGAGGCGATTTTGAAGATCTTGACCGTTACACAGAAGCTGCTGTTACTACATTTGAAGGTAAAATTCAGAAACAGGCTGCTAATGGTAATTGGTATGTAGAGGTTGTTGATCCAGGAGATGCTCTGTTTGTTTACATGCAGGCATTTATTGCAGAGGATTGGACAAATACATGGAAGAAGGAGTCTAACTTCTATAACGCAAAAGGAGACGTTGTAAGAGGTTATGCTCTTCATAAAGGTGATGTATTTGAGGTATCTGTTGAGGGATTCGATGGACAGCCAGCTGAAAAAGCGACAGTTACTTGTGAAAACAAGAAATTAAAAATTGGTTAATTTAAGGGAAAGGAGGAAAAAATCTAATGAGACGTAAAATGACTTTTGCTGATTTAAGTGCACATGTTCAGGAAGTATTTGCTAGCATGTGTAAAGATGGTGTTACACCAGAGGAAAATTATGAAGGCTTCAAAAAGCTTACATATGATCTGAATCATAATCCAAACGAAATGTTTGATGAAGATGGAAATAAAAAGACCAAACGAGACGCAGAAGATGCGGTTCGTAAATTTGTATATGCAATTATGGGACTAAACGAGAATTCTACAAAACGTGACAGAAATCGTGCTATGAAGAAACATGGTATTGAACTGTTCGAAGTTATGGAAGAAGAAATTGATATTAAAGTCGAAACAGGCTTTAAAGAATCAGAATTCTTCAATAACTATGTAGAGACAAGAAACCTTTCCCGCGGAGATCGCCAGGAATTCTGGACAGATGATAAAGTTGTTTTATCTACAACAAAAATTGCGGGCGATCATCATGACTTTACACTTCAGAGACTTGGTTCTGGAGAAAGTTATACTGTAACCACAAGTGTATACGGTATTGCTGTTGGTGCTGATATTGATCTGTATTTGGCAGGAAGACTTGATTGGTCTAAATTCACAGATCAGTGTGCTGCTGCTTTCGTTAGACAGATTCAGAATGATATTTATGCTGAAATGATGAACGCAGGAAAGAAACTTCCAGCTCAGTTCCAGGGCACAGGTGCTCTTTCAAATGCTACTAAGGACAAGCTGGATGAACTGCTTGAGGATGTATCTCTCGCAAATGATGGTGCTCAGGTAGTTATTATGGGTACAAGAACTGGATTACAGCAGTTCCAGAAACTGATGGATGTTGATTGGATCACAGACGATCAGAAGAAAGATGTTGCTACAATGGGACGTCTTGGATACTATGGTCCATATACATTAGTTGAAATCCCACAGAGATTTGCTCTGAATGATACAACTAAGAAATTAATGGATCCTAAGACTCTGTTTATTATGCCGCAGGTTGAAGATAAGTTCATTAAATTCGTTGATGTTGGTGAAACAGAAATCTATGAAATCACTGATAAGGGTGATCGTATGGATGATACAATGAAATACGAAGTACAGAGATCAATGGGCGTAGGAACACAAATCGGACGTTATTTTGGCGTTTGGACTTTAGCCTAATTTTTTTATTGTAAATTAATATTATAGTCGTGTGTCATATAGATGCACGACTATACGAATAAAAGGAGGAACTTTTCATGGCAACTACTGCAGTGAAAAAGACAAAGACTACTGAAACTGCTACTGAATCTGTTGCAGCATCTGTTACGGAACCTGTTACATCTGAATCAGCAAAAACAGTAGAAGTAAAAAAAGAAAAGAAAACTTATGCCCCTACTGATGGGATTCCATGTAAATCTATTACTAATGGTGGACTTTATATGCCAGGGCTTAAGTCAAATATTTTATACACATGGATTGATGCCGGAGATGTAATTGAAGTTGAATATCAGGATCTGCAGGCAGCAATCAGATCAAATAATGGTTATGTTATGAATCCATTTTTTGTTATTGAGGATGAAGAACTTGTTGCACAGTTTCCACAGCTTAAGAAAATTTATAATACATTATATTCTGTAGGTGATCTTGAAGATGTAATTACAGAACTTTCTCCCGGAGATATGAAGGCTACTATTCTTTCACTTCCGAAAGGGGCACAGGACTCTATTAAACATCTTGCTTCAAAAATGGTAAGTGACGGTAGACTTGATAGTGTAAGAAAAATTAAAGTGCTTGACGAAATCTTTGATACAGAAATGAGTATTATGACAGGACTATTTAATTAAAAATAAGGAGGTATATTATGCCTTCTCTAAATTACGAAGAAATATACTCAAAATTTCGATTAAAAGCAGAAGCTTATGATATTTTACAATATCGTGAAGATGATGTAAGTGCGGTTTTTATGCCGGAATATTTACATGCATCAATAAATAAACCTTATATTCGAAGACTTTTTTCTGAATTGAAACTTGGAGATACAGTTCAGGAATTGACATATATAATGAAATATTCTGTTGATGATGATTTTGATGCAGAATTTATAACTGATATCTTAGGTATAGGTATGGTAATTGAATGGATTACACCCAAAATTAACAGCCTGAATAATATTCAGCAGGTATTTGGATCTTCTGAGGAAAAATTTTATTCTCAGACTAATCATTTAAATGGTTTAAAAGATTTAAAAAAATCATTAATCAAGGAACAGAAGAACTTGATTAAAGATAGAGGTTATATATGGAATAGTTATCTGGATGGAAGTAATACATAATGGATACAATTTACGGACATTTTGATGATTTGCAAATTGAAGAATATAAGGAAAAATTACACAAAGAAATGTTTTGGCTTCTTTTATATAAGGACCCAAAAACAAAAGATGAATTTAAAAATGTTGATTTTGAAAAATATTTTATCAATTTAATGAAGAAAATCGATGGTTTGAATACTCTTCTCTTCTATCCTGTAGAAATTATAGCAATTATGAGTTTATTACAGGCGGCTCTCAATGAGACAAGAAGTGATGATTTTAATTATCGTTCTTACCGAAAATTGATACTAGATGCGCATTCGTTAGTAGACAAAATTAATTCTAGGAGTTGATTCTATGGTTACTGCAGAAATGTACAAAAATTATTTGTCATCATATGGCAGTAATCTAGCTCAGGTAAAGAAAAATCAGTCTGATGCAATTATGAATAATTCTTTTACTGCCGATGCACAATATAAAAGAGTTTATATTTTAACAAAAGATGGATGGAAATGGGAAGATGCTAAATATCAACGTCATGCCAAGCTTTCCATTCTTAAAGATGCAGTGGATTATTATTTACAATTTCGGCCTAAAGTACATTATCCAATAGGAAGTTATGTGTTTGTTCCTGATGATACTGACTTCGATATTAACATATCTGGGCACGAACTTGATAATCCACTCTCACTTCCAGACGAAAGAATTACACAACTGTGGTTTATTGTCGGTAGAGATGATGCGAATGCTTTTGTTAGATATAATATATTAAAATGTAATTGGAAATTTCAATGGATTTACGATAACAAATTATATAAATGTTGGGGTTCAAATAGATCAGCTAATAGCTACACAAGCGGTCGTTGGGATGATCAATATACATCTTCGCTTGATAATCTGACAGCTGCATGGCTTCCAGATATTTATTATGCGTATGGTAATAATTTATATGATTTAGGACTTAGTGACGATCGTACTATTATGCACGAACAACGTTTTATGCTTACGAATAACATTCTTGACCCAAAAGTCTATCAGGTCACAAAAATAATAGATCTTAATCCTTCTGGAGTAATTAAACTTTCCATAAAACAAGATGAATTGAATAAAAAAGTTGATAATGTTCAACTTAGAATTTGCAATTATTATAAAGGTTCTGGTGATCAAAAAACAGAGATTATTCAGAAACCTCAAACAATGATTACAAGTTCACAAATTGAATGGATGTATCTAAATGACGATGGTGAAATTGAGCCATTATTGGACCGTTCAAAACAGTTTCTTTATATTGGAAAAAATTCATATTTTGAATATAAACTTCCTTATGCCGATCTTACTTCTGAATGGAATATTAGTCTTGTTGACAAAAATTCCGAATATACAGAAGAAGAAAAATCATATTATGAAGGATTAATGAAATTGACTGTAATGGATAATGTCACTATATCACTTAAGCCTGGAAAAGCTCATAGTTTAATAGGCAAAAGATTTAATTTATCAGCCACAGATAATAACGGAGACAATCATTCTTCTATTGAAGTGGAGGTGCAATTAGATGAATAGAGATATATCACATATTACACGAGATCTTGAAAATAAGAAAAATAACGACATCATTTATAAAAAAGATAAACTGTTAAAACTATTCAATGAGGATCCTGATCTTAATGAAATTTTAGGAAAAAAAGATAAACGCCCGTTGAATAAATATACAGATAAAAATAATCCCACAGCTCAAGAACTAAATGAGCGAAATTTAATCATTGAATATAATAAACGAGTTGATAAGAAGCAAATTCTTCCTATATTAAAACTGAATGGTATTAATAAAGAAGTATTAAATTTTATTATGTTTGATATAAATGATACTGATACATCATATTACAATAAGGCTATGAAAATACAAACACTTATAGTTATGTGTTTAGTTCATGAAGATGATCTTGATACAGAATATGGAATTGTACGAACAGACTTATTGAGTTATATCGTAAAAGATCTTTTATGTTGGACGAATTCTTTGGGAAATCAACTTAAATGTATAGATGATTATGGAGATATTATTGACTCTAGGTATTATTGTAGAACGTTGAAATTTCAAATTGAATGTCCTAATAATTTATATGCAGGAATGAATAACAAATATGACAATTTCCAAAGAATCTGAAATTGATGCACTGAAATTATATTTTGGTGAACCATTTGTTATCGAAAATGATACATATAATGACATTATAATTAATCAACCTACAATAGGAGATATCATAAAAAGTGGTGAGAAAAAGATTTATTCTACTATAAATATTTTTATTGCTAATCCTACTATGTATCGCATGCAATTATGGGATCTTGGTATTGATTGGAATAAAATGTCTGATTTTTCTTTATTTTGTATGCTTGTTCCAAGTATAGACTCAAAATCTACAAAATTACTATTCGGTGATTTGAATTTCCAATTGTTTCAATTGCAACAAACACAAACAGAAGACGGGGAACCGTTTTTTTATTTACTTAATGAAGAACAAAATGTTCAGATAGATGAAGCCGCATATCTACAGATGGCTTCGTATTTAAGAGCTATGTTCAACACTTACCCAAAAGTGGAAAAAGCCAGGGGAAAATCTACAAAAGAATGGATGATTGAAGAAGATCGCATGAGCTTCGAACAACACAAAAATGATGTTTACAAATCCACTCTTCTACCACTCATATCTACTTGTCTTAATCATCCCGGTTTCAAATATAAAAAAAATGAATTACGTGAAGTTGGCATTGTTGAATTTATGGACAGTGTTCAAAGATTACAAGTTTATGAATCTTCTACTGCTCTACTTAAGGGTATTTATAGCGGCTTTGTTGACGCTTCAAAGATTGATAAGAATGAACTTAATTTCATGAGAGAAATTTCTCTCAAAAATTAATTTCTATATACAAAAATTTTAAAGGAGGAAATCATAATGGGATTTACATTAGATGATATCGTAATTGATCGTGTTCAGTATGGTTTTGCCGAAGACCTTAACGGAAATCCATTATACACTTTAACACAGCTTCAGGATGCAACAATTAATATTAGTGCTGAGTCAACTGATGCAACAGATAACCAGGGAAACCTGATTAAACGTTTCTGGAAAGCTAAAACAGGTGAATTTACAGCCAACAATGCAATGATCAACCTGAATGTTATTGGAGCTGCTTCTGGAGAAGGTAAGAAAATTGCTTCTCAGGAGAACAAAATTGTTATGCCAAAGATTATCACCGTAAAGAAAGGTGAAAAAGCAACTCTGAAAGATATTGTTGAAGGTTCTGTAAAAGTAAATGCTTTCAGCGCAAATGGTTCCATGGGTACTGCATATGAGAAAGATACTGCTGCAAGTGCAGACAAATACGCTCTTACAGAAGGTGGAGAGTTTACACCTCCTACAGCTGAAGGTGTAGATACATACATCGTCAAGTATGATCGTAGTGTTGGAGCTGGTGTATCTATTACTAATAGAGCAGATAAGTTCCCTCAGACAGTTAAACTGACCCTGAAAGCTCTTGCTGTTGATCCTTGTCATTCTGACGTATTAAAGGGATTATATATCGAGCTTCCATCATTCCAGGTATCTCCAGAGGTTGAAATTTCATTAACAACTGATGGACAGCTTGCTTACTCTGGATCTATGCAGGTAGATTACTGTTCTGCTGATAAAGCTCTATATCATATTTACTGGGCTGATGAAGACGAAGAATAATTATTAGATAATATAATATTATTCTAATTACGGTCGGTATGTGTCATAGCATACCGGCTGTTTTACTATCCATATTCAAGGAGGAAAACATGGTTAAGAAAAATAATAAGAAATGCATTTTATGCGGGAAAACATATACATATTGTAGTCGCTGTGAAGAATTCGACCATCTTCCAAGATGGATGGAGATTTATTGCAGCGATAATTGCAGAACAATCTTTAATACACTGACAGAATATAATGCTGAAAACATTACAGCTAGAGAAGCTGCTGAAAGAATGAAAGATTGTGATATGTCTGATGTCAGTAAATTTCATGAAGTAAATCAGAAAATGATTGCAAAAATTCAGAAAGAAACTGCTGATATTAAATTACAGAAGATCTCAGAAAAAGATATTGTTGAGCCGGATTCTGTAGTTGACGAAGAAAATAGCGAGGAAATTGAAACTCGTAAACCAGTGCGTACAAGAAAACGTAAATAGTATTTGAATAGTGATTTTTTAGGGGTATGTCTCACTATTCGAGACTACCCCTTTTTTCACTTTTAAGGAGTAAAAGGATTATGAGAATACAATCAAATTTGAAGCCGCGTGATTATACGGAGAAAGAAGTCTGCAGGATTATAAATCCGAAGCAGCGTGATTTATATATTAAACATAGAGTATTTCCGATAGATATGTATCCAAGTGTTACGGATGACGGAAAAGACATTATTGTTTACATCTTTTTAATTGAAGAAACCAAAGAACTGTTTCAGCAATGGCTTAATCATACACTTGAATAAGGAGAAACTCTACATGAAAGAAAAATTTTTAGATAAACAAGTTTTAAGATATGTTATCGCCACTACTGTTTCTGGCAAACCAACATATCTCAAAAAGAAATTGCAAAAAATTGAATACAGTTTTGTAACAGATATTGATGACGCTACTAAATGCTCATCTTATGCTATTGCAGAGGCTGTAAGAAAATACTACGAACATGACACTCGTGATACTAATGCAGGATTGATTATTATTCCGGTTGTTATCAGTTATGAATTAGTAAAAGAGGTTTAAATATATGGATAAATCAATTATATTGACAATTGATCAAAAGACATTAGATTTGTATACAAAGTATTATTTTTTAGAACATCCAAGAGCCAAGAAAATTCCTATTGAAAAACCTTGGCATCCTTCGATTAATACTTGGATGATCTTACCACGTATACAGATGAATGCGTTAAAACAAAAGTGGAAGGAATTCGTAAAATTCTGGGTAAAAATAAATAAAATGGATAATAGGCAGTTAGATGATTTTGATCTCATTGTAACTGTCTTTTTTAATACAAAAAGACGACACGACGTAGATAATCAAATTCCTAAGTTTATTTTAGATGGGTTGACTGAGGCTGGGGCTATTGTAGATGATGATGAAAAACATCTGCACTCTCTCACTCTAAAAACCGGATACGACAAGGAAAATCCAAGAACAGAATTTGAATTTATCATACATGAACATACAGAAAATAAGGAATAAAAAGGAGATTTATTATGAGCGAAATAAATAAAGTTAATTCAGATACAATTGAAAGAAAAATTGATGTTCCAGAGTTTATCAGACGATATAATCTCTTGAAAACAGATGAACAGCGAGATGAATTTGTTAGAAATATTATTTGGAGAACATATTGTCCTGTTTTAGAAAAGAAACTTGTTCTTCAGACAATACTTGATAAGTCTATTACCACTGGAAAAAACGGGGTTCAGTATATTGATATGTTTTTATCTAAAATCAATATGACTACTACTATCCTTATTTTATATACAAAATTGAACATAGTAAAAACTGATGATAGTACTACAAATGCATTTCAAGATTATGATTTATTATTTGAAAATGGTTTATTAGATCAAATTTGTGCCATTGTTGGTGAGCATGAATTAAATGAACTTATGACTATTAACGGTTTACTTATGGATAATTTTCATGATGAAAATAAAACTATTGATGCATATATCGCAAAATATACAGAAGCATTTGCTACCACTGTTGGTGTATTTGCCAATGAAGGTATTTCTGAATTAATGAAATATATAACTGAAAATGGAATTAAACTTGACTTAAAATAAATTAAATTATATAGGGGTGAATGTGTATGGCCACAATTACTATGACATTAGAACATTATAATGCTATTGTAGACGAACTTTTAAATGGCTTAAAATCTTCAGAAAAAGAAATTGCAAAAGAGCTTTCTGCTTTAAAAACAAAAAAAATATACGAAGACGCTAAACGTGCATATAGTCAAATTATTAATAATTGGTATAATTCATATTCACCATTATATTATAATAGATTATATAGTTTAAAATCAGCTGCCGATATTACTATGTTAGATGAACATACTATAGATATATATTTAAACGAGGATCATTTAGGAGGTCATCATTTAAATAATGCAGGATTATATAATTTAACAATGAGACAAGGATATCATGGCGGTTCAAAATATCGCGGTCCACTTAATAAATGGAGTCACGAAACTAGACCTGCTGTAAAAACTTTCTCTCCAGTACGTGCAATGCAAAATTGGGCAAAATCTTATAGTAGTCCTCACGAAAAAGAAAAACATGTTGTGCAAATTGTTAAGAAATATTTAAGTAAATACGAACTTTTTAGATTGCTTTATGGGACGAGGTGATAATTAATGGGCGATCATATTATATTAAAAACAGATACCGATGTAACACTTATGGCTAACGGAATACAGAAAGGCACAAAAGATTTAATAAAAGATGTTGCGGATTTAAAAAAAGGACTTGATAAACTTAACGGAAAGGAAGTTACACTGACAGTTAAAGGTAAAGTCGATATGTCAGAAGTTGAAGCTGCAAAAAAGGAAGCGGCAAAACCAATCGAGACCCCAGTTAAATTAAAACTTGATGCCTCTGAAATAAAAGCACTTCAGAACCTTCCGACAGCAAAAGCAAAAGTGGAGTTCTTAATAGATAAAAAAGCTGTTAATGATATTGTAGCGAAAGATTTAAATAATGTTATTAATAAAGCAGCTACAAAAATGAATAGCAAGCTTCAGGGAATTACTTCTAAATCAATGGCATCGCTTGCAAGTTTGGATAAATTTTTACCAAATATCCCTGAGCTATCTTCTAGCAAACATAGGGCAATGATGACAGAGCTTAAAAAAAAAGGATTGTCCGATATATCTCAAAATGAACGTGCTCAAATTGAAAATGCATACAGACTTCGTAGTTATTTATTAGATAGTAAAAAAGAAATGTCTGAAAGAGGAAAATTTATTCCTCCATCTGAAAGTCTTTTTGCTCCTGATGCTTCATTATCTTTAGAAGATTATAATAAAGCACTTAATGGATTAATAAAAACAAGTAAGAATATTGTTATTGCCTCAGATTTATTTGAACAGTTAAATAAACAATTAGAAACAAACAAACGGAATATTCCTGTTGAACAGGATGTTTCTTCTAAAACAATGCGTAGATTATTAGGAATGGGTATCAAAAAAAATGATCCAGATTATGATCCAAATAACTATGCTCAATATCTGTTAAATCAATCATTAAATAAAGCAGGATTTTCTGATAATATTGATAAAATCGTTGCAAATCAAACACATAAGATAGAACTTGGTGTTACAAGTAATCATCTTGATGCCATATTTAAAAAATCACAAAATGAAGGGCTTTCTAAAAAAGATTATTCTGAATTAGTAAATAGGTATATAAATAAGAATCTTGCAGAACTTGAAAAAGATATTTTATCAGATGACCAATTTGGTGAGATTGCATTAGGAAGTATATCTGATATTAAGAAAAAAGCAGAAACTCTTAACGATTCATTAAAGACACGAAGAAAAAATAAATTCATTGGTCTTATGTCAACATATCTTGCTAAAGGCGGATCTGGTATAAACAATGAGGAATTTTATAAAGCTCTTCTATCTGATATATCAGAATATGATAAAGATATTGATGCAAGGGGAAAACAAAAAGCAATTGAGCAGGCTGTTCAGAAACAATTAACGGAACAGAAAGCTGCAGAAAACAAAGAAGAAAAATCAGTTCCTAAGAAGACAACAAGAAAAAGAACTGTTAAAAAGAAAGAGTCTATTCCTGCTCAGACAGATGTTGAAGAGAAAGATGCTTCTACATCTACTCCTGCTACTGCTATTGAGTCTAAATCTAAATCTGCAAAGTCGAAAGCAAAAAAAGTTTCAAAGACAACGACATCTAAATCTGCAAGATCAAAAGAGAAAGAAACTCAAGAATTACTTGATCAATTAGGGTCTCTTGAAGGCGAATTAATGCGGGCATATGATGAATACGTTGATAAAAAAGAAGCATACAAAAATGGAAAATCTCCTTTTCAATATGCTAATGCTCGTGAAAATTACAGAACGACTTATATAAAGATGCTAGCAGCACAACTTCCTGCATCAAGTTTTAAAAATATCACTGGTAAAGATCCTTTCAGTATATTAAAAGCTAAATCACTATATGATCATGCATATAATACAAGTAGACAAATTTTCGGAATTAAGGATTCTTTGCATGATTTAGGTTATACAAGAGATGCGTATCCTGAAATGTTTGATTCACTCGATGGAATGGCTCGTAAAATTATTACTGTAAATAATATGCGATATAATAATCGTAACAAATCAAATGGAGATACGGATGAAATTGTACAAATCATCAAAGATGTTGAAAATCAAGCAACTCAACTTGAGGATATGGTTCGTGCAGATGGACATTCAGGGTTTACTTTAAAAGGGATTCCATCTATTCAAGAACCTTCTAAAGGAAATATTTCTAAACCAAAATCTCAACCGGCTCTTGAAAACAAAGAAGAAAAACAGATTCAGCAAAGTAAAGATGTCGCAAAAGCTAAGGAAAAGGAAGCAGACACTGTTGTTGCTGCAAATGATAAGATCGCTAAATCTGAAAAGAAAGCTGCTGCGATCGTAGCTTCTCCATCTACTCCGCCAACTCCTCCTAAATACAAAGTTGTTTCTGCTCCAAAATTAGCTCCTATTAAAAATAATGATGTTATAGATGAAACTAAAAATACTGCAGATGCTATTACTCAATCAGCTGACGCTGTTATAGAAGCGAAGAAAAAAGAATCGGATGCTGTTGTAAATAGTAATGATAAGATTGCTAAGTCTGAAGAAAAAGTCGCAATCAAGACTGTATCTGGATTAAAGAATAGTAATTCTAATTTAACAGAAACCCCTGTTACTCCACCAGAATTAGATGGCTTAAAACAGCTTTCTCAAAGGGAATTTGGCGACGCTCAGAAATATATTAAGGTGTATGAAGATACCAACAGAACTATATATACCCTCACTCAGACATATAAAAAACAGTTTGATGCTAATGGTAATCTCTTAGCTGAGGGATATGAAAATGCTATTGCATATTATGATAGTTATGAGAAACTTGAGGGAGAAGCTGTTAAATTAAGTAAAAAGATTAACTCTAATTATGCGAAGCTTGATACGGAGAAATATAAATCCACTGATAAACAGAATCCTAATCTTCTTAAGAAGTTGCAAGATGATATCAAATCTGATCAACAAGACTTATCTGAATTACATAGAATTGCAAGATTAAATGCATCTCTTCCTGATAACGATTATATGTATCAGAACTTTACTCAAGCACTTCGAAAAGGATCTGCTGAATCTGCCAGATCACTATCTGCAACTCGTAAAACAAATCGTGATAATTTCAATGTAAAAAAAGATACACTAAATACGGATATTTCTAAACAGATTTCAGATATAGAATCTCTTGGACAGGCTGGTACTATTGCTGCTGGAAAACTTCAGAGTATACAGAAAAGTTTATCTACTATTACTACTCCTGCTGGGTTAGAGAATGTTCAGAAGCAAATCACAGATATTAACGAGCAGTTTGATTCAAATAAGGCTCGTGAATCTGCTTTGAATTATGTACATAATCTGGAACAGGGATTGACCGGGAAGCAGAATGTTGTTATTGGTACTAAAAATGCTTCTGATAATTTTACCGGAAGTATTAAAGATGGTAAATGGATTGGTCCATTAGCTGATTTAAATAGAGATTTTGAATCTACTTCTGCTACACTGGATGGATATATTGCTGATGCACAAAAACTTGGAGACGTTGGTAAAAAAGCTGCTGACTCATTTTCTACTTTAAAAAAAAATCTTAAGACATGTTATACAGAATCTGGATTAAAACAAATCCAAGGCGATATGAAAGTAACTCAGACTCAACTTACTGCATCTAAAAAGCAGGCTGATGCCATCAAAAATTCTGATATCGCAAAACAATATGACAATGCTATTGATAAGGCAAAAGAAGTAAAATCCATTAATGCAGAATTGCTTGGATATAAAAAAAAACAAAGTCAATATTCTAAAGGTAGCGATACATACACAGAAATTGGAAATCGAATTACTGAAACAGCTGAGGCAGCCAAAAAAGCAAATGATGCATTTGAGAAGTTAACTCAAAATGACTTTGTGTCAAAGAATTCTGAGGCATTAAAAAATGCTGGAAAAAATGTTGAAGATTATGACAAAGTTGTTCGTGAGATGAAACAAGCTCAGGCAGACGTATCTGGATTTGATGAAAAGACTATCCAAGCTAATAATAAAGAAGCATTTACAGAACAGTATACCAAAGCTATTGAAAAAGTAAAAGAACTAAAATCTGCTATGCAGGATTTGTATAGCTTTGAAGCAAAGGGTGCAAAAGGTCAAATTTCAAGTGATGATTTTATCTCAGGATTTACTGATAGATTTAAAAATATAAAAAATCTCAAAAAAGATGTTGACGAATTCAAGAAAAATACATACCAGAATAATAAGGATAATGCTGATAGTGTACTGAATCAGTTGCTTTTTGGTAATTATGAGAAAGCATTTACCGATTCTGAGCAGAGTATGTCAGATTATGAAAATAAAATCACTACTTTAATGACTCAGGCATATTCTCATCAGAGAAAACTTAGCAATGATTTATATAAAATGGCTGGCAATAAAAATTATTCTGAACAAGAATATACTGAAAAAATGAATCAGCGTAATGGTGTTCAGGCTACATATGAAGCATTAAAAGCACAGATCAAAAATTCTGGTAAAAATATTGATTCAGATAGTTTAATTTCAGATATAAAAAATGCCTCCGATTTTGACAGAAATAATATTCTAGGAAATTTAAAAGAGTCATTATCTAGTCAAATAAATGATTTTGAAAATTCTCTCAAGCATATGCAGAATACTATGAATCTTCCGGATGGTATTGCTTCATTAAAAGAGAAATTAGAAAGCGCATTTACATTTGAGAATGGAGCCGATAATCTTGGCAATTTCAAAAATAGAATGCAAGATTTTTATCAAACTTTTGATTCTCTTAAAGGAAGTTCATTTATTCAATTTGCAAATGAATTTGGAACAGCTTTTGATAGTTTAACTAAGGCAGAAAATTCTTCTGGTAAGGTTTCGGCATATACGGATAAATTAAATGGTTTTGTTGAATCATATAATGATATTGTAACCAAGTTCCATAATAAAGAAATTGATACTAGCCAAGCTCAAGATGAAATTTCTGAATTAGCATCTAAAATGCAAGATTTTCAAAAAGTTGCTAAAAATTACGATAAAACAAATAGCAAAGGAACTTATTTAGAAGGAACAAAAGGACTGGTACAAGATACAAAAGATGTTGAAACAATGCTTACAGAGTACGCTAATTCTATCGGATTAACATCTAAGATTTCTTCATCTATCAATGAAACTACCGGACAAGTAAAGATGCAATTTGCTGATATATCTGGTAATGTTGTTACTTTAACTGGTAATCTTGAAAAAGCAGGAAATGCAATGCGCATTATCTCTAGTACTGCCTCCAAAGCATCAACCGGGATGTCTTCATTCGGAACTTCTATTAAAGGAATGGTATCAGGAAACTTTAAAGGTGCTATTGCAGATATTGCAAGTTATGTTTCTTATTTCCAGGTAACCATGAAAGCAATTCAGCAGGCCAAACAAGGCTTCAATGATTTCTTAAATTTCCAAAAAGACTTAACAAATATTAGTTACACAATGAATTTATCGCCGGATCAATTACAGAATCTTGGTACCTCTGCAATTGATATGGCAAAAGATCTATCGATGTCCTTGGATAATACTATGGACATTTATAAAATCTATGCAAATATGAATACTACTGCTTCTGAAATTCAGCAGACAGCTAAACCAACTGCTATCTTAAGTAACTTAAGTGGTGTTGATGCCTCTACTGCTGCCGATCAGGTACAGGGTATTTTACAGCAGTTCCATATGTTAGAAGATGGATCTACTACTGCTGCTGATGCCTCTATGCATATTGTCGATGTTCTGGATAAAGTTTCCGGAAGTGTGGGAATTGATTACGCTAAAGGTATCAAAATTATTTCTGATGCTGTACAGGCTTCCGGTCAGGTTGCTTATGATGCAGGTATGTCATATGAACAGCTTGCAGCTATTACTGCTAAAGTATCAGAAAGAACTCGTGAAGATGGATCTTCAATTGGTAATGCTTTGAAGACAATTATCACAAGAACTACAAAAGTCGGTAAAATGCCACAATACGCCGACGAAGTTGACAATGCAGCTTTATCTAATGCTTCTGCATCTCTGCATGCTATAGGTGTAGATGTTTATAATCCGGATGGATCTGATCGTGGTATCATTACTGTTATGTCTGAGCTTAAAGATAAGTGGGACGATTTAACTGATGCACAGCAAGCCAAAATTTCGTACGACGTAGCAGCAACACGCCAGACGAGCAAGTTCAAGTCCATGCTGGATGCATTCACAGACTCCATGTCATTGGCAGAAGAAGCAACAACCGCAAATGGTAATGCTGAAGCTAACCAGGAAAAATACATGGAATCAACTGCTGGTAAACTACAAGCAATCAAAACACAGATGCAGGATTTCTGGGTTAATTTCTATAATTCAGGTACTGTAAATGGTGTTCTTGAATTTGTACATAGTTTAACAGAAGGATTTACGTCACTTGAAAAAACACTTGGACCAATACCGGCATTACTTACTGCTGTATTTGCAGCAATGACAGTAAAAAATGCAACATTGGCAGGATTAAAATTCCTGAGTGGTGGAGGTCTTGCAACAGTCGTAGGTTGACCCAAAAATCTAAGGGTTACACGTTATTTTCCGATTTTTAACAATGAGCCTATCTACATAGAGATTCATATCAATGTGTGGAGAATAGCGACTTAAAATAAATAGAGGATTAACACGTCGAATTCACTATTCTATGCTGATCACATAGTGAAGTGTGCGAAAGCTCGTGACAACGCACGTGCCAACCTGATTAACGATTTAGTCATATGTGAAACGTTAGTAACAATTACGCAAGTAATGACGAGGGAAACATATAAATAATCAGGAGGAGTAGAGAGAGCACCCTTCCTCGGAGTATATTGTATATACTTTTAATGAATGTTCCATGAGCGGCACTTCTCTTCTGCCGAATCGCTTTATGCGAAAGAGAGAAATTATATTTGATAAAAGAAAGACACCGCGGTGATCAAGCGCAGTGTCTGTAAGATAAGCTTTGAATTTTAAATTATTGAAATTTAACCTTTAAAACTTTAATTGTGTGGGTTTCACCCCACACTACCAGAGTTGTATTTCTACTTCTCCGGTGTCTCGCTTGCAAACTCGCAATTAATATCAATGCTCTGTTCTTTCAGGTTTATTGATGTCACGAGTTTTGTTGGATTGTGCTGGAACACCATCCATAAAGCTGCAAGTAATACTAAAACCGTAAAGAATCTTTTAATTGCTATCTTTGCAAGCTTAAATTGATGTTCTTCTTTCTTCATGTTCCACCTCCCTTCTGCCATATGGCTAAAGTAAATATAAGTGGATTTTGATTTCGGACAGAACATCCGATTTTGATATTTATGATTGTAGGTGTGTGCAAAGCCGAGGCACACTCTCGGCTATCCTACAATTAGTAAATATATCACTAGACTTTATTGTTGTAAAGTCAGAACGTAAGTTCATTCTTTTTCATATGTCATACATCCGATGATTAAATATCGCCTTGTTCTACCGTATTCTTCTGAATCAGTTTGTGCATAAAGTGTATAGAGATTTTCAAAAGGTTGTGGCACAGGTTTTTTATAAAACGGAGATGAATATAAATTTTTTCTATACGGATCAAATTCTTTCCTAAAATTGTCAAGAAAATTCTGTTTTTTATTTTCTATTTCATAATCTGACCTATTCTTCAAATCTGACATTGTAATAGAATATTCTGTTTGGCAATATTTACCAGGAAAAATATCTTGGATGACAATAACTTCACATCCACATATGTCAAGAATTAAAAATGGTTTACAGGAACAATAAAATTCTGTGAATACCCATCGTGTACTTCCATACGAGTTCATTGATATACTATTTTCAGGAGTAACTGTTAATGATAAATTTGCAATATTTTTATGCAACGCTTTCGTATAAATATCATTAGCCGATTTATATCTTTTCCATTTTCCCTGTGAAATAGAAATTAATTCTTGAAAATCGTCCTGAATATTCGGATTTACTGATCCACAAGTTCCTATACTAAAATTTATATAATCAGAGTCATATATTGATAAATTACTATTATGTATTATAATTTTTTCTCGAAGTTTTTTATCAATACTCCAATAGTCTTTCCATAGTATATTTGATTCTTCTTTTAGTTTTAAAACCTCTGGAGTATTAACTTCATTCCAGAATGATTGTTTGATTTGTTTTTGAGACTCACCGATTTCTATAATCTGTTTTATTCTCTCGGCTTCTTCTGGGCTGTATCCTTCGTTCATACTCTACCTTATCTTCCTGGCCACCATTTGTGACCGCACTTCTGGCAGAGATTCTTCTTTTGAGATGCACCAATCCAGCCAAAGAGTCCGTAACCTTGTTCTTCTGTTGTGACTGATGTGGAACCACAGCGTGGACAACGAACGACGTTTTGATTAAATGATGAAGAGATCTTTAATTTAGGTTTAATAGTATTTACGGGTGCAATTTTTTTCTTTAACCCAGATACTGTTCCTGGTACTTGTCTGTTAATTTTTATATAGTTAATAATTCCACTTGCAGATGAATCACATTCAGCACATTTTTTAAGAATATTATTAGCTTCACGCCATACTTCTATAGAAATGTCTTTACCTAAAGCTGTATTCTTTTTTAAATATTCAACAAGTTCTGATAAATCAAACTCTTCACCGTCACAAACAGTGATATTTTGCTTTATTCGTTCATCCTCACTTAATATCGGTTTCTCAGGTTGTAAAGTATTTATAGTAGAAAGCGGATAACCACAATAAATACATGCATGAGCTTTATTAGATATTTGTCTCCCACATTCTGGACATTTAATAAGAGCCATAATCGCACCTCCTAATGTTAATTATAATATAGCATAAATTATAATTCATGTCATTATCTAAAATCGGAAAAATAACCAATGCATTAAAAGGTGCTTCTACTGCTGAAGGCGTAGCTAATTTAGCGGCAACATTAAAATCAACTGGGGATGTTACTACAAGTGCTACTATACTTGGCAAATATTTTACACAATCACAACTTTCTCCTGAAATCCGCAAACAAGCAATGTTGCAAGCTTATGGGGAAGCAGAAGTAACTGAAGATATTTTAAAAGCTGCTGGTGCTGGAACAACAGCAAAAACAGCTGGGACATTTGCTTTTGGAGCAAGTAATCTTATAGATTCTTTGAAAAATGCTGGGAAAGGATTATTAACTGTTATTAAGCCAATTCTTCCAATTTTAGGAGTCGTAGCTGCTATCGGCGCCGGAAAAATGATATGGAATTGGGCAGATGATAAATTTACTTTAACTAAAGAAACCGCTGACAAAAAATCTGATGAAGCACATAAAACATATACAGATAATAAAACAGAATTAGATTCTCTTCAGAGTCAATATGATTCAAATCAAGATCGTATTTACGAATTAAGAGCAAAACAAAATAAATCAGCAAATGAAGCTGCAGAACTTAAACAGCTCCAAGCTGAAAATAACATGTTGGGAACACAAGTAAACATCCAGGACAGATTAACAAAAGCTTCCAAATACACAGACGCTAAGGCAGCCAAAACAGCCCTTGAGAAAAAATCACAACAAAAAAATTATGATGCGAATTTATTAACAGAAAACGGGAATCAGTATGTAGACGACATTGACGAAGCTGCAGATATGATTTCTTATCTTAATAAGTTAAAAGAGGATTATCAATCTAATTTAGAAGAATATGAAAAATATCATTATGATCCAAACAAGAAAAATGATATTGCAATGTGGGGAAAAAATCAGACGAAAAAGCGTGAAGTTGCATTAAAACAATCCGAACAAGATCTCAATACATTCCAGGGCGAACTTTCAGAAAAGGTATCTAAAATTTCAGAAGATTCCCAAAGAATGCTTGATGAAAATGGAGATCCTGTCGATTCAAGTTTTAATGATGTTTTAGGAAGAGTTGATAACTTATTAACTTCTTATTACAATGCTACAAATTCTTCGTCTTATTTTGAAGAAAAGTTAAATAATATTTTTGCCAAACATGATTTTAAAAATATTAAAGACGATTTATTAAAAAAAGGTAAATCAGGTGGATCTGATGCTATAAAGGATTCAATTAAAGACAATCAAGATTTTGTAGATACATTAACTAAGTATGGTATTTCTATTGATGATTTAGCTAAAGAAATTATGTCTGAAATAAATCCAGATGCAATAGATTATGATGGCATAAGGCAAAATCTAAAAGATACTTTTAGTTATAAAAATGGTCTATACGATTTCTTTAAAGACAAACCAAATGAAGATGTTAAAGGTTTTTGGGATTATATACAAGCAAATAATTATAATCCTAAAGAATATGATTGGGGAAAAGCTGAAGTTTCAGATATTTATGATGAATATCAGAAGTCTAAAGAAGATGTTGAAATACCATCTTCTACCTTTTCTTCTCTCTTCAAAAATTCTGCCGAAGATACATCCACAGATCTTGACACCATAACTGACAATTTTCAAACAGATATGTCAAATATTAAATCTGCAATGGATTCAATCAAATCTGGTACATTCCAGAATTCTGATATCACCGATCTTATTCAGCAATTCCCGGAACTTGCAACAGAAACTGATAACCTGCAACAGGGATTACAGAAACTGACATTTGATAAAGCAAGTACCGCTATTGGTAAAATCAGAGATTCTGTAAAAGATGTAACTGATCCGAAAGAACTTGCTGCTGCAGATAAATATATTCAGAGTATTATGGATACTATGGATCTGAGCGATTTCGATGTTAGTAATAGTAAACATACAAAAGATACTATTATCAGTAATTTAAAAGGGGACTCTATTGGCCCTATTAAATCAGCTTCATTAATAAACCAATTATTTTCAGAATATGGTGACGACAAAGTGGCAATGCAGGCAATCATGAAATTGTCACTTGATCCATCAATGGCAAATGCTGATCTCGACACTTGGAAATCCAAAATTGAAGATACTAAAGTACAGATTCAGTTGGATACTTCAGCTAAAAATCTGGATAATCTCTCAAAAGAACTAACTCGTCTTCAGACTGATGCTTCCGATCAGCAGACAAGACTGAATAATAAATCTGCTTATAATATGAAAGCTACTGCTTCAGATTACACCAATTTAATTGAAAATGGTGACAAACAGATTGAGAATCTTAATAATCAGATTAAAGAATATCAGAATAATATCGATGCTTTGAAAAATAGCAAAGGTTTATCTCCTCTTTCTGATGAAGATAACGAACAAATTAAGCAGTGGCAAGATCAGATTCAAGCTTCTCAGATGTCTATTGAGAACATGAAGGCTTCTCAGGCCGATTGGAGAAAAACAGCATTTAATCTTCCAGTAACTGATATGCAGAACACTGTTACCGCTCTTACATCAGCTATTAGCGAAATGCAGACAGAAACAGGTCTTACATCTGATACTATGGATAGTCTTAGAACACAATTCAGTGATCTAAAAGATGCTCATGTTGATAATGTATTCGATCGCACTGCAAAAGGTTTGAAAATCAACACAGAAAGAATGAAGGATTATCTGGAACAGCAGAATGAATTCATGAATTCTGATTTTGCACAACGGATTCATGATTATCAGGATCAATTATCAGCAGGTAACAAAGATTATACTCAGCAAGGATTAGAAAATCTTAAAAATCTGCAAGCACAGTATTTTGCTCAGTATCAGGAGGCTGCAAAACAGTTCTCTGATTTCCAAGCTATGGTTAATGCTGACAATCTTTCTACTGAAGGCAATGAATATACTACAGCTAAGAGTTATCTGGATAATGCAAAAGATCTGTATGATAAAGGCTTAGTTGGTACTCCTCAGTTTAAAGCAGCTGCAAAATATTTCTCTCAGAATGGTTTTGAAGATGCTGATAATTTCATTGAGAACTACAACAAACTTAAGAATTATTACACTGATGATGCTTCCGGTCCAAAGAGATTTTTAAGCGATCTTGAGGCTAAGGGATTAGCTACTTACAAAACTCTTGAGGATGGAAATCAGCAATGGATGTACTCTTTCACTGATACTCAAGAAGCTGCAGATGCTATGGGTATGAGTCTTGAATCATTCGAATCTATGTTTGGTAGATTGAAAGATTATGGCGATACAAATAATTTTGTATCTTCTCTTGAAGAAGGTGCCCTGAAATCTGAAGAGATTGACGATAAACTCATTGATGCTCAGATTAAAATGGGAAAACTGAAAGCCAGTGGTGCAAATCAATCCGCTCTGGACGATCAACAAGCAGTTATTGACAATTTAATTGCACAAAAAACTGGTATTACTCAGGCTATATCTGACTTCAAAGATGGTACTGTTGATCGTAAGATTCAGGATATTAAGGATGCCAAAGGCGCCATTGATGAGCTGAATCAGGCAATGAAGGATCAGGACATTAATCCGGATTCTGATGCAGGTAAGAAATATATAGAGGCCATTCAGGAGCAGGCCGATAAAGTTGGTTTGAAATTAACTAATTTTGAAGTCGACGAAGATGCATACAATCAGTTGATTGCGGGCTATGAAGCGAAAGCTAAAGGCTCACAAATCAAACACTTCCAGGATGTCAACGAAGGAATTGAAAGTGGTAACACTGGAGATTATGCAGATTCTGATGTTGAATTGGTTAATAAGATTAAAGATGCTCAGGAACAGAAAAGTGAAACATTACAGAATGTCATTGACGCTGTTAATTCATTGGATAAAGATCAATGGAATGAAGCAAACCAGATTGAATTAGGCAATGGAGCTTATGAATCTGAAGATCAGGGTATTCGTAATGTTGAAGATGCTCTTCAGGGACTTTCAGATCAATTTGGACTAACGAAAGAACAGGCGACTGCTCTTCTACCGGCTCTTGAAGCTTTAGGTGTTGTTAATATTGATCCTAATGTTGATACTTCCGGCATAGATGAATTGGATCAAGCTACTCAGGACGGAATGGCTTCATTGCGTCAGATGAAAGCAGATGGGGATATTGATCTCTCATTCGAAATTGATAGTAGTACTGACGGATTAACGATAGATGAATTACAGTCTCAAATTGATGAACTTGAAAAAGCTAAAGTAAAATTAAAGTTAGACGTTGATTCTCCTGAATACAATGCAATTCAATCTATGATTGATCAACGAGAAACTCAGATTCATCTTCAAGTTCTTATGGATCAAAGTACTGATATTGATAAATGGTTAGCACTTGCGAATGGCGAAGACGGCGATAAGCAGTTAGCTATTGCTGCAGGAATTGATTTAAATGATGAAGATGCTCAATCTAAAATTGATGCTTTAAAAGCAAGTCTGAAATCTTTATCAGGTGATACACCTGCTATATCGGTTAAAATTGACGAAACTCAATTCCAAGCATTGACAAAAGAACAACAAGGCCAAGGAACTGTAACTTTCAAACCAGAACATAAAGAAGTAGATGCCTACCTTGCTGAAGAGAAAAAAAGTGAAGGAAAAGTAAAATGGTCTAATGAGACAGGTTTAGTAGATGTTTATGCTGCTACCGAACATTATTCTCATGGTACTGTTCATTGGGGAAATGATATTTCTGCCGTTCAGACCTCGTTTACTGCTAACGGAACTGTTAATTGGATAAATTCAGGTGGACCAAGTGGTGGTTTGAGTAAAGAAGTTAAACTCTCAAGTGGTACGTTCAAAGCTGAGTCTACTGGAAGTGCTTACAATGTTTTAAATATTACACCGGCTCATGCAAGTGGTACGAATGTTGCTATTAAACAAGATCAACAAGCTCTTGTAAATGAAGTTGGTGTCAACGGTCACGCTGAATCAATTGTTCGTGATGGTGTTTGGAGTTTAATTCCTGGCGGTGCTCATATAGAGAACCTGAAAAAGGGCGACATTATATTCTCTACTACTCAAACTGATGCTCTTCTTAAACACGGGGCTATTCAAGGACATGCCAGAGCTTATGCAAGTGGCACTGTTACTTCTCCAGGCGTTATGAAAGCTTATGCTGCTGCTGGTAATACTCCGGGATTCCACTTCCAAGGCGGAGCTGCAACTGTTAAACCTGCCGGATCTGGAAATTCTGGTAACTCCGGTAATTCTGGTCTTCAACATGCAATCGAAGATAATACAGATGCGGTATCAAACAATAGTGATGATACAAGTGACGCAGCTGATGAAGTAAGCGAAGCTCTTCAAAATGTAATCAAGAAGCTGAATGATAATGCTATGGATTGGGTTGAAGTTGCTATGGATCGTCTTGATCGTATAACTTCTAGGTATACAGATCTTGCCGAAAGTGATTATAGCCATTATACAAAAGCTCAAAAGTATTATAATAAAGCTCTTGAAAATACAGATAAAGAAATCAAGGCTGCTAAAGAAAGCATCTCTGTTTATAAAAGGAAGTCCGAAGAAGTTGCAAACAATGGCGAAGTAAGCAAATATCTTACTCCTGCTCTGAAGAAAAAAGTTCAAGATGGCACTATTAATATAGAAACATTGGATGCAAATCAGAAAGCTGCCGTAGAAGCATATAAACAGTGGTACGACAAGTATCTTGATGCCGTTCAAAAATATAGAGATAAGAAAACTCAGGAACTTGATTTAGCTAAATCTAAAGTTGATAATGTTTACGATTCCTATGATCTGATCATTAGTAAGCGTAAAGCTAAAGAGGAATATTATGCAGCTAAAGCTGAAAATCGTATAAAGAGCGGAAAATCTCAAAAAGTCGGTTCGGTATATTGGAAAGATCTTAAAAAACAAGTAAGTTATGCTCAATATCAGAAAGACTGGATGTTAAAAGAAAGAGATAAAGTTCAGCAAAGCATGACAGATTATCTTAATGTGAATGGTCATAACAAAAAAGATAAAGCTTATCAAGAAATGAAGAAAAATCTAACTGATTTGAACACGTCTATTGTTGAGGCTGATACACACATCCAAGAAACTAAAGCTGCTCTTGAAGAAACCAGAGAAAACTTAAAACAATGGCAAATTGATCGTTGGGAAAGAGCTGGTGATAAGCAGGACGCTTCTCTTAGTTATAAAAAGAATGCTGATGATATTAATTATCAGCTTTCAGCCAATGATTATGAAGAACGTTTGAAAACTTATGATAAAATTATTCGCGCTGATGAAGAGAAAAGACAGCTTCTTGCAGAAGAAATTGCAACAAAAACTTGGAGTAATGAAGAGACGCAGAAGAAAATTGAGGAATATGATAACCTCACTGCTTCTATTATTAAATCCAAAGAGGCGATGCAACAATTAGCTCAGGAAGAAATTGATTTTCGATTTAAACCTCTTGATGAAGCGCAGAATAAACTTTCAAATCTTGTATCTGAGCTTCAGACTGCTCAGAAGTTACTTGGTGATACCGAGAGTTTCTATAATGATGATGGAGCCTTCTCTACAAACGGTTTAACCAATATTTTATTGGTTCAAGAACAGATTGACGCCACTAAGGATAAAATAGCAAATTATCGTGAGGGATTAAATAAGCTGGATGAAATGTATAAAAATGGTGCAATTGGTCCAGAATATTATAAGACTAAAACTGATGAAATGCTTAAGAGTTTGCAACAAGAGTCTGCTACTCTTGCCGATCTTAAACAGAACCTTCTTGATATGTATACTACTCAGGTTACTAAAGAGAACGATCTGTTACAGGAGAATATTGAAAAACGTAAAGATGCCCTTGCTGCTAAAGAGAAATATTATGATTATGATAAGACTCTAAAGAAGAAAACTAAGGATATCAATACATTAAAGGCACAGATTGCTGCACTTGAAGGAACATCAAATGCAGCCTCAAAAGCTCGTCTTGAGAAATTACGTGCGGAACTTGCAGATGCAGAAGACGATATGGCCGATACAATGCATCAGCATGAAGTCGATATGAAAAATACCGGCTATGAGAATTTTTCAGATGAGGCAAATAAGGCGTTAGACAATACTCTTGATGCTGTTAAGAAAAATGCAGCTTTCCAAGAAGCTATTATTGGCAGCATGCTTTCTAATGTAAAAGCAAATTACGACAGTACCTATAAACATCTGGGCGATGTAATGGATCAGTATGGCATGAAAGTTTCTCAAACTTATAGTCAAATGATCACAAAGGCAGCTGACTTTAATACTGCTGCTGTAAATGCAACAAAAGCATGGGAAGGTGTTACAAAAATTGACACCAGTAAGCCTTATGGCGGTTCATCTGCTGGTAATAGTGCATTTGATAGCGCAATGAATAACGCAGGATCTTCTCAGAATGCTGGAAGTCCAAATATTAAACCAGATACAGACTATACTCTGAAGCTGAGTGATACAGATATTTATCTGACATACAGTCATATCAAGAAACAGCTTAAAGCAACATGGTCACCAAAGAAACCGGAACACTCTGATATTGAGTGGAAAAGTTCTGATGAATCTATTGCGAAAGTTTCTTCTGATGGTACAGTTCGTGGTGTGTCTTCAGGTCTTAATAAGAACGGTTTAATGGCGCGTGATGAGTCTAAAACAAGAAAATGTATCATTACTGCTATTGGCGGTGGTGGTCTTGCTAAAGCTACTTGTACCGTTCATGTAATGCCGGATTCTCATTATGAGAAGATCAAGGATTACGCAGATAAAGCTGGCATTAAAGATACTTCAGGCAATAATCTGAGAGATGCTATGGAATATGCTTATAAAAACGGCGCAAACCATAGCGATCAATCATATACCGCAGTTGAGGGATTTAAGAAAGCATATCTGAAGGACTGGACAAATTCTCTAAGTAATCGTCCAGATGGTGCAACAGACGTTCCTGCCGGAGTGAGTCCTTTGATAGGATATTTTAATGCTAAAGGTAAGAAAGTCGGACCAAAAGAAATGCAACAGCTTGCAGATATTCTTCAGATCAATACTCCGGGTGTTAAGAAATATGATTCTTGGGGATCTACTCTGAAAAATAAAATCCTGAAGGCATATAAATCCTACGGATTCTCTAAAGGTGGTGTTGTACGGAAAGGTATTCCTGCCAGCATACTTGATATAATCGGCGGGGACGCTTTAATACCGCGTGGAGATTCTATGCTGATTGGTGCAAATCCGGGTGAAACTGTTTTGACAAAAGAATTCACAGATCAACTGAAACCTACAGTTGCTACTCTGAATGAATTTAATGCTAGAATGGCGAAACCAATTACCACTATTCTACCATCGTCTTCAAATGATACAAGTGTGAATAGTGAGTGTAATATTACAATCAATGTTGATAAAATCAATAATGAGCAAGATATTAAGAAACTTGCTTATCAAATTGGTGATATTATCACTGAACGTAATAAACGTGACTGGAAAAAAGTTCGCTAATTTAAAAGGGCTGTCTTTAAGACAGCTCTTTTAATATTAAAAAATATATGAAAGAGGTGAGAAAATGCTACAATTTGAATTTAATGGTCATACTTCTGACGAATATGGATTGATTGTGACTAGAATAGAAGAAAATGATACTCTTGTAAATCGTTCTTTGCAGTTAGGAGAAAAGAATAAATATCGACCAAAAGAAAATCAGTTCGGAACATTATATGGTGATAATTATTCATTCAAAATGGGCGTAATGAGAAATCCATGCAGAAACAAAAATGTAGTTCCAGAATTAAAAAATGGAATTTTAAAATACGATCCAACATATACTCCATATTTAGATAATGGAATTTTAAAATTTTCTATGAATTATACAGCTGATATAAAAAATGGAATTATTATTCCAAATGATTCTGATTATTTAACTTCAAATAATATTAGAATCATTAATGCATGGTTAACATCCCCTCAATATCCAAGGCTTCTTAAATTTATTGGAGACGATTATTTTTCAGAAGAAATCGAATTTTTTGCTACAATTACAGAGGTATCTACAGAACATGCATCTCTTCCATATGAACTAACATACACAGTAACTTGTGATAGTCAATGGGGATATACTCCTCTTATTTTATGTAAAACAACTTCCTCTTCTACTCTTCCTAGAGAATATTCTATCCAGAACAATTCTGATTGTTGGGAAGATTATGTATACCCCACAATTAAAGTTTCTCCAAAATCTCATGGGATAATTACTATAAAGAATAAAACCGATAATGATAGAACAATGAAAATTAATGCATTAAAAAGTGATGATTTCTATATAGATTGTAGAAATTTAAAAATTTATGACATCACAAATTCTATTGTATCATTTGAAGACTTAGGCATTGAGGATATAGATGACATTTATTGGCCTCGTCTTGCTTACGGAGAAAATATCTTTGAATTTACAGGTGATGCTACATTTGAAATATCATACAGAGAACCAAGAAAGGTTGGTGCCTTTGCATGAGAATGACTCATAACTATGATGTTTATGGAAATACAGAATCTGCAATCATTTATTTGGCTAAACCTGGGAAACGATTCTTTTGTGCATTAGGTGGAATTGATACTTCTACTGTTTCTGTTACGTTAAGAACTAATAATACTGCAGAATTAACTTTCACAGTTGATAAATATGTAGATGGCGTAGAATCTCAAGGATATGAAGAACTTGATGAAATGATGGAATTGTATTGTGACGGAATCTGGTATAAAATTATGGATCCTCCAACAGAGACAAATGACGGAACACAATGTACAAAGGATATTACCGCCGAATCATATGAAATCTCTCTTACTCAATATAAACTAAAAAATTTTAAAATTAACATGGGTGAAGAAGATTCTTATGAAATGATGTACCAAAAAAATCATGATATTAATAAGTTTTATCAAATTAAATTTTATAATCCAGAGAATGAAGATCTAAGTTTTCTACATATTGTGCTGAAACATGCGGATGTACCTGGATGGAAGATCGGATATGTAGACAACATCACTCCGGATGATGATAAGGTATTACTTCCAAATGAAATCTGTAATTTCGATGTGAACGATCAAAATGTATATGCGTTTTTCACCCAAACTGCTGCTCCTGCATATAAATGTGTTTTTGAATTTGATACCGAAAATTTATTAATTAATGTATATAAGCCGGATAGTTTAGGTAAAGATACAAATGTAGTACTTGGTTTTCGTAATATTCAAGATAGCGTAACAATATCAAGAGACGACAGTTTGGTAACACAATTTTATGTTGATGGACTTGACGATTACAATATCGATCTCGCAAATTTTGGAAACTCTGTAATTACAGATTGTTCTCATTTTTGTCGTGAACCATATATGAACATTGTCCTACAAGAAAAATATACAGCTTGGCAAAAATACATAGAATCAAGAAGAGATGAATACTGTAATCTATCTAGGGAGTATAATAAAAATCTTGACATTCTTGCTGAATTGATGAATAGAGTCCCTATTGATACTGCTCAGACAAATTGGTTCGGACAAAAAGTTGAAGATCTAAAAGATGCATATGATTCAAACATGGCTATAATCAAAGGTTTTGAGTCTATTCATGTTGATGAAGAAGGAAATTTTGATCTTGAAGATTTGAAAAACTCATCCGATTGGCCTATGTACGAATCAATCATGAACTATACTCTTCCATCCATTGTGGCTGCGTTACAAGCTCAAGACGAAACTATAGAGGGTTTCGGTAAGGGAAACATCATCTCATGTGTAAATCCAGTTGTATTAGGTCAAGATTGGTATATGGTAGGTTCCGGAACTTCTTCGTTCCAAACAGTACAAATTAATGACGCACCTGCATACGGAATTACTCGTGGAGTTAAAGTAACCGGTACAGATGGTGGTATCTATCAACACAATATCAGTATCGAACCATCTCAGAGATATACTCTTAGTTGTTTTGTAAAAGGATCCGGTACATTTTATCTTGGTTATAATAACACCGGAGAGGACAGAAAGAATATTTCTTATAACATCACATCTTCTTGGACCAGAGTTTATACTTCTTTCAATCTAACATCACATCTTATTGATGTGGCATTTACAGGAAGTTCTGACTTTACTGTCTGTGGTATGCAGCTTGAAATGGGAGATGCCCCATCTCAATTTGGATACTTTACGCAGTCTGAAACAATCATGAAAGCGTATGAAACAGATTGGAAATTATACGGCATTGCAGAATTAAAAACTAAAATTGCCATATATGATTCATGTATCAAGGAACTAAAAAAGAATGGATATGCAGATGGATATAATCCTCTTTCTGGATACGAAGAGGCATATTTCACTCAAATGCATCAGAAATATCTGGATTATTTGAATTTAAAAGATCAGGCTGAGACTGCATTAAAGGAACGTCAAGCTGAATATGATGCGGCTAAGAAACCTGAAATTCAAGAAAAACGAAACCAGATTGCCAAAGATGTTTTAATGGAAAATTTTGGTAAAGTACAGGAAAAATATCCAGCGTTTACAGATAAGGAAACGTATATTATTAAGAGCCTGTATAATCAAGCAACTTATTCAAATGAAAATATTATTATTACGACTCTTGATAGTACAGTTGATGCAGTCGATAAAGCGATTACATTATATAAAGATGCTGTAGAAGAATTGTATGTAGAATCTCATCCACAATATACTTATACAGATGAAATTGGAAATATTTATGCTCTTCCAGAATTCAGAGAATATCATGATCAGCTTGCAGTAAATGATTTTGTTCGATTAGGACTATCTGATACACGATATGTAAAACTTCGTGTTGTAGAAATCAGATATAATCCTTGTGATATGGATGAAACGATGGAAGTTACTTTTTCCAACATGGTTCAATATAAATCAAAATTAACAAATGATAACGAATTTTTAACAAATGCATTAAATCAGACCTCTGACAGAACCGGTGGTCGTGTTAATTCAATCAACAAATCTTCTACTTCTGATTATGTCATTACATCAGAAGCTATTAAGCAAATCTTTTCAAATCCTCTATTCAATTCAATGCTCGGTGGGACTACTACAGGAGGATCCGGATCTGGCGGAACCGGGTCTGGCGGAACCATTACCGCTGATACAATTATTGCAGAACTCGTGAAAGCAAAAGAAGGTGTATTTGATAAGCTTACTGTTGATACTGCTTTCATGAAATATCTCGATGTAAAACTTATTTCCGCAGATAAAATCACAACTCGTATTCTCGAAGCGGAACAGGCAAATATTGAAAAGCTGTCAGCTAAGATTATAGAATCTAATCAGATTAATGCTGATATGATTAATGTAAAAAATCTTCTTGCAGGTCATGCAGGAGTTGGAGAATTACATACAATTCATCTTACTGTAGAAAATGCAGAAATTGATCAGGCTGTTATTACTAATCTCATCGCAAAGAAAATTGCAGTTGGAGATTTAATGGCTCAAAATGCTCTTGCAAATCAAATTGTACTTATCTCTAAAGACAATAAACCTACTATTGCATTTCAAGAAAGTACCCAACAGTTTTATGATTCCAAAGGAAATGTTCGTGTGCAGATTGGTATGGACGGTAAAGGGGATTTCAACTTTATTGTTAAAAATGGAGACAGAGCCGCTTTATTTGATGAAAATGGTATTACCCAGACAGGTATTCCAGATAATACAATTCTTGGAGACATGATTAATAACGCCACCATTACCAAAGACAAACTTGGATTCCAAATCATAGAACCAAATGAACAAGGTGGTATTGACATCACTAATATTTATGATGGCAAAGGAAATCAATGGTGGGGAATAGAAAAGACGACTATTACAGATGACTACACAAAGCAGATTAAGAATGTTACAGATACTCTGACCGGACAAATCGAAACTAAGGTTAGTAATACTCAATATCTTAAAGATCAAGAATCTATCCGAACAGATTTTTCTGATATCAAACAAAATGTTTCTGGGATTACATCTACTGTAAGCAGTATGCAAACAGATCTTTCTGAAGCTCAAGAAAAAATTAAAGCAAACACCTCTTCTATTACTCAGAATGCAGATAAAATCAGTTTTATGGTAACTGGTGACAAAGAGTCTGAGTTCACAGTTACTGATAAATTTATTCAGATGATTTCTGACCATATTAGCATTGATGCCAGCACCATTGACATTAATGGTATTATCACTGCAATGAATACACACACTGGACCAGGTAAAACTAAAATCGACGGTGGTATTATTGAAACCAATACTATTACTGCTGATTCTATTAAAGTTGATGCAATCAGATCAAAAATATTTGAAGATGATCTGACATCTAATTATTCACTTAAAGGTATCTGGTTTGATTTATCAGAGAACGGTGCTATTAAAGGTAAAAATTTTGCTGTTGATTCTAATGGTAATGCTTATATTCGTGGTGACAGCACTGTTGAGGGAACCATTATAGCTAATAAAGGTTATATTGGTGGTATTGGCGGTTTCCATATTGAAGCGGGAAAACTATATTCTGGTATGGATACCTTTCCTGAACAACCAACATCAATATCAAAAGATAAAAATGTGTATATTGGTACAGACGGAATTGCTCTTGGTGGTGGGAATTTCAGAGTTGATCCAAATGGTAAACTTTATGCTAACTCTGGTACATTTTCAGGAACTATTTACGCTGATGGAGGAACTATTGGCGGTTGGAATATATCTGCAAATTCATTAAGTAACAGAGATGGATCCATAAGTTTGAATCCAGATGGTTTAAAACTTGGCAATCAGTTAAATATAGATAATCAAGGGAATGCAACTTTTGGTGGTAAACTATCAGCTGCTACCGGAAGTTTTTCTGGTGAATTAGTTGCAGCAACAGGTAGCTTTTCTGGAGAATTAAAAGCTGCTACTGGCACATTCTCTGGGGATTTAAAAGCTGCTAGTGGAACATTTAGTGGAACCTTAAACGGTGCTAATGGTACTTTCAGTGGAGTACTATCTGCTGCAACAGGTAGTTTTACAGGTGCGGTTACTGCTACTTCTCTTACTTTGAGTGGCTGTAAAATTGATTATAATACAGATATTGAGAATAAACCTGATATTCCATCTGATATGACATTATATATTAAAACAGACGGTACTGTTGGTACACTCACAGAAGAAGTGCAAAATATTCCAACTGGAGCAAAAGGTTTCAAAGTATCATCAGATGGTCTTCTTCAAGCATCGAATGCTATTATTTACGGAACAATTTTTGCAAATCAAGGGACAATCGGCGGGTTTAATATTACGACACGCCTAGATAATAGTGATCATGCTTATGAAAATACATTATATGTACAAACTACAGATGGAAGTGGTAATACATATCAATCTGGAATCAGAGGAAATACATCTAATAACGATCCGTCCGGTGCTGCATTCTATGTTAGAAAGAAAACAAGCAGTATGACTTCTTGGGCTGATGCAGAATATCCATTTGTTGTTAGAAAAAATGGTAGAATGCTTTGTACTGACATTACTATTGGTGATTCTCTCAATATGTTAATGCAAGATGACTATAATGATGAATCAAAAAAAGTAAAAGCGATTTCAACAGATTCAATAAGTACAAAGTTTGGCTATATATCCAATAGCTCCGCTGCGTATATGTCAGCATGGAAACCAGGATCTAATAGCCCAGGAATATTATCATTTTTTGTTGGTGGTGGACAAGCATTAAATATGGAAAGACAAGGCTCTGGATTGAATAGATACTACACTTTTTATCCATGTAATGTATCTGTTGATTTAGGACTTTCAACTGATAATTTTAGAAATCTATATATAGAAAAAATTATTTTTCCTGATAAGTCATCTATGACAACAGCAAAAACAAGTGGCGATGCGTCTAGTTATGGTTCTCTTACTAATAAGCCAGGTATTAACGGACATACGTTAGCAAGCGGAAATAATACCTTATCTAATTTAGGGATCGCTGCACGATCACATTCTCATTCAAACTCTGACATCAATTGGAGTACTACGTTAGGATATAAAGGATTTGGTCATTGCCATACGGTTCTTATTAATAGTGATAAAAATATGTGTGTTGCCATTAGTAATGGTAGTGTTCCTGCATTCACTCCTTATAATGTTACATCATATACCAATATTGATAATTATATGGTAAGTGCTGGTGGAACTTGTAATTTAGGAAGCACATCTGCTCCTTGGAATGCTGTATATGCTAAGAATTACTATGATGAATATGGAAATAAGATTTCTACAGGCGGTGGTTCAATTAGTCTTAAAATTGATGGAGTTACACGTAGTTCTGGATTCACGAATTATAACCTTGCAACGCAAGATTGGGTGGCTGGTAAAGGATATTTAACTCAACATCAATCTCTTTCTGGATATGCTACTACAAGTTGGGTTAAAGGAGCATTTGGTGATACATTAAGTATTTCAGGAAGTACATTATATTTAAAAAATTATAACGGTTCTCAATTAAGCTCAGTTACTTTACCAACAAGTTCTGGTGGTGGGAATTATGCTCCATTAAATCATACACATGATCATTTAACAGGATCATTTGATGTTACAGTTGGTTCATCAACAATGTATCCAGATGGTGATGGTTCATATTCATGCGGTAGTAGTGGACATAGATGGAAATATGTTTATGCATCTAACGGTATAAATACTGGTTCTGATGAGTATATAAAAGAAAATATCAAAAGCATTACTAATTTTCCATCTATTGATAAATTTTATATGTCATTAAATCCAATTCAATATAAATTCAAACAACGTCCAAACGATGATGAAATATCTAAAATACATTTTGGATTTGGAGCAAGGGAAACAGAAAGACATCTAAAGGAAAATAATTTTGAATCAGAAAATTATAGTATAGTTACAAAATCTATTTTAGATAAGCCTAATTTTGTTGGACGTACTGATGAATATTCAATGAATTATCTTGAATTTATCTCTCTCAACACCCACATGACTCAAAAAGCCCATCACCGTATTGATTCTCTCGAATCTGAAAATCAATCCCTTAAGAATGAAATTCTTATGCTTCAGGGACAGCTCTCTCTCATTACTCAACGACTACAAAAAATGGAGGAAAAGTTATGTTAAAAATTAGTGAAACAAGAAATGTATCCGGTCAGGTTATGATCGGTGAAGGTGAAAACTCAAAGCAGGTTGCTTATCTTAATGCATCTGTTAGTAAAGATGGAAATGTAAATATCAATAAATCCATTCAGGATAGCGAAATATTTAAAACAAATAAAGAAGCAGTCCTGAAAGATTTTACAGAGTTTGAAACATATGTGTATGGAATTATTCCTGAATAAATAAGAGGCCATGAGCAATTGTGGTCTTTTATTATGCAAAGAAGGTGAAATATTTGACTAAACAAGAATATGAACTTGAATTAAAAAAAATCAAAGAAAAAAATCAGCAAATTAAAATGAAACAGAATCTGAAAGCAGCAAAGGTTAGTAGATTTAACATTCCAAAGATTTCTACCAGTAAATTGATTCTTATTGCAGTACTTCTACTCAATCTACAGATCATTTATTTCGTAGAAAAAGCGATTATGACATATGGTGATTTATCTGCTCTCTATGCTCTTATTGCTATCCCAGCGACACTTATCCCCACGGTGTGGGCTTATTTTAGTAAGGCAAAAGCTGAAAATTGTGCAGGCGGAATTACTTATGATTCTGCAATGGAACAACTTAGACAGTCATCTTCAGAAAATGATGAAGCTGTCGGTTAGGAGGAAATTATGAATATTAAACAGGGTATTCAGGACGTATTATATTTGATCATTACTGGTATTCTTCCACTTCTTATTACTTATGGAATCCTCTTCCTAAAAGTAAAGATTAAAGAACAGGAAAAGAACTTGGAGAATGATCAGCTCGTAAAATATATAGACGCTGCTACTGATGCCATCAGTAAAGCAGTACTCGCAGTTAATCAGACTTATGTAGATGCTTTGAAGAAGGAAGGTAAGTTTGACGCAGAAGCTCAGAAAACTGCTAAACAGATGGCTATTGATAAAGCTAAGGCTTTGATTACAGAAGATTCTAAAGCGGCTATCGAAACATTATATTCTGACTTTGAAGCATATCTAAATGATGCTATTGAAGAACTCGTCAGAGAAAATAAAGTTACATATTAATATAAAAGGAGTACAAGGATTATGAAAAAAGTTATTGTAAATGCAGACATTATGGCAATGTATAAAACATTAAATTCTATGAAGAGTCGTGCGGATTTAATCGCAGGAGATGTTGATGTATTCTGGGCGAATACAATGAACCTGAAGACTCTTAAGGCGCAGGTAGATAAAATCTCAGAGGTCGAGCAAGAGTTAGTTGATTCTTATTTTACAGAGGAAAACTCACATTCTATTGTTGACGAAAACGGTAATGAAACAGGAAATCGTGCTCTTAATGATGACATAAAAGATAAAATCATCCCTGAAATTCAAGAAGGTCTGCAGAAAATTTATGATAAAACATGTGAACTTGATGTTGAGATGATCCCAGAGGAATCTCTCAAGAAAATGCTTAAATCTAATGAAGACAAACTGTCTATGCTTGATATGACAGTACTATATGAATTTGTAGAAAAAGGTGAGTAATAATGGCAACATATGTTCAGGGAATTGAAACCTCTGTTGGTGTTGCTAAGTATGATTATAATTATCTGGCTAATCTCCCTGAATCAGATATGACATTATCTAAACAGGGTGCATTCGCCGATGCCCTTGTTGTTGGAAGAAAACTTACTCAGCTGGGAGCTGATGTGGATAAATTGAAAGAATCTATGACTGCCGTACAGAAATCTATCTCTGATCTGCAGTCTGCAGATTCTTCTTCTAACACTTCAATTGAACAGATCAATACATCATTACTTAGCATGACCAATAATATCGAAACAATACAGAACAATATCACTACTTTGACTCAGAATGCTGCTGAGATCAAGAAAAGTGCTGATAATGCGAATTCATCAGTCACAACACTGCAGGGAACTATTAAGTCACTACAGACTAGAATTGAAGCTTTAGAAAAAACTCAGACTAAATAAGGAAGGAGGCCGTTATGTATACACTAAAAATTACAGATGAAAATACTGTTGTTACAACAGTCAAAGAATCAATTGTGGAAAGAAGCAATTATGTAGATAAGATTCAGATTATAACAAGTAAAATGTACCGGGAACAGATTGATATGTCAGATACAACTGTTTATATGAAGTATAAGCTCCCGGTGTCAGACAAAATTAAAATGACACAACTTATTATAAATAATCTTGAATATGAACAGAATTATATCCAGTATTTAATCCCTGTCGATGCAGCACTTACTGCTGAAGCCGGGGATATCGAAGTATCTTTCACGTTCTTAAAACTTATTGCTAATGAAGATGGAACGTACACTTCTTATATTCGAAAAACCACATCAGGTGTTATTCATATTACTCCACTTGTACAATTTGATAAATATGAACCTTCTGAATTGTTTACTGAAATTGATCAGAGGCTCCTTGTTATGGAAGGAATGATTAAAGATCTCAATGCTCAGAATAAAGCAACTTATGAAGGTATGGTAAAAGATATTCGTCTTAATACAGAAGACAGAAAAATCACTTTAACAGACAGAAATGGTGAAGATACCGGAAATGGTATCGTTGTAAAAGATCTTTCTGCTATGGTAGCCGAAGATATGACAGGTAAAGATCCTGATGGCACACAGGATGGAGTTGTTCATCTTGACCAGGTTGTCGATCTGGATAAATTATTAAAGTAAAGGAGTCATGATATGTCATTTAAAGATTCTAAAATTGCTGCTGCGGCTAATTCGGCAATGACTTTGAGTGCTGAGTTAGCCGTAGACACTGAGGAATATACATTATGTACTGATGGTCGTTATGAAGTATATACCAAATATCAAGACAATGCATATTCAACAGTGGATAACTTAAAAAATATTGCCGTTGATGCTACACAGATTAATATTATGCAGGAAGAAAACAGCCAGTATATGCCATTTAGGATTCCAAGATATTGGGATGGTATGGATCTTATGGATATGCTCATCCAGATAAGATATGAATCTGTAGCTGAGAAAAAAGGTAAAGTAGCAACAGTTATCAATGTAGCTTCCAATAATACTTATATTCGATTTGGTTGGCTGATTGATGCTGCTGTTACAGCAAATGCCGGAGATATAATTTTTGAAATTATGGCTACTGGCGTAAATGAAAAAGGAAACAATTATATTTGGAGAACCAGACCGAATGGTAAGTTTACTGTTCTGGAAGGATTAAATTATGATGGAATCATTGAACCTTCTGAAGATTGGTATACAAGTTTTGTAAATATGATTCTTGGTCATGTAGCCGAAGCAAAACAATACGCAGATGAAGCAAAGGCTTCTGCTGCTTCTATTAATGTAGATGATATAAAAGCAGATGTAAAAACATCTGTTATGAATGATCTTAATGGAACAGTAACTGAATCTCTGAAAGCATATTATACAAAAACAGAAGTTGATACAAAAGTCAAAGAATTAAACACTGCTATTTCCGGTATTGACAGTTTAAAGAACTTAAAAGTTGAATATGACAACGCAACTGGAAATTTAGTGTTTAAAGATGGAACGGAACCTATTGGAGAACCTATTACTATTAACAGTCTTGCAAACCTCATAGTTGAGTATTCTGTTGTCAACGAATCATGAAAGCTTATCTCAGCCTATAATGAAAATAGGATACTGAC